TTAGTGCTGTTGTTTGGTCGAGCTATTATTCTAAAAGATTTACTCAATATTTCTACTATTGGTCTAGGATTCGTTATACAAGCAAGTTTAATGGCTCTAATCCTGTTTAAGTAATCCAATAAATACTTCAAATAGGAGGCAGTAATGAGCAAACGCCTAGAACTAACAGTAGAAGATCCTGTTCAAGACTATGATGAAGAAATTGGTGAAGAAGATTATGGGTTTATCTTTGATGCCGAAGGAAATTTAAAGTTTGCGTTTATCCCAGAATTTCCGCCTGATCGACCACCAAAAAATATCGCCAAAATAATGAAGATGTTGGGTGTTATTGATTTAGCACAGTTTAACGAAGACTTAACAATTCATTAACGGTTGCTCATAAAGGTCCTTTTTGCTACACTAAGAGCATGAAAAAGGACATGACATTTTATCTTAAGTGGCTTGCAACTTTCGTAACTATTGCGGGAGCCATTTGCACTAGTATTAACATTTACCCGTTGGGCCCTGCTTTGCTTAACTTTGGCGCCCTACTGTGGCTCATTGTTGCAATTAAATGGCGTGAGTGGAGTCTTATTACAATTAATGCAACATTGTTGCTAATCTACACAGTAGGACTTGTTATTAAATTGCTATGATTTGGTTTGTTGTTATTTTGTTAATAATTTTTTGGGCTTATCTAGCCCATAACGATGACAATGATCATTGCTAAAATAGCAACACAATTTTGGTAGACCAAAAAGGTCCATTTTGCTATAATCACTGTATAGTAATTAATAAGGAGCGTAACAAATGAGAACAGCATTTCAAGGTTTGACTACCCAAGAGATTCGTGAAGTAGGCATGTATGGTTGTACCGAAGCGCAAATGCGCGAAGCGGTAGAGTCTAGCATCACTTTTCGACTGTCGGGTCCTGCTATGGTTGTTGCTGGCATGATGAGCGATGCACAAGAAATGACCAACACCGAATACGGTGAAGTTGATTTTAACCGTGCTGAAGATGCACGACAGCAATTGAACCGTGCCAAGTGGGTTTTGTTCACTTACATTATGGATCGCGACGGTAGTGCAGTCGCTCCTATGAAAGGGTAACACAATGGCTGACCAAAACCTTATTAATGAGTTGTACGAAGAACTAGTGCATCTGGATGAGATGGCAGGCGAGTACGACGAAATGACTAACCATGCCATTGACTACCAGCGTCAAAAACTGTGGAAGCAAATCCAAGAATTGGAGGCAAAGTAATGTTTGATCGTCCAGTAAATTTTGTTACCCGCACTTCTGGCGACGGATACTGGTCTATACAGATCAAAACTGTACGCATCACCCGTGTTGAATTGGCCTATGTGAATGAAGAAGGTGACTTTGGTGAACTGCGGGCTTATTTTAACATCGGCGATTGGGACATTGATAACGACGGCTTGATCTATTCGGACATGGGTTGGAAGCACTCGTTCCTTACTTGCATGGAAAATTATTTTGGATTTAGCCCGGATGCAATTCTTGATTTGAGTTACAGCGAACAAGGCATGCAGGGTGAAAATTATGTAAGCATGGATGTAGGACCGCAGTTTATTTTAGAGTGTAGTGCATTGTATCGCTTTGCGGTACACAAAGAAGCAGTAAATATCTGACTATGAAAAAGATAGTTAAAATACTGTACCAAAAGACAAGAGCACACCGTGTACTATTTGAGCGTGATAGTCCGTTCAAGGCTCGTACAGTAGAAAACAAACGAGTATTTCGTCGTCGACCCAAGCATTGTTTGCAGAATTTTAATAATTAAAATATTATGAATGATTGGATTTATTTTATAATTTATTGTTTGGTTGCATTGCATATCCGAGGAGTGGTGCATTCGCTGTACTTGCATAGAGGAATAGCTCATAAAATGTTCACCTTTTCAAAAACTATGCATCATGTATTCAGATTTTTGTTATGGACTAATAAACTTTGGTGGCCACAGTGGAATAGGCACTACGCAGCACAACATAGAAAACACCACAAATATTCTGATACACCAGATGACCCTCATAGTCCATACCATTACAGTTTTTTACAGATGTTTGATTATCATCATAATGAACCTGGTAGGCCTTATTATACAACTGATGATGATGTTAAAAATTTTGCTCCCAATGTTCCTTTGTTTGATGATTGGATTGAAAAAAACATCTATGCAAAATTTCCAAAATATGGAATCATTGTGCAATATGTTTTGATATTGTTTTTGTTTGGCCCGATTATTTGTCTGGTTAGCGTTCCTGTATTGTATTTTTTATTAATCGAAGGGTACGTAATATTTGGAAATTGGGCTGTTCACAAAATTGGCTATAGATCGAGAAGTGCAGTTAACAATGCCGACCGTTCAAAAAATTTATTTCCAATTGGATTATTTTTTACTGGCGAAGAGTTACATGCTAATCATCATGATTGGCCAGGAAGATCAAACTTTGCAATTAAATGGTATGAATTTGATTTAGGATACTGGTACGCTAGATTGTTTATTTTGCTAGGATTGATGAAGGCCACTGATCACACAACTGTAGTTTATAAAGGAGCATGACATGGAACCCAAAGACTTTAGCAATGCATTTAACAGCGCACGCCAAGAAATTCGCTATGCTCAAGGACTGAGTCGCAAGCGACAGATCATCCAGCATCAACTTGACGCCCTACATACCATGAACATGGAAATGATTGATAAAGTGGTAGAAATCAAAGAGCGTGAAGGCTTTCCGGAAGCTACTCAATTAATCAATTATGTTAGAGGCCTAAAATGAATGTAGAAAATCTAGTTGATAGTATTTTATCGGATCAAATACAAATAGCTGATTTAAACTTAGAACAAATGGAAGCTCTAGTAGATTACATGCGTAAGAATATCAGCACAATAGAAAACAATGAGTACCGTGAAGCATTGTTAATTCTAGTCGACGCTATTGAAATAGCAGCCGAAAATAGATTTGGAAACGAAGCGGCTGGCGATTGGGAAGACATTATTAAAGCAAGTATGTCTCGTGGTAATACTTATTTTGAACTTGAAAATTATGTAATGCAGTAGGTGCATTCTTCTCCTGTAACACATTGGCCCGCCTTCGGCGGGTTTCTTTTTGCTAAATACAGGTATGAAGATCACAGACATTATCCGCAGCGTATTGGACATCATTGATCATGCCGATCAGCCCGCCGAACCTGTAGTAGCAGTAGCGATTGAAGCCGAGCCCCAAGAACAAATAGCAGACATGCAGCGTCTAGCTGGTATCTTGGACTGCGACGATGGCGAGTACGCTAACGCACCCGCCGAAGTTGTTGCTCCTGTCACAGCAGCATTTCCAGCCGGCGATGATGTACACCATAGCAAAAACCCTGCAGATATTAGAACCAATGCGCCCAGTATGTTTCCTGGTTACCAAGCAAGGATGTAACCATGGCAGCTATAACTATTTCTGTACAAAGTTTATTGAACACTGCGGTTTATAATAACTACAGCGTAGATACCACTAACACAGTGACACAGGTAAAGACTGCCATTAATGCTATAGCCAATTGGGATAGTACTTGGTACGAATTGGTTTATAATAATAGTGTTTTATCAAACGGCGGTGCTACTCTAGCATCATATGGTATTAACTCAAACGCAACTCTAAGAACAGCCAATGTGATTGATAGGTTGGCCACAAAAGAATTAAAACAAAGAGCCAAGCTGAACTTATCCGAACTAGATAGAGCAGCAGACGGCAATCCAAGATCTACATATGACATTACTGAACTACCTACAAGATACAGCGGAAACAACATTGTAGATAATCCGCAACCAAACGGCTTGCTACTAGGCAGACCCTGGATATCAGGTTCAGGCGTGGTTGTTTCCGGGTTAAGATTAAATCTTGATCCAAATGACTCCAACAGCTACCCAGGAACAGGCACCACTTGGACTGACCTTGCCGGTGCAGCAGCTAACATGACCTTGGTAGGATCTCCAACATATACTTCTGGCACTCCTAGTTATTTTACATTCAACGGAACTACTCAATATGCCAATGGAGCCACGACCGGAGTGGTTCCTAACACTGTATACACCAAGTCAGCTTGGTTCTATCTAAACGGCTATCAAGACAACAACATATTCAGCGGCGACGGTCATTTTATCTATATGGGTCCTGCGGCCAGTGTAGACAAGAAAATCTATTGCGGACACAGTGATTGGGGCAGTTTCACTGCTTTCCCATCCACTGCTACTATAAACTTAAACACCTGGTATAATGTAACACTGACATTCAGTACTGCTAATGGTATGAGCTTGTACATTAATGGCACACCGGACAGCACATACACAGTTCAAAAAACAGCACACCCAGGAACCGGAACAGCCAGTGTGGCAGCTTATGTAACAGGTAATTTATTAAACGGTCGTGTGGGTCAAGTGTTGTGTTATGGTGCAGAACTTACTGCTGCACAAGTGCTACAAAATTTTAATGCTACCAAAGCCACATACGGATTATAATCAATGGCCTATGTAAAACCCAGCGCCGGACGAGGCGATAAACGCCAGAATACCACAAACTACGAACATCCACAAGAAACCAATCTACTAGATCTACACCGTGCCATGGAATATGACTTGGCTGGCAAGCCGCAGATTCGTGTGGCTGCTAAATTGAGTGCTCCTAGTATTGCCGGTCAGGTGTCGGCATTTGGTGAGCCACTTGCAATCAGTCCCACAGCAGTTATACAACTGGATGGTATCTACGGCACTACCACTGATGTTATACAAACATATACAAACGGTACAGGGTCAACAGCAGGCTCGTCGAATCAAATGTTCAAAGTCACCACCGGTACCACGCAAGGTGGATATGGTGTACTGCGTTCAAAACGATTCATGCGTTACAGACCCGGGCAAGGTATAGTCACAAGATTCACAGCAGCCTTCACACAAGGTGTAGCAGGTAGTCTGCAATTTGTAGGACTGAACAATCAAGAAAATCGCTTGGCATTTGGTTTCGACGGCGACAAGTTTGGTATTGTTCGAGCCACTGGCGGCAAAGCCACAATTTACCTAATGACCATGACAGTAGCACCAAATGCCACACAAACTGCTACAATTACATTGGATGGCGTATCTTATACAGTAGTATTAGGAAACACTTCATCGGACATAGCTGTACAAACCATTACTAATCGTGTGGGTGGATATGGCGGCTGGTTGTTTCAACAGACAGATGGCGCCATGCTATGGTTGGCACCCACATTAGGTCCAATGAACGGCACATTCTCGTTTACCAGCACAGGCAATGCTCAGGCAACATTTACGCTAAAACAACAGGGCGTGGCACAAACCAATTACTGGACCTACCAAGAAGATTGGAATGTGGATAAACTGGACGGCAGCAACACTATCACTACCAATCCCAGCGGCATGCTTTTGGATCCCACCAAATTGAATGTGTATCAAATTGCATTAAGATGGTTAGGAGCAGGTGCTATCAGTTATGCAGTGGAAGATCAAGCATCTGGATCCTTGGTGTATGTGCATAGAGAACATTATGTCAATCAGTACACAGTGCCACACATTGCCAACCCCAGTTTCAAGATAACTTATGCGGCCTACAACACAACCAATACCAGCAATCTTGCCATCACAGGTGGTAGTATATACGGTGCAGTAGAAGGTACCATATTCCAAAACGAGCTTACTCGCAGTCACAGTGTTTCAAAAGCCAGCTTGGCACAAAATGTCACACACCATGTGATGACTATCAAGAACAGTGTGGTTACAAATGGGCTTGCTGGTGCCAACAATGGCAATTACATAATCAATGTCAAAGAAGCCATTGTGAAAAGTTTAAGTGTTTCAGTACAGGCAACCGATCCGTCACAAGTGTTTTTGTTTTTTGATCCTACCAGTTTTTCGGGCACACACTTGTATTTTAATATTCCTTCGGCCAACGAAGTGTATAGTTCAGCCACAGGCACATTGGATCTTGCTGTAGATACTCCAGTTTATAACGGATTGAATGCTATCAATGGAACTGTGAATATAGATTTGAGTCCTTATAGAATAACCATTCCTCCTGGCAGTCAGGTTAGCGTAGCAGTACGAAGCACAAATGGTATTACGCAATGTACCGTAGCATTGGTTTGGTCAGAAGATTAAATCAAAACAGTTGACAACTCAATAACACTCTAGTATTCTTAATCTACTATTCTATAAATACACTCTATGTTATTTGGATCACTAATCATGTTAGTGGCTATTACCATTTCGGCAATTGCTGCTTGGTATTCGGTCGCCGGCCTTACTGCTATTTTCAGCGCAGCAGTCATCCCTGTTATTATCATGGGAGGCGCACTAGAGGCTGGCAAATTGGTTGCCACAGTTTGGCTACACAATAATTGGAAGCGAGCCGGTTGGGCATTTAAAACCTACCTTATTCCTGCTATTGTATTCCTAATGCTGTTAACCAGTATGGGTATCTTTGGTTTCTTGAGTAAGGCACATTCAGATCAAAGTTTAGTAACTGGTGATGCAGTAAGTAAAGTGGCCATATACGATGAAAAGATTGCCACTGAAAGAGAAAACATAGCGCAGGCCAAACGAGCACTTGAGCAAATGAATGCCCAAGTGGATCAAATGCTTGGTAGAACAGATACCGAGCGTGGCACTGAACGAGCAGTGGTTATTCGTAAACAACAGGCCAAAGAACGAGCTGCATTACAAACAGAAATAGCACGAAGTCAAAAAATCATACAACAATTACAAGCCGAGCGAGCGCCATTAGCCGCTGAGGCGAGAAAGGTGGAGGCTGAAGTTGGACCTATCAAATATATTGCTGCTCTTATATACGGCGACAATCCCGATCAAAATATTCTTGAGCGTGCTGTACGTTGGGTTATTATACTTATTGTTGTTGTTTTTGATCCGCTTGCCTTGACATTGATTCTTGCTGCCAACAAACAATTTGAATGGGCTAGACAGGGCAAGGGTGGCTGGGTACACGAAGATGAAGCTGCACAAAATATCAATCCTGATCCGCCAGGCGTAGAACAACGACCTTGGACCGAGGAAGAAATTGCAGCATTAAATAGCACAGATAAACCAACAAATCCAGACCGTGAGGCCGATGATTTTTTTGAACAAGCAAAGTTTGCAGCACAAGCAGCAGATATATTAGATGAACAACAACGTGCCGAACAAGCAAATAACGAGGTGGCCAAGATCGAACAACCAGAACCAGATTTAAATATACCTATCTTGGAAAATGAAGAGATGTGGGCCAGCCGTGTAATTGATGAACATCAAAAAGCCCAGTATGAAGCCGATGATGGTCCACTTACACATGAACAAATTGAACAAATTAAAAAATCTGCAGAGGATGAACAAACAGATTCCATTAACACCGCGACAGAGGAATCTAAAGTAGAGTCGCCACCGCCTGTAGATGAATTCAACACACCTATAAGACGCGGCAACGACTACGCTGTGCGTTATAAAGGCAAAGTGTATAATTTAGATGCATTTAACAAGTTATATCCTTCAATGGCTATACAAGCAGATAATGATAAACTGCAAGCAGCTAGTCAATGCGGTTTTGGTGAACGTTTTCCGGACGATCCTATGAAAGGCGACATGTTTATAAGAACAGATTATCTACCGGATCGTTTGTTTAAATGGAATGGACAAAAGTGGATTGAAGTAGACAAAAACTCCACTGATAGTTATACTTACAACCAAGCTTACATACAGCATTTGATTGAAAAGTTAGAAGCCGGAGAATACGAAATCGAAGATTTAAGTGATGCAGAACAGGCACAAGTTGAACAACAAATTGAAGAAATTTTAAAAGGCAAACGTGGATAGTAATCTAGTCACCCCTCCTGACATTATTAAAAACGGATTGCATTCTGTTACCTTAGTTGATCCTGAACAAAATGAATTAGATACAATTATTAAATTTTGTCAACATAGTGATAAGGCATATAACATTTATGTGTATACACCAATCATGAACAATTTGGATTGGTTAGCTAAATCTGTTAATACTAGTGATGCAATAATTGTCAATACTAGATCGGATGACTATAAAGATTTATGGTTATTAGATAAAACATATTACTACGGACCTAAAATTTTAGTAGAAAATAAAAAACGTTTAGATGATCCTATACACTATTTTGCTCAACAATTAGAATACGATAAATAATTCTATGAATGAAAAACTTAAGTTTAATGGTAATCTAGTCATAGTTACAAACGACAATGTAGAAAAAGCTCTGCGTAAATTTAAAAAGAAAGTAGCAGAGTCTGGTTTACTGCAAGAATTGCGCGAGCGTGAAACTTATGAAAAACCTACCACACGTAGGAAGAAAGCTCACAACGCCGCTGTCCGTCGTTGGCGTAAAAAATTATCTGACGAACAGTTGCCAAAAAAATATTTCTAATTTTACCAAAAAAATAGAAAGATACAAATATAATTGCTATAATAGAATATAAATAAACATGGACGCCGTAATGGGTCCATTTTTATTTAACTTGCTTTTTAAAGGAGAAACTATGAAGCTAAATCCAATCCGCGACCGTATTTTGGTCCGTCCAATCGAAGAAGATACAAGAACAAAATCAGGAATCGTAATCCCAGACAATGCTCAAGAAAAACCCAGTCGTGGTTTTGTGGTGGCAGCTGGTACTGGCCGACTTTTGGACAATGGTACTGTTGTGCCATTAGTTGTTAAAGCCGGAGATACTGTTCTGTACGGAAAGTACGCAGGTACTGGTGTTAAACTAGATAACCAAGAACATATCGTCATGAAAGAAGATGATGTGTTGGCAATTGTTGAATAATTTTTAAGGAGAACGATTTATGACAGCAAAAGTTGTAACTTTTGGCGATAACAGCCGCTCACGCCTAGTTGATGGCGTTAACACCTTGGCCAATGCAGTTAAGGTTACCCTTGGCCCTAAAGGTCGTAATGTAGTAATTCAAAAAAGTTTTGGTTCTCCAGTAATTACCAAGGATGGTGTTACAGTGGCCAAAGAAATCGAACTTAAGGACGCTCTTGAAAATATGGGCGCACAGATGGTAAAAGAAGTAGCTTCCAAGACTGCTGACAAAGCAGGAGACGGTACTACTACTGCTACAGTTCTTGCACAAAGCATCGTACGCGAAGGCATGAAGTATGTTGCAGCTGGTATGAATCCCATGGATCTCAAGCGTGGTATTGATCGTGCAGTGACTGAAGCAGTGAAAGAACTCACTGCAATCAGTAAGCCTTGCTCTACCAACAAAGAAATACAACAAGTAGGTGCTATTAGTGCCAATGGTGATGAAACAATTGGTCGTTTAATTGCCGAAGCAATGGAAAAAGTTGGTAAAGAAGGTGTTATTACTGTAGAAGATGGTAAAGGTTTGCAAGATGAATTAGAAGTAGTTGAAGGTATGCAGTTCGACCGTGGCTATCTTTCGCCTTACTTTATCAATAATGCCGACAAACAACAGGTAGAACTAGACAAACCTTATGTGTTGCTGTTTGACAAAAAGATTTCAAATATCCGCGATCTTTTGCCAGTACTAGAACAAGTAGCTAAAGCTGGTCGTCCTTTACTAATTGTAGCTGAAGATGTAGAAGGCGAAGCTCTTGCAACCTTAGTGGTTAATAATATGCGTGGTATTCTTAAGACTGTTGCTGTTAAGGCACCTGGCTTTGGCGATCGTCGTAAGGCAATGCTAGAAGATATTGCTATTCTTACCGGTGGTCAAGTTATTGCTGAGGAACTTGGATATACATTGGAAAAAGCAACATTAAATGAATTGGGCCAAGCTGGTCGTGTTGAAATTGGCAAAGAAAATACAATTATAATTGATGGCAATGGCAAACGAGAAGACATCGATGCTCGTGTGAAACAAATTCGCGTACAAATTGAAGAAGCTACGTCAGATTACGATCGCGAAAAACTGCAAGAGCGTGTTGCAAAACTGGCCGGTGGTGTTGCTGTTATTCGAGTTGGAGCAGCTACTGAAACAGAAATGAAAGAAAAGAAAGACCGTATCGATGATGCATTACATGCTACTCGTGCTGCGGTAGAAGATGGTATTGTGTCTGGTGGTGGCGTAGCTTTGGTTCGGGTAAAACAAAAGCTTGAACAGTTAAAAGGTAACAATCCAGATCAAGATGCTGGTGTCAAGATTGTTCTTCGTGCAATGGAAGAACCATTACGCACTATTGCATACAACGCCGGCGAAGAACCTAGTGTTGTTATTAATCAAGTTGCAAGTGGCACAGGTAATTACGGTTACAATGCTGCCAATGACACCTATGGTGATTTGTTAGATATGGGTGTGGTTGATCCAACTAAAGTTACTAAAACTGCATTAATTAATGCAGCTAGTATCGCAGGCCTGCTGCTAACAACTGACTGTACTATAAATGATATCAAAGAAGATAAACCTGCTATGTCACACCCGGGTGGCATGGACATGGGTATGTAATCGTTGATTATTTAGGCATTTTGTAGTATAAATACAAGTGTAGGGCGCCTTAGGGGTCCTACACTCGCTTGCTTACTTAAGGAGAACAATTAATGAGCACAATTATTGGTATTGATCTTGGCACAACTAACAGTTGTGTTGCAATTGTAGAAAACGGAACCCCAAAAGTTATTGAAAATTCAGAAGGTGCAAGAACAACTCCTTCTATTGTCGCATACACCTCAGACGAAATTCTAGTTGGAGCTAGTGCCAAACGCCAGGCTGTAACTAATCCCAAAAACACTATCTATGCTAGTAAACGACTAATTGGTCGTAAATTCCAAGAACAAGCAGTTCAAAAAGATATTGACCTCATGCCTTATACCATTTTTGAAAGTAAAAATGGCGACGCATGGGTAAAAGCTAACGATAAAGAATTGGCGCCTCCACAAATCTCGGCAGAAGTCTTACGTAAAATGAAAAAAACTGCTGAGGATTATCTAGGACACGAAGTTACACGAGCAGTAATCACTGTACCTGCATATTTTAACGATAGTCAGCGCCAAGCTACCAAAGACGCAGGTGCTATCGCAGGCTTAGAAGTTCTGCGCATTATCAATGAGCCGACCGCAGCGGCTTTGGCTTATGGAGTAGATAAAAATGAAAAGACGGATCGTAAAATTGCTGTTTATGATCTTGGTGGTGGTACCTTTGATATTTCTATTATTGACATCGCTAATGTGGATGGTGATAAACAATTCGAAGTACTTAGCACCAACGGCGATACCTTTTTAGGTGGCGAAGATTTTGATCAAAGACTGATGGATTACTTAATTACCGAATTCAAGAAAGAAAGCGGTGTAGATCTAGCCAAAGATGTTATGGCACTACAGCGACTAAAAGAAGCAGCTGAAAAAACAAAAATAGAACTTTCCAATAGCACCCAAACAGATGTTAATTTGCCTTATATTACAGCCGATGCCACAGGCCCAAAACATTTAAATCTAAAAATTACTCGTGCAAAATTTGAAAGCCTAGTAGAAGATTTGATTCAACGCTCAATAGAACCGTGCCGAGTTGCCATGCGTGATGCTGGTGTGACTGCTGCAGATATTGATGAAGTTATTCTAGTTGGCGGACAGACACGCATGCCAAAAGTTCAAGAAGCAGTTGAACAATTGTTTGGCCGGGCACCTCGTCGAGATGTCAATCCTGATGAAGCTGTGGCTGTAGGCGCAGCAGTACAAGGTGCTGTACTTGGTGGCGAACGTAAAGACGTGCTACTACTTGATGTCACTCCACTAAGCCTAGGTATTGAAACCATGGGCGGAGTAATGACAAAACTGATTCAAAAAAATACAACTATTCCTACTAAGAACAGTCAGGTGTTCTCTACAGCCGAAGATAATCAACCAGCTGTAACAATCAAAGTCTATCAAGGCGAGCGTGAACTAGTTCAACATAATAAATTGTTAGGCGAATTTAATCTAGAAGGCATTGATCCTGCACCAAGAGGTATGCCACAAATTGAAGTTACGCTAGATGTAGACGCTAACGGTATTCTCAAGGTAAGTGCAAAAGACAAAAAGACTGGCAAAGAAAACAAGATTACAATTAAAAGTGATAGTGGTTTAAGTAAAGAACAGATTGAGGAAATGATTCGCGATGCTGAAACTAACGCAGATGCAGACAAAAAGCAGCGTGAATTAATTGAAACACGTAATCAAGCAGATTCAGTTATCCATCAGGTCCGCACTGATCTTAAAGAAGTAGAAGGCAAGCTATCGGAGGATCAAACTAATAAAATCAATGATACCATTGCAGAACTGGAAAAAGTAGTTGCCGGAACAGATCAAGAAGCTATTACTTCTAAGTTAAGTGAACTGTTTGTAGCTTCAAGTGTAATACAAGAAGTAAAGCAAAAAACAACAGAAGAATCTGTAAACGCGGAATCAAACGATAATGTAGTTGATGCTGAATTCACAGAAAAGAAGTAAAGAATATGCAGGGTAGATGCCATCGGGGTCTACCTTCATATATGTCATAACTTGCTTAATGAAAGGAGAAAATATTATGACAACATATACAATTAGTACTTTTGATTTACCTACTCTACATCGTCATGCTGTAGGATTTGATAAACTCTTTAATGAACTGGGTCGAACTTTTGCAAACAGTAAGGCCGAAAACTATCCTCCGCATAACATTGTTCGTATTGACGAAAATCATTATGCTATTCAACTTGCGGTAGCAGGGTTTACGCAAGAAGAACTGGATATTGAATACAAAGAAAATGTATTAACGATTAAAGGCGAACAAAAACAAAAAGACGAATATGAATATCTCCATCGGGGTATAAGTGCTCGTAATTTCACTCGCCATTTTACTCTAGCAGATAATGTCGAAGTAAAAGGTGCTACAGTTGTTAATGGTATTTTGGCTGTAAGTTTAGAACATATTGTTCCAGAAGAACAAAAAGCCAAGAAGATTGCTATTACTTTTGCTAAGTAATATAATAAACAAGTAGGGGGCATCCACCCCCCTGCTCAAACCTACAAAATTATGAGCAAAACAGATATTGTAGTTAAACCAAAAATTCAAGTTAAAACAAGCGTACAGCCACCTAGTTTGTTTAATGTAATTTACTTAAATGATAGTGTGACTACTATGGAATTTGTTATTGAAACATTAAAAAACATTTTTCATCACACTGAAGAAACTGCTACACAAATCACGATGAAAATTCACGAAGAAGGATCTAGTGTTGTAAGTACCTTACCTTACGAAATTGCTGAACAAAAAGGTGTAGAAGCAACTCTACTTGCTCGCAACAATGGTTTTCCACTCAACGTTAAATTAGAACCAGCTACATAAATGATATTCAATAAAATTCGTGAACTTAAGGACAAAGGACTTAAGATTGGAATCACCTTCTCCACTTTTGACTTATTTCATGCAGGGCATGTGGCAATGTTGGCAGAGGCTAAAAATCACTGCGATTATCTTATTGCCGGACTTCAAACAGACCCTACGATTGACCGGCCGGGCACCAAGAACCCTCCGGTACAAAGCATTGTTGAAAGACAAATACAACTGGCGGCATGCCGTTACGTGGATGAAGTGGTTGTGTATCAAACTGAACAAGATCTCGTAGATTTACTGCTTATTCTTCCATTGGATGTTCGTATACTTGGTGTAGAATATGCCAACAATCCTTTTACTGGAGATAATGAATGTTTTGCTAGAAATATTCAGTTAGTCTTTAACAGTCGCGATCATTCTTTTAGTTCAAGTAGTTTACGTCGTCGTGTAGCAGCAGCTGAAGCAGATCGAGCACTTAGGAGTCAATGATGGATGTCATGCTCGACATTGAAACACTTAGCACTCGTCCGTGGTCGGTTATTCTCACTCTAGGCGCAATCAAATTTAGTCCTTGGGATTCTGATGTTGACACTGAATCTGGATTGTATATTCGCCCGGATGTTGATGAACAATTGGCCATGGACAGACATGTACAAGACGAAACTGTAGCATGGTGGGGAACACAGACTGAAGAAGTTCGTGAAGAAGCTATGGGAATGATGGGTCGCATAAGCATTAACCAAATGCTTGACCAATTAAATAAATTTTTAGTTGGCGTTGATAACATTTGGTGCCAAGGTCCTGCTTTTGATATTGTAATATTAGAAGATCTTTACAGGCAAGTAGGTCGACCTACGCCATGGCAGTTTTGGCAAATTAGAGACAGCCGTACATTGTTTGCTGTTCACGGAGATCCTAGAAAGAAAGATAGGCATGGTGCTCATAACGCATTAATTGATTGTTATTATCAAGCCCGTGCTGTGCAAGATATATACAAGTCAGTGGGGATAAAGAAAAAAGAATGGACATAATTTTCAATAGAAAAGTGGCAGAAGAACTGTCAGAAAAATATGTGGTGCTGGAACTAGAAACACATCTAGTAGGCGAGGACATATTAGAAACTTTTTGTGTAGTTCCTGGTGATAAAATTACAATGGACGAAGTTACTAAATTAGATCATTGGAAAAAATTACATGATCAATTTGTCCAGGCCAATAAAGAAAAAAATGCTAAACTGTGTTATGATCTACGACCCTACCTAAAAGGTAAATGGGGCGGCGAATTAGACGAATTTTACGACATAGTTTGCGGTAGATTCGATTATAAAGAAGATCAATAATATTGGTATTTTATCATTGTGCAACACAATGATATATACAATATGAATAAATTTTTAGCTGCCATCTTACTGGCCACTCTAGCCACGGCAGCTACAGCCGAACCAAAACCTAGAAAAATTCAAATGATGTGCGGTAGTTTTGAAGATGTTGAAGCGACCATGGAACGATACGGCGAAAAACTGATTATGGCTACTCAGGCACCAAATGAACAAACTGTAAATTTAGTCTATGCTAATTTTGAAACAGAAACTACCAGCTGGTTTATTCATGATTTAAACACTGATGAATATTGTATGGTTGGTGTAGGCAAACGAATTTATATACCCGATGACAGTGTGCTTAAAAAAGGTATTGGTGTCGGAACAAGAATTATATACAAATAACCTGGAAATTCCAGGTTTTTTTGTGACTTTTTAAGGAAAAAATCATGAGTTGGTTTGCACATCGTCCACCACGTAATCCACCTAATCCTACTCCGGTAACCCCTCCACATAGAATGTAGCAGTTATCTAGTAGTAGTTTTTTCTTGCTTAGTATGGTAAGTACTACTAAGTTCGATTAGTATTGGTTCTTCAATAAAAAAAACAACGGAATTAAAAATTGAACCAATTGGCAGTAACGAGCTGTACTAGTGATGGGTCAGGGCTATGGATCCATTAACACTATTTGCTCTAGCGAATGGTGCTGTACAAGCTGTTAAAAAAGGCTGCGAGTTATACAAAGAAATAGCCGGTGCAGCAGGCGATGTTAAAGGTGTTCTCAAAGACCTAGAAGAACAGTTTAACCTACGACACAAAGATAATCCTCCAAGCGTAGCTGAGAAAAATCAGTTCATCCAAGAAAAAAACCGTGTATTAGAATTAAGCAAAAAACAGCCCAACGATATCTACACTACAATTGGTGAAGAGCTAGGGGTGTATTTTGAAAACTTTGCAAAGTGTACTGCTATATTTGAAGAAGAAGAAAAGCATGCCAAAGAAGTTTATACAGGTGAAACCAGCTTAGGCAAAAGAGCATTGCAAAGAGTTCTTATGCAAAGCAGGCTGCTTGCTATGGAAGCCGAATTGCGTGAATTGATGGTGTATAATTGTCCTCCTGAACTGGGAGACTTGTACACTCGTGTTTACGCCATGATGGAGAAAATGAAAAAAGAACAGGCAGTGGCCTGGGCTAAAAAAAGAAAAGAAGACAAAATTGCAGCAGAAAAACGACGTAAACGAATCGAACATTTAAAATGTCATGCCTGGAAATATGGTATAGCAACCGTGGTAAGTTTATACCTTATATGGTTAACATGGGCAGTTGTACAAGTGAGAATTGAAGTAGAACCCGAATTAGGTCGTTGTCTTGTGCCTAAAGGCAATGTTGTTTATGATTGGTATAATAATTTAAAGTGGATAGATTGCGAAGTACAACAATGAGTAAATATGAATTTACTGCTACCGCCAATGCATATATTGTTAGTCGTATGTACAGTGATCATGGATACACAGTAGAAGAAATTTGTTTGCGATTACGGTATCCTCAAGACGCTGTAGAGACAATAATAAAGAAACATAACTTACAACATGGCAAAAAATCCTGGCGTTATTAAAATTGTTCTTAACTTGTATTTTCAAGGATATTCTGTAGTGGCCATAGCTCGTGTTTTGAATCTACCAATAATTGAAGTTGCTGATATTATTAATTTCTATAAATAACTTGCGATAAAAAATAGCAGGCGATTGACAATCCATAGATTATGCTTTAAAATATTTAATTACTTACAACATTATGAATATTGATACTCGAACTATTCCTAATTTTTTGTCAGACTCTGAAATAGAATTTATTGAAAATTATGTAATGTCTAATTTCAAACCTTGGGAAAATTGGAACCAATCGCAAAACGGACAAAACGTAATGTCAGGGCATTATTATTGTTTTGATTATTATGATAAAAATAATGATTGTGTGTATGATATTTTACAATCAAAATTCACCAAAGAATTTGGTCCTGATTTAAATATTCAACAGATACACATTTTTGATGCATTTGATCCCTATTCAGTGCATAGCGACGTAGACAGCGGAGGTGCTGTAGTTGCCAAAGCACCTGTGCCGGCATGGACCTTTATTATACCCTTATTTGATGTTAACAGCCACACTATTGTTTTTAATGAACAAAGCCAAATAAAAGATCCCGAGGTTTATTTTAAAGAAAATCCAAGGTCAGACACTTTGTTAATTAGCACTCATGATTATAACAAATACTTTTCCCATATTCCGCTTTCGTATTTTTATTGGTTGACAATAGAAGATATTTTTCAATGGAAAAAAGGTTCATTGTTTGCAGCAAGTAGATATAAATTTCACACAAGCGACAATTTTATAGCTAATAATATTAAAAACAAGCGTGCCTTAATTGCTTGGACAAGTCTTCCAGAAAATTGATTCTTAGGTTCTTTACTTTTACATATGAAAAATATTGTCGCAGTAGTTTTATTCTCTTTGGTAAACTATTCCTATGCAGCTCAGATACAAGCTAAATCTTGGCTGATTGCAGATGGAGAAGGAAAAGTTTTAGAATCAGAAAACATAGAAATAGTACAGCCAATAGCAAGTATAACAAAACTAATGACTGCTATGGTAGTATTAGATGCTAATGAAAATCTAAATACACCTTTAAAAAAGAAATTTAAAGGATTATATATAACTAGAGAACAGCTTTTAAATTTGGCTATTATCAAATCTGATAATGTTGCTGCTAAAATGTTATGCGAAAATTATCATAGAGGTTACCGGCAGTGTATTGAAGATATGAATCACAAAGCAGATGTACTAGGAATGACTCGTACATCATTTTTTGACAGCAGTGGTTTAGATAATCGCAATGTTAGTACCCCTACAGATTTGATAAAATTATTGTTGGCAGCGGAAAAATATCCTGTAATTGTATCTGCTAGTAATAAATTAGTTGGAGAAATTATTAAATCCAAAAAGAAAAAAATATTAAAATGGAAATACTCTAATACCAATCCACTGGTAGGCAAATATGACGTTTTGGTCAGTAAAACAGGTTACGTAAGAGCTTCCGGAGGCTGTTTAGTAATGAGTCTTTATATAAACAATCAAAAAAAATTATTTGTTGTATTAAATTCAAAGACAACAAGAACAAGGATACATGATATGGAGCAGTTGATTGTTAGTGCAATAGAAAGAAAAATTTAAAATAATAAATGTCTTCTTATTAAGTCAAAGTCTAAAACTTCAGGCAATCGGAATCTAAAAGATAAATCTTTGTTATACATAAACATAGCTTTTTTAAAATTTTCTATAGCTTCATCTACTATTATTTCTCTAAATTTTCCAAAAAAATGAGCATGATTAAATTCAAGCACAGGTAACATTTCATTATACATCTCAGTCAAATTTTTATTTTGTAGTTTCTTTAGTTCCCCAATCGCTTTTTGAATTCTTAAATCAGGATCTGGTTCGTTATCGTAATCTTCATTGATCCAGCGATCAAACGTTTGAAAACCGTATTCTTTGAGATATGCTAGATTACCGGGTGCGCCAATTAAAATAAAAGGTCTTTTAATTACTATTGGCTTAAAAATTTTCTCCGTTAAATGTAACTTTTCATCATAAAAAATAGTTTCTGGAACAATATGCCACAAAGAACTTAATGCAAACGTATTTTCTATAATGTCTGCACTTACTGTTTTAAAACTATTTTTGTTATCCAAAATAATTGGTTGCGCTTTAGAATAAAGATTTTTATATATATCTTTTTTAGTTTGAACACTTAACAATGAATACGGATCAAAAATTTCATCTTTTATTAGATTTGTGGTTAATTTAGGAGCAGATATATTTCCTACCTTATCTAAATTATGGTGAAATAATTGATTAAGTAAATTCAACCTATAATTTCTTTTTTTATCCAATATGTGATTTAAACAGATAAATAATTTTGTTATTTTGATATCACTTTTTTGCATATATTTAAAATCACGAAACCAGTCAAGTGCAGCAAACCCGTGAAAGAAAAAATACCAATCTTTATAATTGTATTTTTTTAACAGATTATTTTTCATTTTACTTTTTTCTGAATTGGCGACAATTGAAATATGAACATCGGCTTCCATACAACTTATAGGCGGAATCATACTATCAGTCCCTTTACTAAAGTCAAATGGTACTACATCTGTACCTAATGGATAATAATGCAGATTTTCAAAATCTTCATAATTAATAGGTTCTTCGCACCACCAAAATAATTGACCGTTTATATCAAAATTTAAATCAAACTTATTGCCAAAATTAAAAGGAACAAAATTTTCAATTTTAGTAGAATAGCTTGGTATAAATCCATATGATGTTAAATGATTAGGGTAACAAAAAACTTCGTGAAATAACTCATAAAATCGATTGTAGGAGATCATAATGAAAGTTGGATTTATAGGTTTAGGTAAATTAGGTATGTCTTGTGCAGAGGTTTTGTCTGCACAGTATGATGTAACTGGTTATGATATTTACCCAAAGCAAAGCGACAAAATTAAAATTTCAGATAATTTACGTGGCGCTGTTGTTGGCAAAGATATCGTATTTGTTGCAGTTCAGACACCGCACGATCCTGCTTATGATGGTTCTAAGCCAATCACACATTTACCAAACAAAGATTTTGATTATACAATTGTAAAAGATGTTCTAAATCAAATTGATGCCTGGGCAACACCAAATCAATTAGTTGTGTTAATATCTACAGTTTTACCTGGCACCGTTAGAAGAGAACTACGTCCATGTTTAACTAATGCAAGATTTATATACAATCCATATCTTATAGCAATGGGTTCAGTTGAATGGGATATGGTAAATCCTGAGATGATTATAATTGGTACAGAAGATGGATCGCAGACAGGTGACGCTCAAGAATTAATAGATTTTTACACACCTGTAATGCAAAACGATCCTAGATATATTGTAGGAACATGGGACGAAGCAGAATCTATAAAAATATTTTATAACACTTTTATTAGTACAAAAGTGGGTATAGTTAACATGATACAAGATGTAGCAATGAAAAATGGTAACATTAATGTTGATGTAGTGACCGATGCTTTAGCCCATAGTACTATTCGTATTATGAGCCCAAAATATATGAAAGCAGGCATGGGAGATGCTGGACCTTGTCATCCTAGAGATAATATTGCACTACGTTGGCTAGCAGAAAATTTAAGTCTTGGATATGACTTTTTTGATACAATTATTCATGCAAGAGAAATACAAGCAAGAAACTTAGCCAAGTTTTTGAAAAAAATACAAGTTGAGAGAAACTTGCCTATTTTTGTTCTAGGCAAGGCATATAAACCAGACGTAGAATATTGTGATGGAAGTTACAGTCTACTATTAGGATATTACCTAGAAGAACTGCAAACTAAATTTTATTACATAGACCCGCTGACCGGTGACGCACCACCATTTAAAGACGTACCTGTTATAGCGTTTCTTGCACATTCTAGAAAAATAACTTACGGGTATACCGGAGAAAATAACGAACAAGAATTGTACGTGAAACTTGCAGAAGGTAGTGTAATTGTTGATCCATGGCGACAATTTGTTTCAGACAAAGATTATGAGGTAATATATTATGGCAACACACGAATACTTTCATCTTGATCCTTTTTGGGATGAAGAATATAAAAATTTAAATTATAAGAAAGAACAGTTCAATGATCCTGCTACTATGATTGACTGGGAAGATGCAGGATTCAGAGGACCATTTGGCGGCTACATGTGCGATATGCGTAATAGCCAACCATTGTGGAATAAAGAAATTATAGACTTTTTTCAGCATTTAGAATGGAAAAATATAGGCACTTCGTATTACAGAATGGATCCGGGTACAATGCTCCTGATGCATGTTGACACATATAAAAGATACATTGAATTGTTTAATCTCAAGGGCAAGGAAGATACAATTAGACGTGCAGTAATTTTCTTAGAAGATTGGCAATCAGGACATTATGTTGAATGTTGTAATACAGCCTACACTGGTTACATAAAAGGTTTTACATTAACCTGGGATTGGAACGCTCCTCATATGGCAGCTAACTTAGGTACTACACCAAGATATACTCTTCAGGTAACAGGGCACATATGATTAATAGTTACAACGAATGGGATTCTCTCAAAGAAGTTGTTGTAGGTCGAGCAGATTTTGCCAATTGGCCCTCGGATGATCCTGTGTTTTCTAAAGAAAGTGAAAAGACAACATGGCAAGCAAGCCCAGTGCCCAGTGGGCCGGTACCTGATTGGATCATTGACGAAGCCAACGAGGACTTAGACATTTTGGCACAAACATTGGAAAATTACGGTGTTATAGTACATAGACCGCGAGCACTTAACTATCAAGAGTTAGGCGGTATGTACGGTTATTGTCCTAGAGACAGATTGTTTATCTATGGTGACACAATAGTGGATCCTGCTATGATGTATCCTTGCAGAGATATGGAGATAGAAGCACTCGACGACATTATCTATCGCGCCAATATTGTTCATCGTATGCCTCGTAATGATAGGTACATAATGGATGCTGCTAATGCTCTTAGATTAAATGACAAAATATTATATTTGGAAAGCGTAAGTGGTAATTATCAAGCCGCGCATTGGTTAATGACTAAGTTTCACAATGTCAAATTTGAAATTTGTAAATTTTATTCAGGAGTACATATTGACAGCACTATAGTTCCTTTGCGCGAAGGCCTAGTCCTTGTTAATGCTAGTCGTGTAGGCAATGAAGATAACTTACCAAATGTATTCAGTACGTGGGATGTAATTTGGATAACTGATGATGACATTATAGAACAAGGATTTTATCAATATCCTTATGCCAGTAAATGGATAGCACTAAACATGTTAGTGATTGATCCAAATACTGTAATAGTAGACAAACATCAACATAAACTCATTAGGATACTAGAATCTTATAATTTTACTGTAATACCGCTAGAATTACGGCATTCTAGGACATTAGGTGGTGGTTTTCATTGTGTTACGCTAGACATAGTACGTCAAACTCAATAAATAACTAACAATAAAAAAAAAGGTTATCATGAGTTTTGAAAGTTATACTGATTGTCTAATGCAGGCATTTTTACTGCATACAAAGCAAAACGAAATACTTAAAAGAAAAAAAGAAATACTAGACGAAGTTTCGTATTTCCATAACTATAGCCCATCTAATGTATTATATATTGGATTTAACCCTTTAATATTAATTGATAATACAAAAACAATTTATGTTACTGAAGTTTCTAATAATGTAAAAAATTATCTTAATAAAGCTGGGGTCAAATTTAATTTTATTGAATACAAAGATTTAACTATGTATGCTAAAAAGTTTGACGTAGTTATAGCTTTAGATGAATTTTTTACTTTTGCTAAAGACGAAATTGAGCAAAAAAATAAAGTTATAGAAATATGTAGACTGGCCACCGACTATATCATAACTACATGTAGAGACTACAAAAATCAAGAATTTAAGGACAAAGAATTTTCATTACCTGCTTTAATTAAAAACGGAAATGATAACAATATATTTTTAGAATTTCATAACTACGATGCGCAAGATAGAAATTCATGGCAAACTAGTTTGTATAAAATAAACGGTAATAATTTTGAAAATTTTGGTCCGTATGCAAAAAAAATTATGTTTTTTAAACAATTAGCAAAATTTAGTCATGATGCTGGAGCAGCTAGTTTTCACGTACACAAAAATTTAATGTATAAAAGTTTAATCAAAAAAAATTACGAACACGTAATTAGTATTCGATTTAATAATGGAAATTAATACACATTTAACAAAAATAGTTGAAGAGTTAATAGCAGACATTACATCTAATGTAATTGTAAAGGTTGACAGTGCAATTAGTGCTGCTATTAACAATAGACTTGTTTCATATGACTATACGTCACACATTCAGGATGCTACTAATCTCGCGATTGAAAAAAGAATCAGTGAATATTCAATTGATCCCAGAAAATTAGAAAACAGAATAGTAGATAAAATACGCACTTCTCTTGACACAATTCAAGAGAAAACAAACCAATTAGTAGAACTAAAGGTAAGCGAAAAGTTTTCTACAATTGATTTGGACCGAGCATTAAACACATCAGTAAGTGTATTAATTGCAGATAGAATTTCAGAATTTGTTTTTCCCCCAAGTAGTATTGATCCTGCTGCACTTAAATTGAGTAATCTTAGGATATCTGGCGATAATGTCAATGGCGGCATAATTGAAAACTTTGGTAGTACAGGTATAGAAGATCGTGCTTCGCAAGTAGCACTTACTATATTAGACGACAGTGTAGTTGTTGAAAATAATCTCCTCACCCAAGATTTAACAGTACAAGGTACTATGACAATCAATGGTGATTTTGCTGTTAATGGAAATATACCCGAAGATTCTAAATTTTTTAGATCTATAGTTTCAAGTACAACTTCAAGCACATTAAGTACAATTAACCAAAGTTTATTTGATAATTTTAGTAATATTGTTTTTGATAAAATTAAAAAAGATGGACTAGATCTAAATAAAATAACTTTAAACGGATCTGAACTAGCTACTACAAATGCATTAGGTTCTACAATAGTTAATAGTAATTTGCAAACACTAGGAGAACTAAAGGAACTTAGAGTAAGTGGTGAAAGCATTATTGCTCAAACTTTTTACGTTACTCCAAAAAGAGTGGGCATTAATACAATTGAACCATCTGCTGCTTTAAGCGTCTGGGACGATGAAATTGAAATAATTGCCAAGAAAAAATCTAGAGATGTTGGTTTAATTGGTACGTCTAGACAACAGAAATTGGTTATTACTTCAAATAACAAGGATAACATTGTACTTTCCGAAGATGGGTCTACTCAAATTGACGATCTTAGAGTAGGTCAAATGAGATTCACCACTTCCAGTACTCCCCCAAATTTTGTTAGTGAAAGATGCCATGTGGTTTGGAACACTAACCCAAATCCAGGCGGACCGTTAGGATGGATTTGCCTAGGTGGAGCCAATTGGGCCAACTTCGGAATAATTGACTGATTTCAAATATACTGCTATAATGCAGTATGACTACCTTAGTTCTAAATAAAAAACATTGGTCGGATATTAGAACTCGTATCACTCAAGAATACGGGGATACTTTCTTCTTGATCCGGTCAAGGGTAGAAAGAGAATTGGGTTTTACCAGTCGCAATTACAGAGAATGGTATTACGAAACCGGGTGGCAAGAGGACATGAGATTGGATTTCAAGGATCCGGCTCGGGCAACTTTCTTTCAATTGAAATATCTATGACTACTAATGCTTATCTAGTTTATTGGTGTGAAGAAGGCTTGGAAAGTGTAGTTCCGATTACTGAATACGAGCACATTGATCGAGATAACACATTTCGTGTGTTAAATAATCAAGATCCAGTCCGTAATCCAGTGTACACTCTCGTCCAAAGCATGATTCTTCGTGCTCAAGTTAACGCACACCGCCATTATGAACTTTATGCCATAGACTGTGACCATAGTATCAGCAAACAAGATATTGAACAGATGTTTGAAACTGATCCACAGTCGGCGGCCAATTTGTTTAGATCGCGTGGTCATAGTATGTATAGTAACCGTGCTGTAAAAAATCGTGTAAAGATTACATGAAAATTGTGTGGGAAAGAGATGCAGCATATCCTTTAATTTTAATTGCCAGAATTGCATATGATCACGGACCAATAACTCAAACTGGATTGAGAGAAAGTAATCTTGAGCCAATACAAGAATGGTGTATGTACAATAGGTGCGGACGCAGAACATCGTTTGATACCTTTAAATTTCGCAACGAAGAAGAAGTAACTATGTTTTTACTTAAATGGGGATAATATGGAAATGATCACTGTTTGGCTATTAAGCATACAATTTTGGAACGACCCATCGCCGTCAATGAAGTTTGTGTATACTAAAGAGTATCCTACTCACGAAGAGTGTATGGCTGCAAGAGCAAAATGGGTAGAATCAATTAAAACCAATCAAGATCAATACCAATCTTTATGTTTACAAAAAAATAAAAATGTCAACACTGTGGGAAGATAAAAAAGGTAGATTTATTGCCACTGGTCCTTTTGACGAGGAAATGCCACACTATTATATCATTATAAGTGATTATCGTTGGTGGACCAACAATGAAAAAGAGATATATACTTGGATGGACGAATGTTTGCCTAGAGGGCGTAATCATCAACAAGGCATGGTTGTGGTCATAGAAGACCAAGCAGATGCTAGTAATTTTTTATTAAGATGGCAATAGTAACCTTATACGATATTGATGAAGATCAGCTAAGAGAATGGGCAGTTGAAAATTGCCCTAGTTTTGTTAGTTGGTTGATCTACGAAAATAGCAATGCTTTTAGCTTCGATGTACTAGGCGAGGAGCCCGAATGGCACATTCGTTACGAGTTTGAATTCTATAACGAGCAGGATGCTTTGTTATTTCAATTACGTTGGCAAGGACAATAATGGAACCTAGTTTAGAACGTGATATGAAAGATACCAAGTGGTTTGTAGATAAAGTGCGAGATAGTGAAAGCTACGCTCAAAATGTGTATGCTGCATTATGTAATAATTCTTTTCAAAAACTAGAAGTAATACCTGTGTTGACAGATCAGACATGGAGTTGTACCTGGCGTTATGCCGGCGGATTGGTAGCGGATATTCGCTGTCAAGGCGACTACATGGATTGGTACTGTTCGGGTATGGGATTTGTTGGAGATGAAGGCCACCTTAAACAAGGGTTTGTTCACGAATCTCATATCACAGATGAAGTTCAAATGGATCTTAAACAATTGGGTTGGATTGTAGTTCCTTACCAAGATGATTATCTTTAATGCAAGTTTATAACAGACGGCATTGGCCTCATCAATTTCGTATGACTCCTGAACCGGATGCTTGGGAACAGGCTTGTAGATTGGAAGCATATTGTATTGATACATTTGAACGCAATACTTGGCGTTCAAATGGCTTGTATTTTGCCTTTAAGAATCAAGAAGATGCTACACTTTTTTTATTAAAATGGAGTAGTTGATCAATGATTGATGTTGTAGATTGGTCAATTGAATTTGAAATAGTTGATGGCGATTACAAGCAAATGATAGATTGGCTTGTAAACAACATAGAAGAAGTTAGAGATCGACACACCGCGGGTGAATACTTTGGCAAACCAAAACCATACCATTTTAGTTCAATCAGTCAGTTTGCTAGATTTCGTGGCTTTACTGACAAATGGTATCTTGAAATTCAAGGAAATCAACAAAGGAAAATTGTTAGATTTCACCAAACAGTTCCACATAGAAAAATAGTAGAATTTGCACTAAAATACACATGCCAAGCGAAATAAGAATACCATATCCAAAAATGGAAAAGCAAACCGATCAAGTGAATGAATGGTTGCAAACTCATGCTGGTACAGGATCAATTCGATACGGTGGTCGAGAAGGAGAAATTCGCCATTGGTTAAACGGTGATGATTGGCTCTACTATGTGCAGTATCCAATGGCCGATCAGGCGCCACTTGAAGAAAGTGTTACAGTTTATATATTTAAAAATGAACGCATTGCCACCGAATTCGCATTAAGATTTGCATGATTGACTTACCCTTAAAGACTTGTTATAATAACTTGCTATGCACACAGACGCTCTTGGCAAATCAATTAGTGTAAATGACTATGTGGCCTTTCCTCAGGCCAATAGACTCATGATCGGCAAAGTTGCAAAACTAAGCAACAAGATGCTGATTATTGAAGCTGTGATCAAAAAACGAATCAATCGTCGCACAGGCGAATACATAGAAACATATCGTAAATATCCCAAAGACAGTGTTTTAGTAGATAAAAACGCAGAACTTACAATGTATGTTATAAGGCACTCATGATTGGAAGAATTGGTTTTGCATGCAAATGGTTAAATGATCCTAGCGAATGCGGTGGCATGAAGGTCAATGCCAAAGATCGTGATCTCAACGGACGTAGTACCACCATGCGTTGGCTGCGCGAACACCCCGAAGAGGCCGAACAGCGTCAGTGGGACATAATGAATCACAACGCTGCTGCGGCAGTTAAGATGGTTGAGCGTGTAGCCACATTGCCCCTTGAGCGTAGAATGGTGCGCTTGGGTTCGGAAATGTTGCAAGGCTACACTGAACCCAATTGGATTGCGTGGTGGCAACAGGCAGATGTGCAGCGACATCTAGAGAAAATATTTGCACCCATTGGCGAAACTGCAAGACGATTGGATGTGCGACTTAGTTTTCATCCTGGTCAGTTTTGTGTACTAGCTAGTGAAAATGATAACATTGTAGAACGATCAATTCAGGAGTTTGAATATCATGCAGATATGGCTAGATGGATGGGCTACGGCCGTTCGTTCCAGGACTTTAAAATCAATGTCCACATCTCAGGCAAACGCGGCCCGGATGGAATCCGTGCAGCACTACAACGCCTCAGCCCTGAAGCAAGAAACTGTATCACGATCGAAAACGACGAAATGTCTTGGGGACTTGAGGCCAGCCTCGAACTGGTCAACGATTGTGCATTGGTACTAGATCTACATCATCATTGGATTGCAAGCGGAGAATATATTGACCATAGAGACTATCGTATTAAGAGGATTCAGGATAGCTGGCGCGGTGTTCGCCCTGTTATTCATTACAGCACTAGCAGGGAAGATGTTTTGGTGGGGCATGACTCTAATACACGCCCAGATCTTACGAATCTTTTAGCTCAAGGCTACAAAAAACAAAAATTACGAGCACATTCAGACTTTGCTTGGAACACGGCTTGCAATGAGTGGGCATTAGAACATGGTGCCTGGGCCGACATCATGGTCGAGGCCAAAGGAAAGAATTTGGCTAGTCAACAACTTTATGATCAGCAGTTAGATATGGTTCAACTACAGCAACAAGATTCTGTATAAATTTTCCATTCCAATCTTCCATCATTAAATTGTAATTGTGTTCTGTTATTGTTTTTATCTGTTCATTTATACTCTGCGCCGGAGTATTACACAATTTTGAGACTTCGGCCAGAGCTTGGTTCCATCTTTTCCGGTTATCTTCCACCTGGTCGTAGGATTCATCAATTACGTCAGAAAATGTTCTAAAACCTAAACTACGTAGATTTTTTAGATAGTTTTTACCTGCTACAACAATGAATAATCTTTTAGCCAATATTGGTTTGACAATCTTTTCAGTATAGAAATTAAAATCGTTACTGTAATTGGTTTCGGCTACTAAACTGTAATGAGTGCGATTGTAAATGTCTATAGGTACAATAGCACTCAAATTCATTTTGTGCCCATAATATTTCACAATGTGTACTGTGTTAAAATAGTTATTTTCTTCTAAAAACTCTATGCCGGTTGATTCAAAAATATGATCTGTTTGCCTGAGGTCTACATTCCATCGACGAAAATAAGTTTTAATGACTTGATCGGCTAAATTTTTATCAATGTATTCGTTGATATAATCTCTATGATAGCGTTGACAACCCAGTAGCACATCAAAAAATTTTTCTTTGTTGTCTGTGTTAGTAATCTTTTTTGACAGTAAGGTTGTATTACAGCGCCTGTAAAAGTCCCCTGCTGTTATAAACCAATCCATCCACTGGTAAATTTTGGCATGTACAAATGATTTTGAGATATAGCCGCATACAAAAATACTTACATTTGGAAGATCTAGGGTGTATAATTGTTCTATGGTTTCTTGATGTAATTCTGAGCAAACAATTATAGAATGATTTACATAAGGATAAGTCAAATGAAATCGGTCTAACCAACCATTGTTAGCAGGAAATGCCACATGATAGTTTGCAAATTTTACCGAGTGAATACTGTTTAAAAAACTTTGGAGGTTGGCTGATTTTAAAAAATAATCTGGAGCTCTAAAACTTAAACCAGAGTAATCTTGTATACGACCAAAATGCCAAAAATTAACGTCGGAGTCATGATAAACACCGACGTTTTTGATTGGTACTATCTTCACTTATTTTTTTGTACTGCGGGATTTTTTGACTTTTTCTACCGTTTCAGTGGCTTTGGCCTTAACTTTTGTTGCTGCCTTTTTTGTTTTCTTTGCAACAACATCTGCTGCTGCCACCGCATCTTTAAGATCTACTTTGCCATCTTTGTTGACATCTAATACGGATACAGCATCTTTTACATCAACTTTTCCGTCCTTGTTGACATCAAGTTTTTCAGTCAAAGTTGGTATCTCGGGCTGCACTGGTTTGTTTTCGCCTTCGGGCGGACGACTAGTTGGGAATGGCCATGGTTCTGGAGTTTTGGTTGGACCATCTAAAGGATGTGACCCTGACTTAGAATGTTTGCTTTCTGACCAGATCCACCAGGCTCCTACAGCTATTAACACTACAACAATTAAAAGTAATTCCATTTTGACTTCTCCTTGAATAATAGCAATATTTATCGGCACAAAATGGAAAAATTAAATTCAAATAGTAGCACATTTTATATTGCGGTGCAGCATAAATTATAGTATAATACTTGAACATTACTTTTAAGGAGAACTCAAATGTTATCAATTGATACTATTGTAGACCACAGCAGCAACACCGCCAAGCAAGCATTTGCATTTATTCCAAACCAAGATGTTAAGAATGGTGTAGAATCACTAATTGATGCACATGCCAATTTTACCAAGGCAGTATTTACTACTACCACTGACATGGCTAAAATTGTGTATGATTCGATTCTAGCTACTGTACCAAAGCAACCTGTTAGCAAAAAGTAAACAGTTGCTAAAATAGCAAGATCCGTAAAAAGCCCTGCTTGACAGGGCTTTTTTTATGTGTTAGTATAACTATCCTATTAACTTTTTTAGGATGTACAGTGAACAAATTATTGTTAAATTGTAGACCCGCTACAGTTTTTGACCCGGCAAATAAAGATCATCGACGAGCTTATTATGTCTTTATCAAATATTCCACTTGGGGTCGGAGCTCTTATCAATTTCTATTAGATCCCGGATTTGAAGATATTCCAACGATGTGCCGCCATAGATTGTGTGAATATTATGTTGGAAGAGAGTTTGGCGACAAACTTAACGATCCGCCGCCGGCTAATAAAAACACCAAACTTACCGTTGTCAAACTCAAGTCAAAAGAACGAGTTGACTAAAATTGTAGATTTTGATTATAATAGAAACAGTTAAATCACAAGAGGTTCAAATGGGTTTAGATATGTATGCCTACGCCGCAGCAAAGGCCGGCGCAAAAAATGAGTATTACGAACAGCGATACGAAAAGGGTAATGAAGATTTTCAAGACCCAACAATCGAATTAGCCTATTGGCGCAAGCATCCTAATTTACATGGTTGGATGGAACAACTGTGGTTACACAAAGGCGGTAACAACTCGGACAGTTCGTGGGGTAGCAACTTTAACGGTGTAGAACTAGAACTGACCTGGGAAGATCTAGAGACTCTGGAGGAGGACGTTAAAAATGGTAGGCTCCCATCTACTTCTGGTTTTTTCTTTGGTAGTGATAGCGATGATTATTATCGGCTTCAAGATTTAGATTTTATACGCCGGGCTCGCGCAGAACTTTTTACTGGTCTCAAAGTTTTTTACAATTCATCTTGGTAAAGGAAATAGTATGACACAGGCACAACGATTTGCAGACGAAGCAATTTTTGTTCTCCAACTTAATTCTAAGGATGCTGTACGGTATATCCAGCGCAATTCTGGTTGTGATGAAAATACCGCATTGCAAATTTTTAAATCTGCTATACTGCCCAACCGAGCACAATGAAATCATTTATAGTCGCGGTTTCAGTTTTGCTCAGTGCCTGTGCCACAAGACACGCTCCTGACACTACAGCTTGGTTCGCTGATTGTTATAACAAGCAAAGACAGGAGCAACTTTTGGCACAAGCCGAATCACAGTTGTCCAACGATGATCTCAATGAACGTCGTAAAATTAGACAAAAATTTTGGGACTTACAAAAAGAGTGTAGATGAAAAACTACTTGATTATTCTCGCTGCTGTAGCACAAACAGCCTGTACAACACCCGTGAGAATGAGTGCTAATGATTTGTCTAACTACAAAATTAACTGTGATCAACGCAATGAACAGTATCAATTTTTGGAAAGTCAAAGGTACAGTGACAATCAAAGATTTATACTTGCTGGACAGATGACTTCAATTTTGGGCATAGTTTCTAATGTCTGGAACGGTACAGCAGCGGATAGTTCAGCCGGCATGGACGGCGAACACGAAGCTATGATCAAGGCGCAACAGAGACAACTGAGGCAAAGATGTTTACTAGAAGATTCTTTCAAAAAACCGCAACAGTAGTTTGTCTGTTGCCCGCAGTAGCCATGGCTGATTGCTATCAAGAGTCAGTTACCGCTAACAAGACAAATACTGAAATCAAAGAAGTTACAGATTTTCAAAAATTTGTTAAAACTGCGGGCAATCAACAAATATGCACAGTTGTTTTTAAAGCTCGTATAAACAACCGTTGGCACGATGCACGAGGCGAAAGCCAAGGTCCGATCACAGACAGTACTGATCAAGTGTGTGCGCAGGCTTTGCAAGCAGGTCGTACCAAAATACTTGAACGAGTGGCAGGTAGTTCAGTACAATCCAGTCAGACCCTTTATTGTAATGATTTTGAAATTCCGCAACTCAAGAAAGGACTCAAAAAATTTGATACCTTTAAAATTAGTGAACTTAAACCCGTGCCAAATTCAGATCCTTTTGAATACAAAGGATCCACATGCAGATATTTTTTAGAATCAGACATAGATCCACGTACCAATAATTTGATGCAATGGCAGATTGTTGGTTGTGTAATTAGAAATGAGTGGACTGTGGTTGACAAATTTTAATCTTTAATTTACAATAGATTATGAAAACTTTTATTACTTTTTTGTTTGTAGTAGCCCTTACTGGCTGTGGCACAGTAGGCGGTGCAGTAAGTGGAGCCGGTAACGATTTACAACGTGCTGGCGAGTGGATTAAATCTAGATAAGGTGTAATGATGAATAAACTTTTTATGTTGGTTCCAATAGCTGCTCTCGTTACTGCTTGCGGTACTACTGAGCGATTTGAAAAACGTGCTGAATACGAAAGTAAACGACAAGAAAAATATGTCGAGCGTACTATCGATAAAGCGCCTAAATGGATGACTGAGCTTCCTGAAAGCAAGGACGCAGTTTATGCAAATGGCACAGGAGTGAGCCGAGATTTTAGCATGGCTGACGAAAAAGCCAAACTCATTGCATTTAGCAAAATCTGTATGGCAGCTGGCGGCGAAGTTGATAAACAAAGCAAGATGTTTATGAGCGACGTTGACGATGTCAGTGTAGAGCGTAGCGAAATGGCTATACGTGCAATGTGCCGCGGTACTGATATTTCAGGCGCAGAAATTGTAGAAATCAAACGTATTGCTGAAGGTAATCGATATCGTTCATATGCCCTAGTAGCACTACCAATGGGTGAAGCCAATCAGCTGGCAATACGCAATGATAGACGCCGTGTAACTGCTGATACAAAGGCCAAGTCCGATCGAGCATTTAGCGAAATTGATGCAAATAACCGACGATAACTGCAACAAAAAAAATGCCCTTCGGGGCATTTTTTTTGACAAAAACTTCTTAAATGTAATTGCCAATAAATACAAAATGCGCTTATACGAACTAGAACAACAACCTCGCGGCCGCCCAGAAATATTCTTAGACATGGATGGCGTACTGGCAGATTTCTTCTCAGAATATGCTAAATTAGCCGGAGTGCCCGCAGATGTAAAGAGCGGCCGAGCAGACTATCGCAACATTCCTGCAGAACTACGCGAACCTGTAATTGCACAGATGCGTGGTACTGATTTCTTTTACAGACTGCCTAAGTTTCCGTCAGCAGATAGATTGGTAGCAATGGTGGTACAAGTGTTTGGATACTACAATATCTGCTCAAGCCCATTACGCGGTGATAACCAAAATAGTGAAGCAATGAAACGAGCATGGATAGCGGAAAATTTAGATCCGCAACCCAGAGTAATACGCATTACTGGTCGTAAAGGCAAGTATGCCAAGCAGCCCGACGGCACGCCGAATATCTTGGTTGATGATCGTAATACCGTACTGACCGAATGGGAACAATCGGGCGGTATCGGAATCAAGTATCAAGCAGATGAAGATGGCCTAGATACGGTAGCCAGTGGATTACGCCGAGCATTTGAAATTGTAAAAGGTAGGCGTGAGCATACGCCGCAAAACATACAGAGCAAGGACTATGGCAAGATGATAGCTGGTCCACAGGATAAAGCAGATGCGAGCTAGAGAATTTGTTGTAGAAAGCACATTTCAAGAACACGAAGAGCAATTGCGTGATTTTATTCAATGGTGTGTGCGTAAATTAAACATTGAACAAGCATTACCTAAAATTCGTTTCCAAGATGCCAAAGAAGGACCAGATCAACATAGAACCGGTTATTATGACGACAACGATGATATCATGTGGATCTATACCGGCAACAGAAATTTGATTGATATCATGCGTACTGTAGCACACGAACTAGCGCATCGCAAACAACATGAAGCCAACATGGTGCATGGTGATCAAAGCTATCCAGGATCACCAATTGAACAACAGGCCGATGCTGTAGCCGGCTACCTAATGAAACTGTATGGCAAAGAACATCCGGAAATAATAGAATGAGATACCGTGAATTTGAACTAACCGAAGATGAATTGTTTGAGCTCAAAATGAGCCCAACCAATCTTGCAAAAATGGCCAAGAACATTGACGCTAGAGTGGGCATGGAATTTGAACTAATTGTTCCTAATACAGAAGTTGAAGATGAAGAATTTGATCCTGAGCCAGATTATGATGCCGACGAAAGGTTTCCTACTGGTCCAGGATGGACCAATGAAATAATGAGCTTTTTCCGCGGCGGCGAGGTAAGCAACAGCACTCGGTCAATACAAAGAGCCATCGACGAACTAAATGAGAACTTCCTTGCGTGGACCGACGAGCAAGAAGAAGAGTTTTTAGCATCCAACGAAGGTCAAGAAAGAGCCATAGAAATTGCTACCAGCAATGTAAGCAGAGACGATTTTGAAACAGATGAAGAATATGAAACCGCAGTTCGCGAATACCTGACAGACAACGAAGATAGCATTAGAGATGAATTGCTAGACGAATTTCGCGATGATCTTGATTTAAAGTTTGAGGAATGGCTAGACGACAACGGTATTGGTATGATGTCGGACTTTGCTAGTGAACACGGCCTAGAATGGCCATACTGGACACAACCAGATGATTTCTATGGCAGCAGCGGTCTTAGTATTAATGCTGTAGCAGATGATTTCGGCCAAGCAATAGGTCGCCCGGTTAATGCTAGTACCAGTTATCACGGTGCTTATAGACAACCTGGACACTATGTGGTAGAGCCAGACTCAAGCCTACACGGCGACGAACCTGGTGATGGCGGATTGGAGTTTGTTAGCCCTCCACTCACAGTGGCGGAAATGTTAGAGGATATAGACAAAGTTGCGGCATGGGCTGGTAGAGCGGGTGCTTATACCAACGATAGCACTGGCCTGCACATGAATGTGAGTGTGCCTGGTCAACAAAATCTAGACTTTGTTAAACTGGCCATGTTCTTGGGCGACAACTATATCTTAGAACAATTTGGTCGTGCGGGTAATAGCTATTGTAAAAGTATATTAAAACAGATCGTTGGTGTAGCTAGAAGCGAGCCTGGCCGTGTAGAAGAAATGATGAGACAGTTTCAAGGTGGATTGAATCAATTGGCCAGCAAAGTTCTACACACAGGCAGCACCGGCAAGTATAGCAGTATCAACAATAGAGGCGATTGGGTTGAATTCCGTGGTCCCGGTGGCGACTGGCTGGGCGATGATCTCTCTGCAGTAAAGAACACCATGTTACGAGCAGTAGTGGCATTAGATGTTGCTACCAAGCCTGAAGAATTCAAACAAGAATACTACAAGAAGTTGTACAAAACTCTATCGCAAGGCCAAGACAACGATGTGATTCAATACTTTGCAAAATTTGCAGCCGGCGAATTACCGCAGAGTGCCCTAAAAGCATTTGTCAGACAAATACAGGGCAAGCGTGGAGTTGATAAACTGACGCAAGGTGCCAAGGATATCTTGTTGGTTTGGAAAGTAACCGGTAGTGCTTCAAGTCCGTATCAAAGTCAAGGCACGGAAGTGATAGGCAAGACTCAACTAGATGCATTTGTAGAAGCAATTAAAAAATGGCGATTAAACATTGGTTCATATAGCATAGAAGAATGGGCGCAAGAACACGGTTGGCGGGCACAACCATTACGAGCTGCTACCACGGATGACATGAATGCCTTGTCAGATAAATTTTATCGTGTGTATCCAGAGGGCAGTTCGCAAGGTGTTTGGGTAAAAGCTATGAGTATGTTCCAAGCTCTAACAATGGCCGGACAAAGATTCCCTGACATATTCGCCAATGTCGCAGCCAGTGATATTATTGCAGCCCACGACCCCAACTACTCAGGTCCAGAAACACCATTTAACCTGAGAGCCAGATTAGGAGAGCCACAACCCGTTTGGCGTGAACCGCCTGCGCAGCAAACACCTAGTCGCGATCAAGAATTTACCGGGCATTGGGAAGTGGTTAGTAGAAACACCGATGAGGTTGTATCTATAATAAGCGGTATCGGAAACGCAGTAGCAGATGCCGAAAGACACGCAGCAAGATGGCAACAGCAGACAGGATTTGATGATCCTGTATATGTCAGACCACTCATGCGACCAAGAGACAATCTGTCACGCAATCAAGGAGAAGTTCAACAAGCAGAGCAAACACAATATAGAGTCGATTATAAGGTGACCTATCGTGATGAAGTAAGAAACAATAGCATGACAGTTCCAGCAGCAAATGCTGATGCTGCTATGGCCGCAGTGAGAGATCGACTGGAGCGTGCCAGATGGACAATTAACAGGATAGAAGCGGAACCTGCGAGTTCTGCTGCCCGTGGGTCAGAAAGCCTACCACCAGGTAATACACGATGGAGAGTGTTAGATCAAAACGATCGTGAAGTGTATAGTTTTGTACATCGTAACAATCAAGGTGAAGCTAATCAGTATGCTGTGAACTGGTTGAGACAAAACGGTCTGCTAGGCAGCGGTGAATTCATGGTGATACCAGCAAGATGAGAGCGGTAGACTTTATAACAGAAGCATTGTCTACCGTTAGGCTGGGTCCGCAACTGTTTGCGCCACATCCCAAGGAATTAGGCAATAAAGACTTTTCAATTGTAGCAGAAACTTTTGCTTTAAAACCTCGTGCTCGTCGTTGGACCAGTTCTGCTAAACAAACTGCCAATGGCATCACCAGTGCATGGGTCAAATGGGCACTAGAAAATATGCCTGGCTGGATTGGTAATGAGGGCATACTATTTGATGTGGCTCCTAGCACTAAAATTTTAGCAATCAATTCAGACCGAGACGCTGTGTCTGCTGCCGCACAATACGGTGTTGAAATTAAAAACATCATGGACTTGTTTCAAAAAATGCCATGGCAGGCTATTGCACGAGATTATGATGCTGTTCATTATGATGGTACAAATAGATCAAATGATGTGTATATGAGCAGTTGGGATGTAGAAAGTACAGCATGGTTTGATACTGCCGGTCTAACAAATCCACGCCGAGTATCTATAGATCGTCCAGGTCCCAAGCCAACTGCACAACCAACTGAGAAAAAACCAAGATTTATGCCAAGGCGCAGAAGATGAGAGCAAGAGAATTTACACTAGAAGACAATCCCGATTACGATGAAGATCGTTATCTCAAAAGTGATCCTGGTGTTCCATTAAACTTTCCTAAAGGCACTACATTAGTAGATGTCAGTGATGTGTACGACTGGTACAAGCTGGGTATGGCAGTAAGTGACCTAGATGATGCTGATCCTAGAACATTTAACAAAGGTGTACCGCACACAGTGTTTGCGTTTGGCAGCGAAGAAGAAGAACACAAAATGATTCCCTTGCTTAAACGACTGGGCTTTAATTTACATGATATAGATACACCCCAAGACTATGCCAAGGCCATAAGAGCCGAAGATGCGATTCCGCATCTAGAAGAAATGGTCAACGAAATGGCAGGTGAAATACACGGCGGTATTAGAAAAGCCTTGATGGATAAGGGTTACAAGTACCTTGGTGGTGGCATAGATAAACAAGCATATCTTGAACCCAACGGACAAGTATATATTGTGTTTGGCTATCGTAAAGGTGTAGAAGGATTCAGTCCTGATCAGCGTATGTTTATCAATTGGATCAACTACTGTAACAAGAACAGAGACAATCCACACTTGCCAAGATTTTCAGGATTTGAAACATTTGAATACCAAGGCAAAAACTATATACAAGCCAGAATGGAAGCATTACGAGAATTACCTGATGAAGTGGGTTATCTTGTTGGCAACATTGAAGAAGTAACTATGCAGGTAGGCCGAGGCAATTTTGACCGTGCAATGGAAATTTTAACTGGCTATGCACAAGACAGCAGTTACGAAGGTGATCAACCGTTATGGTATGAAATCAAAGACAGTATAAACTTCTTGGGTGGACCAGAAGCAGCAAAGAATCTGTTAAAGACTGTAAAAACAGTGCAACAATTCGCTAGAAAACACAACTATAGCATAGATCTACATCGTGGCAATTATATGGCCAGACCCGACGGCACAATAGTAGTAAATGATCCCTTTGTGATTTGGGAAAGGAATCTATGAGAGCATACGAATTTATACTAGAGGCTGACGATTTATCAGTACCACAACCCGGGCCAAGTTCTGGTAAAGCTGCCCAATTAAATCCTGATGCTAATCTAAATCAACAAAATTTAACTTTAAAACAAATTCATAAAAGTATACAGGGAATACCATATCACAAAGATGTAATTAGAGATTACGATAAAAAAGATTTTAGTTGGAATGTGACTCCCAAAGCGGTAGAATATGCAAAGTTTTTAAAGGACAATCCTGAGTCATTAAAAACTTTGCCACCTATTGTAGCTGTAGACGGAAAACTTGATGATGGTGCTCATAGAATTTCTGCGTTAGGTTTATTACAAAAAAGAATGGATAGAGATAACCCGTTATGGAAAAAAGCAAAAGTACCTGTAGTTTTTGCTTCATCCTCTGATGTAGCTAAAACACCAGTTGACTCAAAAACAGCAGGTATAAAAACAGGGGGCGGATCCGGTGGTGTAGGTGTACCAGATACCAGAGATATGGCACTAGGAGCAGAAATGGATCCAAAAGCAATGATGCAGAGATTGGCACGATAATGAGAGCTAAAGAGTTTGTAACTGAACGCAAAAAAAGAAAGCGTAAACGCAGCAACAAATACTTCGGCGGCTACTGGTATCCCGGCTACGGTTACTATGGTAGTGGTACAGGCAGCGAGTCCAGCGACAGCGGTGGAGGCGATGGTGGTGAGTCAGTAGACGAAAACTTCGCAGATGGCAAGGTTAAAGGCAAGAGTCGTCCAGGCCGTGTGAAACGTTCTGGTGCTAGTTGTGCAGGTAGTGTTACTGATCTAAGAGCTCGAGCTAAAAAGTCGGGTGGCGAACGTGGTCGTATGTATCACTGGTGTGCAAATATGAAGAGTGGACGTAAAAAGTAACATAGCTGTAGCCCAATAAAAACAGCATAAATAAAGGGTAGTGAGACTAAAAAATGCCATATAATATTACATTATCTAACGGATCAGATTTAATTACAGGTGGTTTACTAGACAATACTTTAGATACTAGTAACTCTAGCCTTTCTCTTGTTGGTAAAAATTACAAGAGCTACGGACTGTTTGTAAATCAAAATTTTGTTAGGTTAATGGAAAACTTTGCAAATTCTTCTGCACCTACAGCTCCACTACCTGGGCAAATTTGGTTCAATCCTACAACCAAATTATTAAATCTAAATATTTCAGCTACCAAAGGCACAGCTAGTGCAATTTGGAAAACAGTTGCAGGATTGACACTTTCTGCTACTACACCAACCAATCCGTATCAAAACGAATTATGGTATGATAGCACAAACGGTCAACTATACATATATACAGGCACAGCCTGGCGTTTAATTGGGCCTGCAAACAAGTTAAGCACAGGTAACAGTGGAGTCATACCTGATACTGTAACCGATGCGCCGCCTAGTACCACTTACGTCATTTTGAAATTCGTAATAGACGACGTTCTAGTTGCAATTTGGAGTAAAGATGGCCCGTTCTTATCTGATGTACCAGGATTTAGTACAATCAAGAAAGGATTGAATCTACACTCAACTTTGGGTCATACTTTCTGGGGTAATTCTGAAGTAGCTAATAGCTTATATGTAAACGGGGCAATAACTTCTGGTAATTTATTTGTAAGAAATGACCTGTCAGGATCAATTAATGGTTCGTTAATATTGACCAACGATAATGGTATCACCTTTGGTGCTGCTAACGATTTTGTAGGAAATGTTTCTAGTGGAACCGTAATTTTACAAAATAGAACAAACAATAAAGATTTTATACTGAGTTTAAAATCCAGCGGCAACCAAACTCCTTTTTTCAGAGGAAATTACTTAACTGGACTACCAGAAGCTTACGATAATCCTATAGGATCGTCGCCAGCATTATCATTGGCAACAAAAAATTATGTTGATATTTTAGCAGGATCAGTAAACGGAACAGCGAATTTCTTTGGTAACATTACTCCGAGTTCAAACAATATATTTACGGTAGGTAATGTAACAAACAAATGGAGTAATATATTTTCAGTAACTGCATCCATTGATAATTTGATATCAAGTCAGTCTGCCATAATCAATGCAAACATCTCACAAATTTATTTAGGTTCCGACATAGTTCCAACAGCCAACATCAGTTCAAATCTTGGCAGTGTCGGGATGAGGTTTAACACCTTAAACTCTAACTCAGCAAGTTTAACTGGTTCATTAAATGTAGGTTTAGCTACTACAATTGGCGGTAATTTAAGTGTTGCAGGTAGTGCATCGTTGGGTGTAAACTTAAATGTAGTCGGTACGGTTACATTACAAGCTACTACGACTAGTACATCTTCAGCTACCGGAGCGTTAATCGTGTCAGGTGGAGCAGGAATTGCAGGAAATGTCAATGTAGCAGGACAGATAGTGACCCCTACTATGCCAGCGGGCACTTCAAACACCGCAGTTGCAACAACTGCTTTTGTAATTAATAATTCTGTACCTACTGGTGCATTACTTATGTGGTCAACAGGTTCTGTACCGTCGGGGTGGTTACTATGTGATGGTGCTGCCGTTTCAAGAACTACTTATTCTACACTGTTTGGTGTAATAGGGACAACTTTTGGTTCTGGAGACGGATCTACAACATTTAATTTACCAGACTACCAAAATCGTGCTCCATTTGGAGCAGGAGGCTTGTACGCACTAGGAACCACAGGCGGCTCAAAAGATGCCGTAGTAGTGAGTCATAGTCATACTGCAACATCAACGTCTACTTCCACAGTAACTGATCCCGGACACAGACATCAAGTTGGCACAGGTAATCGTGACTCGGTTGGTAGCTTATTAAGTACTTTAGTAAGTGGATCTGGCACAAACACGTCATTGGCAAACACTGGTATATCTGTGGCTACGTCCACTAGCACCACAGTAAATTCAACTGGATCTAGTGGAACAGATGCCAACATGCCACCTTACCTAGCGATTAATTTTATTATCAAAACTTAAAAAAATGCGTGTTGGAGAATTTTTAAATGAAGAATCTAACACTGAGTTAGCAAAGCATTACACTGCTGTGTTAAATTCAAGATTTGCAGTACATGATATTCCAATTAAAATTACAACGCATTTTATTGACAGACTACCTGATACTAGAAATCGCGAACCTATCAAGGTCAGCGAAGTAGCAGATTTTTTTTCTAAGTTATTGATTAAAAGGAAAAAATTCTTGCAGGATATGCCAAATGGTAGTTCAATTCAAGTAGTTGATTTAGATACTGATATAACAGTGCCTTTTATTAAAGCAGATGGTGTTATAATCGCTACAACGATTATGCGTGGATCAATGCGGCAAGGTACACAAAGAAAAATTGCAATTTAGTCCCAATAACCACTACCTGTCCACTGTAAATCAATATTGTAATCAGATCGCACACCTTCTTCTGGCCACCAAGGTGCGTGAGGATTTTCAGGACAAACAAATTTGACAAAGCAATCTGCATTCCAGTTACCAAAGTCGTCAATTTTAAAATTATATTCAGCAGTAAAATTATCTGCTAATCTGTTACCATATTCGTTTTTGTCCCACTCAGGATCAAAAGTCACCTGTATTTCCATAGCACCTTTACATCTTGATCTCCATAATGTTCTAATTAGAGGCCAAATCTCATTAACTACAGTTTTTTGAAACACACAGTCAAGCTTGGGATCTTTAATAATTTCATAATCAAATTCTTCGTATGGCATATTTCTAAAATGTTTCGCTTGATCATCATTTTTGTATTTGACAAAATACACATTTTTTAATCGTTGGCTATTATCTTCGTCATATTTAAAACCATGCAATTGTGCCACAAAAATATTAAAACTTTTAAATCTTATTAACCTATGAATCTTTGTATTTGAAAGATCTTTAGTTGCCCATGACATGCAAAAATATTTTTCATGAACTCCGTACTGATCAGGATTGTCTCCTATTCGACCTGGTCCAATATTCATTGTGCCTCTAGCTATAGAGGTTAAATTATAATCCTGTATCCTCCATGCCAATGTCATTGTTTTTGCAAAGTCAACCATTTGTTCATTCAAGTAACACAGCATCCAATTGGTTTGAGCAGATATGCCAACAGCAGCACCATCTCTAAGATTTCGTTCAACAATGTCAACAGTGATGTTTTTACGCATAGCATCCAACACTCGTTGACTGCCACTTTCTATTCCATAATTCAGTGCATTACAGCCACTTGCTGATAAGTCTTTGTAGTATTCTAAATCCATACGTCGGTCGCATCTAGCATAACCTTCCCATTGTATTTTCAAATTGTTTTCAATCACGCCCAATGCAAACGCACGTAGTTCATTTAAATTACCATTGACTAAACTGTCAATAAACCAAAAATAGTTTGTACCATAGGTGTTGTATTGATGTATAACTTCTTTGAGAACCATTGGAGCTTGTCTACTACGATATTTCCAGTAATGGGTTTCTTGACAAAAAGTACATTTGGCTACACATCCTCTACTTACTTCGGAACTAATAGCATTAGGCATCATGTATAAATTAATATCTAAATCCGAATAATCAGGAAATGGTAATTGATCTAGATCTAATCTTTTAGATGTATCGGCTTTATATAGATATTCTGTAAGCGGAATATCTTGTTCGATTTGATCAAGCATCCATAATATAACTTCTTCGCCTTCACCTTTAACAACATGATCAAATTCCGGAAAAGGATCTGGATTCCATTGAATATGTGAGCCGCCTGCTATAATCTTTGTGTGCGGAAGGTTTTTTCTAATTTCTCTTGCTAACCATAATGTAGGTAAAACGTTAGTATAATACAGGCTGAAACCAACCACATCAGGTTTTACTTGCAACAATTCTGCTAGGTACTCTTCAAGAATGGGTTGTACAAATTTTTGAAGTTTTTTCTCATACATATCGTCAAGCCAAAGATAATCTCTTGAGCCATGTCCTTGATATGGATCTTCATCTAAAATAGTTTGTAACTTTCGCCAAGTGGTGACATTCCAATCATAAACGCTTGTTTTATAACCTGCTGCTCTAGTTACTGCGGCTAATCTGGCCACATTGTAAGGAGCAAAAAAAACTGCCCATTTAGGCATAAGAACAAATGCAATGTGCGTTTTTCTGGTTATATTATTAATTTCAACAGTTGACAAGTTTTTTTGAGGAACTGGTCTTGCATACTTTAACATGCTTTTGGCCGACGCCAGGTATTTGTCCTCGGGCATGTCGGGATTGTTAAATTCCTTATGCATTTCTAATAAAGACTTGCCCATACCAGAATCGACTGGATTTCTAAGTGTATCCTGAATGTCTTTATTTTTTTGGAATTTTATTTCAATGACTTTGTTGTTCATTTGAAGTATTTACTCTCAAAAATGTTAGCAATTTTATAACTTGACAAAAATAATCTATTTCGTTATACTCTGCACATATTAACTAGCCAGGAGTCGCTAATGGAGCAACTTACTACTATCCAGCAAATTAACAGCCAAATCATGTTTGGCTCGTTAACAAATGAGCAACTTGACAGCATCTTGGGTGCTGTCAAGTTTCGTAGAGCACAAATTAACAAAGAAACAAAACGATCGCTAATGGTAGGCGATGTTGTTAAATTTACACATCCACGCACCGGGCGTACACACCAAGGTAATGTTGTTAAAATCAACATAAAAAACATCAAGGTTCGAGAGAATAACACTACTTGGAACGTACCTGCTAATTTGCTAACTGTTGCTGAATAAGCAACTTTTATTGCGATTTTAGCAACAATTTATTTTGGTAGACCATAATTCACCATTTCTGTATAATTTAGGTATAGTAAATAAACAAGGAGCCGAAGATGTCCAAAGTTGCTTATACCGTAGAAGTTTACAAATCCGACAAGCGTATCCGCAAAGACGAGCGATTTGGTCGCAACAAGGCAGGACTTCGTTTTGTCAAGGTCGTAGATTTAAATTGTAATTACAGCACGGTTTGGAATGTAGCAGAAAGCTTCCGTACCGAAGGTTTCGTTGCTCATGTGTACGAAACTTTTGTAACCCGCAAGAACTTGGTGACTGGTAAGGAGTTTCAAGAGCGTTACGATACTCCGTACTACTGCTCGCCGTCCAGCGAATCTTTTTACAGCATGTAATCGTCAAGGAGATTAAAATGAGCAAATTTGAAAAACAAGTAAGACAATTGGCAGACATCCTAGAAGACCCAAAAGGCAAATTGGACGAAACCATAGACTTTATTGCACTCGAGTTGCAGGTATCACTAAGTGATGTCCGAAAAGTATTCAAGGGGAAATAAAATGAAAATTACCTGTGCAAATGTACCAGGTGGTTGGCAGACTGTAGTTTATACTGCCGACGGTAATGAATATCCATTTGGTCCTGTGTATAATCGTATAAATGATCTTTGGGACTGGCAGCGTAGTAATCTTTTTAATGTGGCGGAAGGTTATGTTATGAGGGAGGCAGCGTAATGGACTTTACACAAGAACAAGTTAACTCAATTGTGCGCGAAGCTAGAGATGCTGCCTATGCGGCTGCGGATGAGTTTTTTCGTGTCAAGTTAGGCGGCGTAGATCAGTATGCTTGTGGTTTTGCTTGGACCAATATTTATAAGGTAAAAGGCAATACCAAGTTGGGCAAAATGCTCAAGGCCGCTGGTGTGCGTCAAGACTATACCAAGGCATTCCAACTTTGGAATCCGGCAGGTTATCCAGTGCAGAACATTGATACACTGGAAACAGGTGCCAGAGCTGCGGCCGATGTGTTCCGCAAGTATGGATTCGATGCCTACGCAGGATCAAGGTTGGATTGATGTCTGAACTGATTCAACAGTTGGCCGAGCAAGCAAAAACACAGGTGCCGCAAGGCATACTGAGTCCGGAACTGTGGATTGAACAATACAATCAAAAGTTCGCCGAATTGATTGTCAAAGAATGTTGTCAATTGATGATTGACTTTGAAGTTAAATATCCTGTGAACTTGACTGTTCGGGAAATAAAAAAACATTTTGGAGTTGAATAATGGGATACACCGTACTCGGCAAGCGTGACGAACGTTGGCTACCACGTAAAGGATTGGAAGGTCCATTTTATTTTGCAACAGGTCGTGTGCTATATTATGATGTCAAAGTAGGAGAGTATTGGGATCCTACTACAGATTTTTATGTACCACAAGACGAAGTCAATGAACTTCATTGTGAACTTACACGAATGCTATCGAGGTAATATGGACGACCCTTTTAAAGAAATCGCCGATAGGGCACATTTTAATATCTATCACAGTTCCTTATGGACGAATACCGGACGCAGATTTGGCGAAATGATCGCAGAAGAATGTGCCAGAATGTGTATGAGTCAGGCCGACCGCCAAAACATCAGGCAGCGTTTTGGACTACCAGTAGAAAGTTCGGTTAAATACAAAGGACTAGAACCAAGTAACAGCATTGAATCTCAATATGATAGACAGTTAAACACTACAAAGATTACATGAAAATAAATGAAATACAGCCATTTTTACTTTGACGACGATATTTTACGTCGTGAGCAAATTTTGTTCAAACACGCACCGTATTTTGCACACGAACTTCTTGTAGACAATTACCATACATTGCCACAAGAAGATTCGGCACGAATGTTAATTCGTAACAAGAATGGCATTGAATGTATATCAAATACCTGTAGGCATAGACAGGCTGTGATGTTGAATCGGTCCGGTACCACAGCCAACATTGTTTGTCCGTTACACGGTTGGACTTATGACTTGGAAGGTAAGTTAATTGGTGCGCCGCACTTTGATCCTTGTCCGGAAAGGCATTTGACAAAATTTGGCACTCAAACATGGAACGGATTATACTTTGGTCGCGGTATAGCAGATTTAGAATCAGATTTGAATACCATGCGATTAGGTCGGTATTTTGATTTTACCGGTTATGTTTTCCATTCTAGAAAAGAACATGTATGCAATTACAACTGGAAAACGTTCATTGAAGTGTACATGGATGATTACCATGTGGTTCCATTTCATCCAGGACTTGGTAATTTTGTTGACTGCAATAAATTAGATTGGCAATTTGGCGAATGGTACAGTGTACAAAGTGTGGGTATCAGCAATCAATTAAAAACACCAGGCACGTCTGTTTATAAAACATGGCATAAAGCTTTGTTAGACTACAGGCGTGGTGCACTACCTGACTTTGGTGCTATTTGGTTGACCATCTATCCTAATGTCATGGTAGAGTGGTATCCAGAGGTGCTTGTTATTTCAACACTATGGCCCGAAGGTCCGCAACGAACAAGAAACATTGTTGAATTTTACTACCCGGAAGAAATAGCTCATTTTGAAGCAGACTTTGTAGCAGCACATCAGGCTGCGTACATGGAGACCTGTGATGAAGATGACGAAATTGCCGAACGTATGGATCGTGGTAGACGACAACTTGACCGTAGAGGCACCACCGACAGTGGACCTGTCCACGATCCAATGGAATTAGGTCTTAATTATTTCTACAAATACTACGACAACTATGTTATGACTTTTGTATGATTTCTACCGTTAAATTAATTGCAACTTTTGTTGCTATCTTTGCAACCTCGGCAATTTTGTTGCTTTTGGGCAACATTTTAGCACAGAATCTTTTGGGTTGACCATAATTCACCGTTTTGCTATAATATTGGTATAGTAACTAATAAGGAGTAGCAAAAATGCAAGAGCGTGAACTAGAAACTCGTAGTGCTGGTTTTTATGCTTATGCCGCTGCCCGCGACGCTCGTATGCGAGCTGCGGCAATGTGGAGTCATTACACAGAAGCCGAACGTGTTAGAGCCGAGCGTATGAAGTTGGCTCTAGAACTTTGCTACTCCGCTAAGAACTTTTATATTAACCCACGTGCCAAATTTATTACTATCAAGGTAGAAAATCCACGGGTCAAGGACCGCCGCAATTTAGCATTGTTGGAAGAGGACTATGCGGTTGAAGGTATTGCAAAAGTTGTAACAGCCCAAGGTATTACGTATCGTATTCCTAAGAATTAATGAGTTGACCATAAAGACCCATTTTGTTATAATTGTGGTATAGTAATTAATAAGGAGTTGATTGTGCAAGCAGAAAAAGAACGTGTATTTAAAATCCTCAAGGAACAATGGCAATTTGTTCGTGCCAACCATGGCAGTCTGTATGATCGTGGTTCAGCTGACAGCTACTACCATCGTGCGCCGTTGGCTCACTTTGGTGGCGTAGGCGGCGACTCAGGTCCGCGAGTAGAAGTCAAGGATGAGGCCAGTGTAGCTGAGTATATGGCCGGTTACGAATGGAATGAACGTTTCGGCGATAAGAAAGATTGGGGTTAATATGACTTATTGGAAACACATTGATCAAGAAATCCGTGAGTTGGATTTCGCTGGTATGCAAATACAGGCTATTGCAGATCACGTGGGACTTTCTGTACGCCAAGTGTTGGACATACTTGACGAAATCGAAGATCCAACGTATTATGCTGAACATGCAGCCGATCTGGATGCAGAACATTATGGGAATATGTAATGAAATTAGACAAAGAACTTTATGAACAGGCCATTCGAGATTTTTTGGCCAATGGAGGAGAGATTCAACAGATACCGTTGGGTAAAAGCTCTCCTGAAGTAGGTCAAAGCGCATGGGGCAGGCCGCAGGCTAAACCCAAAGAACTGAGTGATATCAACTTGGACGAACTATGAACAGACTTGAAATTCTTGCTAATGAATTAGCTCTTTTGTCTAATCAGAGCATCGTACAACTTGCACAGATTCTTGTAACTGATTATCCTACTAGAGCAGATGTATTAGAAACACAACTGAGTGCAGCATTTCAAGACAATGACATGTTGCTAGACGTCAATCAAACTGGAGGTAAATGGTAATGGCTAATTTTTTGATCAGTGTAGAACGCGACGAGTCTACTGGTGTGTATATGGCCTGTTTCTTGCATGGACAGACAATTTTGCTTAATGCTACTAACTATCAGGACGCCGTACTTGAAGCCGACATGTTAGAGCCTGATTTTGAAGTTGGTTACAACTAATGGAGTCTCAGGCTATCACTGGCGAACTTGGTCCAAAGCAGCACGAAGCAGCAAATGGACCAATTGACCAAAACGAGCCAGAAATGTTAACATATGAGTGTAAAGGCTGCGGTGGTCGATTTGCTGATCTAGGTCTTTACTTTTATGGTACAAGCTCAACCAAGTGTATTTGGTGTTCTAAGTTTCCAAAGGCAAAAAATGTACGAACAATTAAAACAGTCAGTGATTGAATTACATGACATCGCCAGATCAGTTGAACGCGAAATTGGCCAAGGTCAACTGAGTTTGGATCTGCGTGATTGTGCTGATAGATTGGCCATGTTAATTAGTGTAGATGTAGGAGAAAAGTAATGAAGACTTTTATTTACGGAACCATTTTTGGCATTGTGGTAGCTACCATTGGCTTTGCGGGTATTGCTCGTATGCTGGATAAGGCTGTAAATGTTACCAAAACTCAAGCAGTAGAACTTAGTAAATGATTTTGGTTAAATTGCCGACCAAAAACAGGTTGACCTGTTGTTCGAATGGCAATATAATAGTGGTATGGTTACAAACAGTAATCTAAATTTTCAACTTACTTGTGGAGAGTATAAAATGACTGACAAAACTTTTAACGTTGGTGGTGTTTCTAAAACTAAAGGCCAGTACAAGGTTCGCTTTGCTGGCGACATGACTCGTGTCAAGATCTTGTCCAAGACAGACACTGATATCAATCTTGTTGAATTGCCACGTGCAATGACCAAGGGCGAGTTGGTGACACATCTAAAGACTACGGATCTTTACAAGAATCCAGAGTTTGCTGCTGCCATTGATGCAGCTGATGCAAAATACAATGCTGCACCTACTGTTAAAGTCAAAGGTGCCAAGCCAAGCATGGATGCTATCAAAGCCCGTGCTGGTGCAAAAACTGCTGTCACAGCCTAATAGTTGTAAACTGTAGCATAAGGCGGGCTCGTCCCGCCTTATTTAACTAGTTCTGTCACACGTACACAGAGCGGTTAATTCCAGGATGTATTGTACATCATTAACTAGGAGAATATTATATGGCCAAGCGCCTTGTTCGAAAACTCACCGATGTTGCTGCTGAAGTTGAGCAGACCCTTAAATCTCATTTCAACGTAACACAAGAACAACTAGATGTATGGTGCAATGCTGCTCATGCAAACTCCTATACGTTCCCTACCAGTAGCATGGTTGCCATTGGCAATCTTTACATTGACTACGAAGTACAACGGGACGTAATACACGAGCACATAAAAAACATTATGAAGAAGTGGGATCCGCGAATTTGCTCGCCGGGTTCTGCATGCCGTATCATTGGTGGTGATGGACGTATTTTTTTGTATGACGCACAACATCGTACTATTGCAGCCACTTTGCTTGGCTTTAAAGAAATTCCTTGTGCCATTGTAGAAACTGATGATCCCAATTTTCCTTCGTTGGCTTTTGAAATGCTCAACGACACAGGTGTTCGTAGACTGGGTCCGGGCGATCTACATCGTAACGCTTTGGTACGATATAAGAATGGTAGTAAAGAGATTAAGAATGTTCGTGCCCGAGTCATGCAGGACCAATTTGATGCACTAGGTATTGATCTCGAAGATAAAAACACTCGTAGAAGTGCTGCCTTGCGTGGTGACAACGAGTATTTCTTTAGCCATTTTAAATACGCACAAAAAGGTATTGAACTCGACGAAAAGGGCAAAGTGTTGTACGATATTCTTGCTGCAATTAAAGAAACTTTTCAAATGCAGGAAGAAATTGATCAAGGTGTTTATATTGGATTGTACGAATTGTATAGATTGTCCAGCACCAATGTGCGGGACCAGCTGCCCAAGGGTTGGATGCGAGAAGTTCTGGCCAAGTGCAAACAGACATTCAAGAGTTCGCAATGGATCCATAGTAAAGCAAAGACCCAATGGGAATACAGTCATCCGGGTGCGGGTTGGAATGCTCCGTTGGCCATGAGTAACTTTTTGCGAGAGTTGTATATTCGCAACGGTGGCACAATTGTGTTGCCCTATCACGGGGAAGGCAGTAAAATAGGTATTGAGTCAAACAATATTGCACCAGGCCTATTCCCGGAGGAAAATTAATGAAAACTTCAAAAGAGTATATTGAAGAACGAATTGGGCATTTGAGAAAGCCTTTTATTATTGAACAAGATGGTTCTTCGCAAACCATGCACGATAATACCGGCAGAGTAGGATTTTTTATTGAACGAAACTTTGGAATTCTACCAAACAATGACAGGAGTCCTGACCTTGGTTCGTGGGAATTAAAAACCACAAGGCCGGGTAAAAAAATTAGCATAGGTACAATGCCCGAATCAGAACATCGTAAAATTGTTACTTCCGACGATTATTCTTTTTTTGACAGCGAGCCTTACAGAAAAATGAAGAATACTCTTTTTGTTGTATATGACAAGTTGACTGATTACCCGCAGCCTGAATATGTAGTGCTTGGTTGGGCTATGTGTAAACTTGATTTACTTTCTGACTATGTAAAAAAAGAACTAGATGGTGATTATCGTTTTATATGTAGACAAATTAAAAGATACTCTACATCAAGAGATAATTTGACTGCTCATCTCAGACAGTGTGGAACTATTTCGGGTGATTATTTAACTTTGTCTTATAAAGGAAGCGGATATTGTGGATACAATTATCCTGCTTGGAGTTTCAAAGGTAGTTTTATTACACAAATTATTAAACATGCTTAAAGAATCGCTAGAAAATTTTACTGCACCAAACTATGGTAAGACTCAGCGATCTCCTGCTACCTATCGAACGGTAGCAGGACACTGCACTAAGCACATTGTTAGGCTAGTAGAAGAATATCACAACGTTGAGAATGATCAACAGTTGCTAAGAGAAATACGCAACGATATTGATTACTATCTACGCAGATATCATGAATACTGTATTAAACAACGTGATGGTATGAAAGCTCATTATTACGAAGTGGGCGCCGACGAAGATTGTGATTTTGAACATCTCATACCGGCAGCTAGGATACGTGATTTGATATTGGCAAATGTAATCACAGTTGAACAAGGTTTAAATGCACCAACAGTAAGATTAAGTAGATCCAAACATGAGTTATTAAAAGATGCCGGATGGGCTGCTCATACTCCTGACATGTGGTTGCCATTTCGTCGCTACAGCAATGTTTTTGCTAGTCAATTTATTACATATGATGGCACAGAAATTGATTCTGAAAATTGGACACTTGAACAACATTACAGTTATTTCAAACATTTAGTGATATAAATATTAGGTGGATGAAGTAAACCGTTTGTATTTTATTGTAGGCTTTTTGCTCGGAGTTTTACTAGTTGGTAGTATATCCGTTGCATTAGGCTTAATCTATTATGAATGGATCAAAGAAAACAAAGACGATGAAAATAAATGATATTCGGTCAGTGGTTGATTTAATAGTGGTATGCATACTAGCATATGCTGGATATTATGTTCTTCTTGAATTATGGTGTGCTTTGTATGGTTTTCTAATGTAAAAAAACAAAGGAGCGTACAATGTTAGAAACAATTTTTTGGATTATGGTAGGTGCATTTATTGGGTGGAATTTACCACAACCAAGTTGGGCTAAATCCGTTCAAGAAAAACATCTTCAAAAATATTTAGATATGATTTGGTTTTTACGTAAGTAAACGTATTGTTGTATGAAGTTGAATGAAAGGTGTTCTGGACGCGGGTTCGACTCCCGCCACCTCCACCATAAGTATTCTAAACTGGACGCAGGATCAGAGAAGGTTGAAAGCGGATTGGCCACCGCAAAGTAAACTGGAGATCAAGAATACTTTTGATGGGGGTGACATGGTTTCGACAGGGCAACAAGTAAGGATATGGACAACACGGTAGGCGACGACCGTAAATCGAGCAAAATAGTAACTGCAAACGCAGCTAACGATGAGGTTTTTGCTCTAGCAGCATGATCTCCGGGGCAACTATGCCTTGTTACCCAAAATAGTAATAGGCACTTAGGTGCCTATTTTTATAAATATAACTGTATAATAGGAAAAATCGTATGCGAGCTCGTATAACCATTAGTGTACCAGATGAATTGTCGTTTAAATTTCAAGACAAATACACATCAATAGATTCGGAGTTTGGTAGCTTAAATTATATTCTAAAAGAGTTGCTAGACTGGATTAAAGAAAAATATCCCCAAGATGTAGAAAAATGGGGTAATATTATCAAGTATCAAAGAGAAATTCATTTAAATACTTTTACAGCCGAAGGCCTTTCTTATTCACCAACATCAACTGATTATATAATTGAGGTTCCTGAAAATTTCAGCTTCGAAGGATTAGACATGGTATTCAATGAATTTTTACAAGACCCAAAATGGTCTACACCTGGAAGTTTTACCGGGGAAATTTTACCTTAATATTCCATATTGACTAGAATTCAGCTCTTTGCTATAATAAGAGCATGAATACACAATTCTCTAATCCGGATCCAGGTTGCAAAGTTGCTATTACTTTTGAGTTTCCTAGCTACGTTATAGGACAATTAAAAGTTAACAAAACAACAATTACTGGCATTGTTGAAAAAGCAACAAAATTTACTCCCCCAAATTTTGTTAGAATCGTAACAGATTTTGACAGTCCTGTACGTACTAGAGAAATTGCACTTGACCGTGTAATCGATATTGTGTACGCAGACGGTCGTATAGCAAGCAAAACACAAACAAAAAATCAAGAAAAAATATATTCGGTTGACGGAAGTCGTGGTAGTAAATACGTTGTAATTAATTCTAACAATGCTTGGTCATGTACATGTCCGGGATTTCAATTTAGACAGAGCTGTAAACACATAAATGAACTGAAAGGAAACTAAAATGGGATACGATCCAAGAGCAGTAAAAATTCACAAGTCTGAAAAAACAATGGCAATTATGTCCTTCAATAAAGAAGTTGAAAGACATTTAATTCGTGAGTTTGTAAAAATTAAAGAACGTTCAGCTAAAACCCGTTCAGCTCGAAATCGCGGCGATAAAGATGGCGAATAAGAGTTGGACTGTTACACTGGAAGAAGACCCAGTTACTGGTGATCTTTTACTGCCATTCACAGACGAAATACTAGCCGATCTAGGATGGCAAGAAGGTGATGTGTTAGAATGGGTGGATAACAAAGATGGCTCTTGGAGTTTGGTAAAGAAAAAAAACAAAAAGAAGAACAAAGTCGTTGCAAAATCCAAAACAATCTAATATAATACTTGAATGCTGTCGTACAGCATATCTTAATTTAGGAGATATTAGATGTTTGATTTAAACACAAAACAAGGAAAGTTGTTCCGTGCTCTCGTCCTTGACGGTGAGTCCCTGACTGCTAGCCAGATCACAAAGCGATTCTCAATCAAGAATCCACGTGCTACCATCAGCGAAATTCGTTATGCAGGTTTTCCTGTATATGCTAATACCCGTAAAGCAGGTAATGGCGTTCGTGTAACCGAATACCGTCATGGTAAGGCCAGCCGTAAGATTATTGCAGCTGGTTACAAAGCTATTGCAATGGGCCTAGTTGACTAAGCGTAGAAGTCAAAGCAAAAGCTCGCTTCGGCGAGCTTTTTTTATGGCAAAATAATTTGTTAAAAACCTGATTTTGTAACGGAATTGTAATCTTAGTGTGTTTAAATATTATTGTGCATCGCACATTAAATGGAGATTACAGAATGAAAAAACTTTTGGCAATTGTATTTGCTACCCTAGCTGTTACTGCAACAGCCGCAGAATTCACTGGAGCAGGAGCAACATTTCCTTTTCCTATCTACGCTAAATGGGCAGAAGCCTACAAAGCACAAACTGGCATTGGTTTAAATTATCAGTCAATTGGTTCAGGTGGCGGTATTCGTCAAATCAAAGCCAAGACAGTTGACTTTGGTGCAAGTGATATGCCACTCAAAAAAGAAGAACTAGACAAAGAAGGTCTAGTACAGTTTCCAGCAATCATTGGTGGTGTTGTACCAGTTTACAATCTTGATGGTGTTGATGCAGGTAAACTAAAGTTGACACCTGATGTAATTGCAAACATTCATCTTGGTAAAATTACCAAATGGAATGACAAAGCAATTACTGATTTGAATCCTGGTGTAAACTTGCCTGCAATGAACATCACTGTAGTTCATCGTGCTGATGGTTCAGGCACCACATTTATCTGGACAAACTTTTTGGGTAAAGCCAACGCAGACTTTCAAAAGACAGTCGGCGAAGGTACAGCAGTCAAGTGGCCAGTTGGTGTAGGTGGTAAAGGTAATGAAGGTGTTGCAGCACAAGTACAAAGACTGAAAGGTGCATTTGGTTATGTTGAATATGCATATGCAAAACGCAATAAGATTCCATACGCAGCACTAAAGAATCGTGATGGTAACTTTGTATTACCCGACGACACTACATTCAAAGCAGCAGCCGCTAATGCTGATTGGGCGAATGCACCAGGTATGTATTTATTACTGACATGGCAAACAGGTAAGGATGCTTGGCCAGCTACAGGTGCAAGTTTTATTCTCATGCACAAGCAGCAAGCAGATGCACTGACAGGTCGTGCAGTTCTCAAGTTCTTTGATTGGAGCTACAAGAACGGTGGCCAGATGTCAACAGAGTTAGAGTATGTTCACATGCCAGCCGATGTAATTAAACTAGTTCAGGAAAACTGGAAGCGAGATTTCCGTGGTCCTGATGGTAACCCAATTTGGAAATAAGGAACCGAAATGAAAGCATTTACAAAAATTGCATTGGCTATCAGTTTGGTATTCAGTGTACCTGCATATGCAGACGAGTATTTAGAAACACTTAACATCTTGAGAGACAAAGGCGTATTGACACAAACAGAATATGATGTTAAAGTCAAAGCATACGAAGAAAAAGCGGAAAACAAAAAGTTTGCCGAACAAAGAATCGACAAAGATGTCAGTGAATCAGTCAAATACAGACAAGCCAGAGCAAACGATGGATCGGTCGCTGAAAATGGAATCGGACTCAAAAGCAAGGATGGAAACAGTACCATCCAACTTACAGGTCGATTACACATGGACTATCGTCAGTACTCACCCGCTTATGGTGCAGGTCAAACCACGGATTCGTACCAGAACCTAGCAGAAGTACGTAGAGCTAGGTTTGGTGTACGTGGTCAATTTCAAAAAGATTTCAAATATGAGATTGTAGGCAACTTAGGCAACGATGTTGGAGCATCAAGTTCGACTACTACCATGGATGTGGCCTGGGTAAACTACGCTGCTAATCCAGAAGCTCAGTTTCAATTTGGTTTATTCAAAATGCCATTCAGCTTGGAACAATTAACTAGTTCTAATAACATAGACTTTATGGAGCGTAGTTTGATCGGCCAGGTCGAAGGCGAGTTCATTCCTGGTAAGGAAACTGGCTTCATGTTACATGGTGTACCAAAACCTGGTTTTACATATGCTCTAGCAGCCAGCCGAGGTCGTGCCAACAAGGATGCTGTAAGTGATGGCTTTGACTATATTGGTCGTGTTACTACCAATATTGCCGACATACAAGGTGTAAAAACTTACGTTGCACATTTGGGAGCTGCATACAGTACAGGTGAAATCAAAGGCGGTGTTACTCCATCCAGTGGCAGAACAGAATCGCGTTCAGCTAATACATTCTTCACTGGACCTGCTCTGAGTGGCGTAACTAATAGAACTCGTCAAGGCTTAGAAGCTGCATTTGCTTACAATGCATTCAAGGTACAAGCAGAACAATTTAACTTTCGATACGATCCTGCTACAGGTTCAGATCAAGAAATTAAAGGTTATTATGTTCAAGCTGTGTACAATTTAACCGGTGAAAGCTATAACTATCGGGATGGGGTGTTTAGTTCAGTTAAACCCGCTAATCCTGTAGACAAAGGTGGACGCGGTGCTTGGCAAGTGGGTATACGAGCCAGTGAGTTTGATGCTAGCCCGATCACAGTGGTTGCTGGCAAAACTAACCGTGCTACAGCAATCACATACGGCCTAACTTGGTTTGCCACTGACAATCTACGATTCACCGTCAATTATGTTGACACCAAGTTTGATCAATTAGTTGGTAGTTCAGGTAGCCGTGTAAATGGCGACCAAGCAATTATGTTTAGAAGCCAATTGAACTTTTAATCGAGCACAATGATAGAGTGCAGCTGGAACTCGTAACCAGCACAAAATAGCCCGAAAGGGCTTTTTTTATCGCTAAATACAAAGTAAAATTATATCAACCATGCGCCGAGCCACTATTGCTCTGTTTATTCATCAACCAAAATGCTCTGTGCAGTCGGCTAACGGCATTATAAGAGCATTAGGGCAGTATTACAACTTCAAAATCTTCACACGACACGAGCTTGAAACGGATTTTTTCACGGATGTAGATCTGATCGCTGTGCCAGGCGGAGTGGGCGAAGCAGATAGTTATGATTATCTAATGCGTATACATCAACGTGACATCAGAAATTATGTAGCAGCCGGCGGTCATTATCTGGGCATTTGTATGGGCGCATATTGGGCAGATACAGATTACTTTGGTTTGATGAATGGTATTAGAGTACAACAATACATAACACATCCTACCGCTTGCACTCGTAGGCCACACGCTAAAGAAATGGCAGTAAATTGGCAAGGTGTGCAAACAAGTATGTATTTTTATGATGGTTGTACTTATTATGGCACAGGATATGAAACAATTGCATCATATCCAAACGGAGCACCAATGGCCATTATTCAAGATAGAATAGGACTGATTGGGTGTCATCCTGAAGCGGAACAGCATTGGTATCAAGATTACTCATGGATGAGACGACGTTGGCAAGCACCAAAACACAGTTACTTGCTGGATTTTGTTAATAATCTAATGAGTAGATAAATTATTGTATAAGGAGTGCGAATGCCATATAACTTTAAAATTGATGTTGCAATGACAGCAAACATAGATGCCGAAGTAGCTAAGAGTATTATTGTTGCCGCAGTTGAGCGGGAAACGGGTAAACAAGTTACAGATATGGAAGTAATAATTGACGAAGGTCAACTTGTAGGGTTTAGTATAAAATTTGACCCAGAATCTAATAAACCTGTGTTCAAACCCGCCAGTGAATTTGTTCCAATGAATTTTGGTGAATACGTTTAGGAGCTAAAAAAATGTTACAAGCAATTGTTGTGGTATTATTAGTATTAATGTCGTTAGCAGGATGTTCAAATGAATATGATGCCTGTATTGAAAGACAAAAAGAAGAATACAGACAGCGTAATCCAAAAGCCAGCTACGGACAAATACAGTCTAAACAGTCAGAATTTGAAATGATGTGTAGTAGTTACAAGAAGAAATAGCTAGGTATTTCCTCTTAGTTCATCAAAAGTTTTGACCACTGTTAACTTGCTGGGATCAGAATTTTTATCATCGGGTACCGGCAAGTTTTGCCATTCATCTTCTGATACATCACACACTATTACTAGTTCGTATTCGTGCCCATCTGATCCATAGCATCGAACTGTTTCAAATCCAACAATGCCTCTAGCAGCGTCTTCGAGATGCCTGGCTAATGATCTCAATGCAGATCGTTCGGCCACAATATAGCCGCGAGTTCCGGGTCCTGTGTGTGGGTAAAGGTGTATTCTTGATTTCATGTTATATGTGCGATATCTGCAAGTTTCATTTTCTTGCTACGATATACTGTAACATATTCTGAATTATTTTTATACCCCAACTTGCCCGTTCCCCACAAGATAGGCTGTTCATGAAAACTGGTGGCATGTGGTAATATCACATCTAGGTATCTACCGTTACCGGTTCCTAGAGTAGCAAAAGTAATGTACTCTTTGGGACCACTTTTAAACACACGATAGTTGGCAACTAGGCCACAGAATTCTACCTGCCCGGGTTTACGAATTTCTTGACATACCGGGATAAATCTACCACTACGCCAGCGACCTTCTTGTAACAAGTCTGCCACTTCACCGCCTTCACCTACAGCTGGAACAGCTCCTGCCAGTTTGGCTTCTTGCCAGTACACCCATCTGGCATAACTGCCTTGACAGTGTTTGAGAGCAGCTTGCCAGAATAGAGTTGGATTATGTGCTTTTTGATACGCTAGTGCCCAAATTAGTCTGCCTAGGTTGATGGCATGAGCACGACACAAGCCAAAGTGACTCAATTCACGTAAGGCCAACAACACATCATCTCTACGAGGATGATCCCCAACCTTTTGCATGAACTCAAACATCTTCTCTTCGTTCTTCTTAGCAAATGCCCTACGCCACATGTCTGCTTCATATTGGTCACACCCTAGTATTTCTGATATAAGTTCTATAGCATCATCTTCAAACACAATAGTTTCAGACAAATTATCTCGGGTCCAATCTTGAAACGCTGATGCACGCCGACGACCTTGTGTGGCCACAGGACGAATTAGTGCTGTACCTAGCACACAGTCTGCACGACTTTGAGGACGTATTGCTCTAAACAGTCGTTTCATTGCTGGTGATTCTGCCTGTGTTACTCCTAGCACATCACCTCTGCTGAGCAATGCAGCAGTTGCTTCGTCGTGTTCTGGATAATCTAATAGATCTCTTTGATCTATTTCCCACAGTTGACTCAGTCCACGATTGGCCAAGATATCAATCTTGAAGTGTTCGAGATCTTCGATTTCGTATTTGTCAAGCAAGATTTGATTTTCACCATTGATCAAACTCTTTGGCACAGCTCGATCAAATATCAATATGCCACCGCAGTGTTTGCTTATGCAACGTTTCTTACCTAACAACTTGTCTGCCAGACGTTCTGCTTCGCCCACATATTCAGCAGGTACTACATCCTCAAGCTTGAAATTGCGTTTGAGTCTACCCTTGGCACCATAACGTTTGGCTGCTTCACGTACGGCACTCTTTTCTTTATACATCACATAGTTTGATACTCTAGCACTCTGTCCGGACCACCGTTTGAAGATTCTGTTCATTACAGTTTCTTGCTGCCAATGTGGAAAGTCTAAGTCGATGTCGGGCAAGTCATCACGACGTGGATTCATAAAACGACTTAGTGGTATACGTTCCTGAATAGGATCTACATCACTAATACCCATAAGGTAGCATATCAAGCTTGAACCTGCTGAACCTCTGGTAATGTGTGGTATGTCTTTTGTTAAATCTAATATTTCTCTAACACGAAGAAAGTGTTTGGCAAAACCTAACTTTGCAATAATTTCTAATTCTTCTTGTAGTCTGTTATTGTATTCTTCTGTGTCCGGTATCGGTCTGGTAAATTTTTTGATCAGTAATTCAAGTTCATCATATCGATTCATTTATCACCCATAATTGAAAGCCTTAAGCACAAATATTTATTGGACAACACGGACTTAGATTTTTTCTATTAGAACAATAAAAAAATATTCATAAAAAAACTATTAAAAACGAGTTGACAATAGGCCTAATAGTCATATATAATATAATGCAATGCAACACTTTTTCAACAAGGAGATCAAAATGAAAATTACAGGAACTAAAACAGAACAGCATTTGAAAGATGCTTTTGCAGGTGAATCAAAGGCCAATCGTCGCTATTTGTATTTCGCAAACATGGCCGACATCGCTGGTGCAACTGACGTAGCCAACATCTTCCGTCATACCGCAGAAGGTGAAACAGGTCATGCACATGGTCACATGGAATATCTAATTGCCGGCGGTTCAGGCGATCCAGAAACTGGTTTGCCAGCTGGTGATATCGTACAGGCTCTAGAAAGTGCTATCCATGGCGAAACACACGAATATACCGATATGTATCCGGGTATGGCTCGTGATGCCAGAGACGAAGGCTTTGACGAAATTGCTGACTGGTTTGACACATTGGCCAAGGCCGAGCGTAGCCATGCTGGCAAGTTCAAGAAAACTCTAGACACCTATCGTGCTGAAAGTGCCTAATATGCTTACACATCAAGACCTACATTCTCTTGAACAGTACAGTTCAAAACGTCCAGACTACAAGCGTCTGGCTGTAGAACACCGTAAGCGTAGGCAGATCAAATTGGGCATGAACATGACCTTGCACTTTGAGGATCGTGTTACAGTTCAATATCAGATTCAAGAGATGCTGTTGATTGAGCGTACTTTTAGTAAGCAGGGAATCCAGGATGAACTTGATGCATACAATCCATTGATTCCCACAGGTACCAATCTAAAAGCTACTCTCACTCTTGAATACGGTGATCCTGCAGTAAGACAACAACAGTTGGCTCGACTACGCGGAGTTGAAGACCGTGTGTATGTTCGAGTAGAAGGTCATGATCCTGTGTATGCAATTGCAGACGAAGATCTTGATCGTAGCAACGAAGTTAAAACAGCAGCAGTGCATTTTTTACGTTTTGAACTAACTGCAGACATGATCAAGACACTGCGCGACAACCAAACTGCATTGACTGTTGGTGTGGATCATGCTGATTACTCTCACAGTACTCAGGTATATGCCAATACTGTACAAAGTTTAATTCGAGACTTTGATAGTCAACCTAGTTTAACTTTGTCTTGATAGGAGTGGTATGTTAGAATGTTTGATAGTAGGTGACAGTATCGCCAAAGGTATTGGTCAAGTTAGAACCGAATGTGTAACCTATGCACAAAGTGGTATTAACAGTCATGATTGGAACAACATCTATATAAGAAAAGTCAAACCTGCCCAGACTACAATTATCAGTTTGGGCAGCAATGACTACAGATTACTTAATACACAAATAGAGCTAGTGGCACTGAGGCATAGCGTAAAATCTGATCGAGTGTTTTGGATTGTGCCTGCCAATCAACCACAAAAACAAGAAATAGTACAAAAGATTGCTCGAAGTTATGGCGATACTTTTATAAATATACCTGAACTATCACCCGATGGTGTGCATCCAACAGCAAAAGGATATCGAATGTTAGGTAAGCTAACAAAATAATATTTGCCCCGAAAGGGGCTTTTTTTTAGGAGAAACAATTGACAGAAACACATAAAAGAACAATTATCAGAGCGATAACATGGCGTATAGTAGCTACATTAGTTACAGCAGTATGGACAGGTTTGAGTGGTGCTATAGTAATTAATATTTTTATGACTATAGCTCACTATATACACGAAAGATTGTGGTTAAAACTAAAATGGGGCACTGGTGCTAAAGAAAATCACTAGTACAAAATCATGATGCCATGGATGCAAATGCACCGCAACATAAGGTATAATCGTGATACATACTTGTGCAGTATGTTAATTTTAATCAAGGAGAAATAAAATGGCATGGACTACACCACAAGCAAATGATATGCGTTTTGGTTTTGAAATCACTATGTATATTGCAAATCGTTAATTCATTGTTAACTTTTTAAAAATAAAAAAGCCCAACTATCGGGCTTTTTTATCAAATCAGGTTGACTACAAAGATAAATAAATGTAGTATAGAAACTATTATGAACCAAGTACAATTACATTGCTCATTTAAATCACAACCCGAATTTGGGCTAATAGCCTATTGGGTTATGATTACACGCGGTGATAGTAATCGTGCCTGGGGGGATCATAGAATCTAAGGTTGTAATTAAATTCTATAAAACCCCAGGACTCAAAACCCTGGGGTTTTTGTTTTATAAAGGAAGCGATGACGAACGAACAAGATATACTGTCGTTTCAAAAAAAGTTAGAAGAACGTAATTTTGTTTTTAACGATAAGTTACTTGAACAATTAGTTAAAGGTAAAATGAAAAGATTGCGTGAGCAATTGGAAACAAATGAAGAATTACGTCGTCTAACTAAGCGACATAGATAACAAAGTGTAAGCGGAACGAGGCCGCAGCAGCACTATAAATTGCTAAACGGGCGGAGCCCTTGATGAACCTGCCGGCGGTAACGGCTTAGTAAAACGGGAATGATTGAACAGATTAGAAGAGTATCGGGGGCCTTGTAATCCCAGCTGCTTGGACAGCAGTCGTGCTATCACCGTAGCCACTAGTCTGCTCAATCATACACTTTGGACGAATATCGTTCTTGTCCCGTGACGATGAGAAGGAGGTCTTTTGGACAACCAGAGTGTGCTGAAATGGTAGGCAGCATTGGTATGCGGCGCGGACTTATAAACCGTGGAGACTGGCTAGATGGGCTGGAACGACAGGGTTCGAATCCCTGGCCTACTACCAAATACAACAAGGAGGCTGTATGTGGATTCTGGTAATTTCATTATGGAGTAATACATCTGAGTTGCCAACCAGTAGCGGTAGTATTCAAGCGAAATTCCCAAACTACGAATCTTGTATTAGGGCTCGAGATCAGGCAGTAAAAACTATTCAAATTGAAAACTATAGAGCGAGTGCAGGGTGTATTCCATTTAAATAATTTTTTAGGAGGAAACCAAAATGGGGCTTTGACAGTATTATTTTTTACAATAGTAATTTTAGTAATGGTTGACCGTAATGTAAAATAGATGTAAAATATATTTTTAAGGAGACATATGGACAGTGACAAGACGGACGGCGGTCCCAAACGTAAGGGTGCGTAACTCAGTTGGTTAGAGTATCTGACTTTTAATCAGAGAGTCGTGAGTTCGAATCTCACCGCACCCACCATATAAAAACACATTGAGCCGAAGGGCACGACGGGTGGTAATGCTCTCTGATGCCGAGAGTGAGGGTTCGAATCCCACAGTGTGTTTCTATATGGTACAAGGAGACGGTAATGCCAATGTATGAAACTACAGTAAGAACACCGCAAGGTGATCAAAAAGATCGTGTGTACGCAAAAGATTTGCAAGAAGCAAGAATGTTGTTTGAACAACGTCACGGGCCCAGGAATGTTCCTTACATTCCAAAAGTCATACCAAGTTAATTGGGGATTCGTCAAGCGGTAAGACAGCGGATTTTGATTCCGCCATGCGGGGGTTCGAATCCCTCATCCCCTACCAGTGGTGTCCGTAGTGTAGTGGCCTGCACACTAGTCTGTGAAACTGGTAGTACCGGATCGATACCGGTCGGACACCCCATGCCGTCTAAGCTAACCTAGTGGAAGCGTATGCCTGAAGAGCATAATGGCCTGGAGCGTAACCAGGAGCCGGCACCATTAAGTTAAATTGTCAATATATTCTGATAATTTATTAAAGATAATTGTATTCCCTTCATTATCAATAGCGTTTAAAGATCTTTGGTACCCTATATTATGTTTACCCGAGTCGATGATACTCAACTCGTTATCTGTAATGCCAGAAGAAAAATTAAACCAGACTGGTAATGTTTTGGCCATTGGACAATGTATCACAGGAATTTTTCTAACTGTTAGCAGTTGATCAATTTGTAGTATTGCTCCATTGAAACGTTTTTGTGAAACATCAGCTGACACCGTGTAGTTCATAACTGTTTTATATATCTGCACGAACTCAGAGCCGGATATGGGTCTAGAAAGCTTATCGTTAGGGTCAAATGGTTTTCCGGGTTTACAGTAATTATAGTAACATACAATATCTAAACTTTGTATATATTCTATATCATCTATGCATCCAATGTCTCGATCAAAACTAGGAAAATAAACAAATGACGGGTGGGAATGGAAAATAATCACTTTATCGATGGGCGACTTTATTGTTCTTACAATCTGTAAAATTCGTTCTTCAGAACATTGTCTGTAGGAATGCACTTGAACATCAAATTGATCACGATATTTTTCTATCAACATGTCACTGAATGTTGTAGGTAAATTTCGATTTGACTGTGATTCATGACAATGATGCCCGATTGTCATACTGTGTCCAATGATGTGTAATGTCATATAAGTTCTCGAACTATGTAAATTGTTGTCCTATAAATATTGTACCGGTTGCAGGAGAATTAGTTCCCGGACCGGGGAGGTCTGTAGCTCAATCTGGTAGAGCACCGTGCAAACAACACGGAGGTAGTTGGTTCAAATCCATCCAGACCCAACATATTAATTTACCAAGCATACTTTTATTTAACGGTCCGTAGCTCAGCGGAAGAGTTCTGGTCTTCGAAACCAGCTGTCGGCAGTTCGAATCTGTCCGGACCGGCCATGCCCACTTAGCTCAGTCGGTTAGAGCACAATCTTGATAAGGTTGGGGTCCCTGGTTCGATTCCAGGAGTGGGTACCAAGTATTTTTTTATTACACACAATTAATTATAAATAATTTTGCAACGCCAACAACAGTTGACGTCGGTATCACTATGACGCTTAGGGTACGACCCTTTTACTACTGTGTTACATGTAGAACGCCGTCCGTATGCAGATTGCTGCTAGCCTACAAAAAAAATTTTAAGAGGATAATGTTATGAAAATTCGTGCGTTAAAGAATTATAGCGCCAGTGTAGGTGTAGAAGTGTATGATATTGATTTGAACTCCGATGAGGAAATACTTGAATTTGGGCGCCTAGTTGCTAGCCAGTGTATTGTTCTAGTGGATCAAAAGATCAGTACACAAAGACTGTTTGAAATACAGACTCAGTGGGGCAGGCCCAGCCGCGCACTTATACACGATTATATTGTAAGTGAACGCTTGAATGGGCGGCATTGGAGAGAAATTTATTTACACCTAGGATATACAACCAAAGACATCAGAAATGTAGACAAACAAATGATTTCTGCAGTTTCTGCTGTCACATACAAAAAAGACGAAAAGAATCGTCCCAAGGGATTGTTTCCAAATGGTGAACTAGACTGGCACAGTGATCAATGTGCATACGATGACAGTCCAAGAGTGATTGGTCTGCAAAGCGTAAGTGATACTGCCAACAGTTGTACACAATTTTTATGCACCCATGATGCATTTGACTCAATGAGTGCCGATATGCAAAGCACAGTCAAAGAATTATATTGCAAACACCGTTGGGTAGAAGGACGTATGGCGCCAGACCTAGAACCAACTCCCAGCTTGGTCATACGCTACAATCAAGCACCACTGGACGGTACAGAAACTAGATTGTATGCCGAGTCAGTCACAGGATTACCGGGTATTAAATTTCCTGCACACAGTTTTGATGGATTTGTGGGAATGAGTATGGATGAAAGTGTGAGACTATTTGATGAGTTAAAAAGAATAGTATATAACAATCGTTGGGTTTACAGCCAGCATTGGCAAGATGGGCAAATTGTATTCATGGACCAAGAGATCACGTTGCACAAACGCCCTACCAATGTCAAAGATGGTGACCGTAGAACCATGGCAAGAGTAATTACCTATTGGGACAAGTTGTATGAACATGCAGCGCCAATGAACACATTGAGATTCAAAGGTGAAACAATCACACATGATCAATTTGCAAGTCTTGTTGATCAAGAACGTCGTAGGATATTTGAAGAAGAGCAACATGACGCATATCTCGCACATCAATGACGCCACTCGGCCTTTGATATTTCTGGGATCAAACAGCATAATGTACAAGTTGGCCGGCATTTGCGAAGACCACGGCATTACAGTTGCTGGCATAATTGATTCTGATTACTACGGTAACTGTGATCAACTGTGTGAGATTCCTGTCATTGATTCAGAATCATTTATCAATGACACTGCAAAATTGGCGCACTACAGAAACAACTATAATTTTTTCTGTGCTACCAATTGGATACCGGAACAATCTCCTGTTGCTGTACGCAACAGACAAAAGCGAAATCGTTTGATTGACTTGATTGAATCCAACAGTCTAAACTGTATCAGTTTGGTTGATAGGGATGCACGAATGCTCAAGTATGCAGAAATTGGGCGCGGAGTATTTTTGGATGCACATGTAATGATAGAGGTAAAATCAAAGATTGGCGATTTTGTTAGCATATACTATAATACGCTAATAGGGCATGACAATGTGGTAGGTAAAAATTGCGTGTTTCAAAGACAATGCATTTTGACCGGCAACAACGTTGTGGAGCCGGATGTATTTTTTGGAGTGGCTGTAAAAGCTCTAAAACCAGGTGCAGTTTTTAAACGTAACAGCTTCATACATGAGGGTATTTACATACGCAGAGGCACCACTGAAAACGAAGTAGTTAGTATGAATTCAATCAACCAAAGTAGGCTAGTGTATCAATATGTTGACTGACATAGAATCAAAAATATTTGAAATAATTGCCAATCAGTTTGGAGTAGATCCAGCAGAGTTATCAATGGCGCATGCCATTGTTGCTGATCTTGGTGCCGACTCGCTTGACACCGTAGAGATCACCATGGATATTGAACGAGTGTTCAAGATAGCTATCCAAGCCGACGAAGCTGCTGATGCTATCACAATTGAAAAAATAATCAAATTAGTAAAATCCAAAGTAGAGTAGCATAGTGGCTAATGCACCATCTTCATACGGTGGCTATCATCGGTTCGAATCCGATCTCTACTGCCATTTTACAAAGTTGCTCCATAAATTTTTACATCGGGTCGCTGGTGCAGTACTTTTAATTTACTAGAAACAGTATCGTATAATGGATGTCTGGCATCAAGGACATCGATACTAGAAAACTGTTCTTGAGAATATGTGTTCCAATTGGTGATTCTAACATATTCAACTAAATCAACATCATACGATTTGGCAAAATTATAAAACTGTTCTAGTTCGCTATAGTTGTCATATTGCACTACTATACGTAACATAAAATGAAAATGATGCTGATGTTTTTTAATTTTCAAAAAATTTAAGTTATCAAGCAATTTTTCAAACTTACCACCTCTTCGAAGTTTTTCGTAAGTGGCTTTGGTACAACTGTCTGCTGTAATAGTGAAATTTTGTATGTGATCGGCGATATGCGCTATTCTGTTCCATCTACTGCTGATCAAAAGTCCATTACTTTGAAACCAAAATTCTGCTTTAGGATAGTTTTGAATGTTGAATTTTGAAACAAATTCCATTAACAAAGTACTGGCAAACACTTCGCCGGATGTGCTTAATTTTATAGTAATATTTTTATCGCTTGATCCATTGAAAATTTGTTCATTTAAAATATTTAATGCTGCAGAATTTTGCGTGAGGTTATATTCATTTTTATCAATTACTCTTGTGCGACAACTTGGGCAACTTAGATTACAAGTATCATCGCCGGCAATATAAAAAGTATAAGGCATTTCAAAGTAATCGCAGGTAGTAAATTTTTTTTGAAGCTCTGGGTCAAGTTTATTTAACGGAATTAATGTTTGATTAATTATGCTTCCACACGTTTGTTCGTTGCAATATATATAGGAACCATCACGTATACTTTGTCTAATTTGATTGGCTAATTTACTATTAAAAATTTCTACTAATGATTGTTGAAATATGTTTCCTATTTGCTGAGGATGCCAGTTTTCGCATCCACATAAACGAACATTACCTGCTTGATCAATTTGAACTGTTTCAAATGGATCCGGGCAGTACAAATCTTTAAAGTTTTTCTTTGGAAATAAATTTGGCTTGATTGTAAACACTTTATTCATTGCAATATTTATAAGACACTTTAGGTTGACAATTAATCACTAGTTTTATATAATAATGAAATAGTGCAGTAAACGTTCATTAACAATCAAGCAGTAAATGCCCCGGTGGTGGAACTGGTAGACACGCTGGTCTTAGAAGCCAGTCTTCGGGTGAGGGTTCGAGTCCCTCCTGGGGCACCATATTGAAGCACATTTTGATGCCTATAAGCGTATAGAGTTGATCGCCTATATGACGGTGCGAGATGAGTGTGTTTCAATATGGTTTCCGGTTACCACTTTCCTGAAAGTGGCGTGTGGTGCACGAGAAAATCCAGGTGGCTATGGCACCTTTAGCGGGGCAACTCAGACGACATAGCAGCGTGAACACTACGCGGCAAAGTCCTTTAGTGTTCGGACAGGGTAACAACTCAGCTTGGGGGCGACCGTGGAAAAGCGTGGCCTAAGCAATTACATCCAAAATATATTTGTGTTGAGAAATTAGTCTATTAAATATTTAATAGACGAAAGAATTTTATGTCCAAAAATCTACTCTGCTGTCCAGTAAAAAATTTAAAAATCAAAATTGATTCTGACAGAATTAGAAAAATATATTATAGAATACGTGAAAAGATTGATAACAACGAATTGAAGTTAGAATTTGAACCAGGTTATCAAGCCTATAGAGGAAGCATAGGTAAGTACGGTTCAATGACTGTAGATAAATCAAAAAAATATGTTTCCGCTTGTGATTTTTATGTTTGGTCAGGGCTTTTTTTAGAATATATTTTACCTCAAGAGTTAAAAAATTTTGCTACAAAAAGTAAAGAAGCAAAGTTAAATTTTGTAGGATTTAGTTTTTTTGAACATTATGGAGAATTAATAAAACATTATGACGGAATTCCTGAATATACTTGGAATGCACAACCATTTCAAAATGAATCAAAAAAAATTTGTAACTTGAATTTAATCATAACTTCTACAGATCCAAAAGCATATAGTTATGCCATAGATAAAGTAACAGGTCATAAAGAAACTTATCAATCAATACCTGGTACAATAAACTTAATTGATGCTTCAGTTGATCACGGAGTTATAAATGCTGGCTTTAGAGAAGTATTTCAAATGAGATGGTTGAGTCCGGTGTCAGAAGTCAAGAGTTTTTTGGCTGCAAATAACTTTTTATGATTGCTAGTTTTAAATTTAATTTTTCAGCAGGACAGGTATCTGATGAATATATGTTTCTTGAACTTAAATTTGGCAATCAAATTAAACAAATAGAGACGAAAGATATATTTTGCGTCAATGTTGATATTGCATTACCTACAACTATTGAGTTTCATTTAGGTAACAGGAAAGATAATGACACAATCACCAGTAATGGTGAAATTGTAGCTGATAAATTTATTCGCATTGATAGTTTAGAAATAGATGGATTTTTTATAGAATCCTGGCAATTACCGGAAGAGTCGTTTTATTTTGAAACAGATCAACATACAAAAATTTTTAGTTATTACTGGTCTAGAAATGGCGTTGCAAAGTTAATTATTGATAAAGACGATGCTGCCCTTTGGTTACTAGACTGTAAAAAAATTATAACAGATAAATGAAATTTTTTGGTTATTGGATTACCTAACAAGTACCAGTGGTCTAAGTGTCATAACAGGAGATTGCAATGACTTGGGTGTTAGTGTTTTGGATACAATTTCCTGAAAACTTTACTATCTACGAAAAGTTTCCTAACGAACTTAAGTGCTTAGAATCAGCAAAAACTTGGAATGCAAGATTAAGAGCAGTGAATAGTAAAATGAATGCTGAATGTAGAGTTGAAAAATAGATGCACCCATCGTCTAGTGGCCTAGGACACCACCCTTTCACGGTGGTTACACCGGTTCGAATCCGGTTGGGTGTGCCACATAAATACGAGCATGAAAGAATTGCTCAAGAACTTACCGCAAATTTTGGGTGCTATGCCCGAAATTGTAAAATATTTAAAATATGTACCTGTATTGATGGTATTAGCGGGTATTGGATATGGCATTTTCTTTTATATGGAAAATCACAAAGATCCATATATTTGTGTAAACAATCAAGTATTTGAACAACTGCGAGTAGACTCTGATGTATACGTGTTTAGAGGCGAAACGTGCGTTGATGCAAAAGACGTAAAAGAATAATTGGGGGTGTAGCTCACCTGGGAGAGCAGGACCTTTGCAAGGTCAAGGTAGCGGGTTCAAGTCCTGTCACCTCCACCATTATATCAGGAATCTACTATGAATGTGGTTATTATTGGCGGCGGGCAAAAGTTCGGAAAAATTATTGCAGATAAATTTCGAGATGAAGGTAATAATGTTTACATATTGAGTCATAAAGATTACGGAAATAATCCAAACCACTTATACGCAAATTTTTTTGACATTCATGATGTAGTGAATAAATTTAAAAAGCTAATAGAGAACATTGATAAAATTGACTTGTTTCTTTACAATTCTAATGCAGATTACGGCCCTTGTAGCGAAGAAGATTATTGCACAGGAGCAGATATAACTAGAATAACAAATTCTTGGATAGCTACCCTTTCTATTCAAGCTATAATTCCACATATCATTGCTACTATTGCACTGACAAAAATGGAAAAAAATAGTAAAATAGTTTTTATGACCAGTGGATTGGCCTTTGCTGTGCCAAGAAATTTTGCTACCAGTTCAGTAGGTCATCCTGGAGGTAAAGCGGCACAAACTCATTTAATGTTTGCACTAGCTAAACATAATGATAAAGGTGTTATAGTCTATTCTATTTCCACACATTTTGAATATGATAACAGTGAAAAACTGTCAAAAACTATCAGTAGAATTTATGAAAATTTAAATACTTTCAATTCTAACATATCTGGTAGAATAATTAAATTTTGGCAATAGAGGGGATGCGGCTAAGTTGGAGAGTGGCGGCTGACTGTAAATCAGTTCTTTCGGGTGAGTAGGTTCGATTCCTTCCATCCCCACCAAATTGGGAATAGTTATGATTATATATCGTGTGCCTTATGCTTATTTGAATGATTATCAAATGATTGGTCAGCGAGTGCAGGTTCTTATGGACATGAAACGCAAGGACATTGATCAGCAGGAAATGAGAGAATTAGCCCATTTGATGGCAATTCAAGAAGCCACAAGGTTACAGCGAAATTATGATTATGACAAACAAACAGAATTTTTAAGACTTTATGCCTTTGGCGAAAGTATCAAAGAACAAAGATTAGTTCAACGTGCTAGTGCAGTAGGACTAAACATTGATAGATATATTTAAAGCCTCGTTAGTTTAATGGTAGAACTCCATCCTTACACGGTGGTTACGGTGGTTCGATTCCATCACGAGGCACCAGTTTTATTCCAGGACGGCCACAAGGTGGGGCAGCGGACTGTTAATCCGTTCATCAGATAGGTTCGATTCCTATTCCTGGAGCCAGTTGTAGGTCGGTTAGTTAAACGGTGATAATAATGGCCTGTCACGCCGTAGTCACGGGTTCGACTCCCGTACCGACCGCCAAATTTTATGCGGGGTTCGTATAATGGTAATACCTGAGCCTTCCAAGCTCATGCTGAGAGTTCGATTCTCTTACCCCGCTCCACTACATTGTTACTATTCTAGCAACGTTTGTTGCTATTCTTGCAACAAAACAAAACGGTAGACCATAATGGCTCATTTTGCTATAATACAGGTATAGTAAAGCAAAGGAGCTGTTATGAAACTAGTAATCACTACCCAAGTTTACGAAAACTACGGCGCCCACGATTGGGACGGCAAAGGCGAGTGCCCTGAGTATTGGAAAGCCAAAGGCGGCAACGACTATGTGGTCAAGAATTTTCGAGGCAAAGATGTGACCCAGGCTGTTATGGCTTTGCGTAGTCAGATTGAAGAAGACAGTGCGTACTTCCGTGAACACATTGTTGATTTCAATATTGTAGCCGATGACTATCTAACCCAATTTGAGCGTGACCAACTTGAGTTTGATGGCCGGATTGAATTTCCAGCACGTGAACTTGTTTGGGCCTAAGGAGATGACGATGTCTAGAAAAGACTTTGAGTTGATAGCAAAACATATTAGTGAAATTGCAGATAGAAACACTAGAGTAGAAGCAGCGACAGCGGTAGCCGCTGCATGTATGAAAATTAATACGAGATTTAATATTACCAAGTTTTACGAGGCATGTAATGTGTTATTGTAATGAATAAGTTAATCCGTGACGGAAAGGTAGCAGTTCTCGTATCGCCTGACTACGGTGCCGGTTGGTATTCTTGGCACAAAATAGAGGAACTGCTTTATGACCCTAGTATTGTATTATGGCTTGAGGCCAAAGAACTAGACAAAATAGAACACTACCTAACATTGAAATATCCAAACGAATATTTTGGTGGATTAGACGATTTAACTGTTGAATGGATAGATCAAGGCACAGAGTTTAGAATTGACGAATTTGATGGTGCGGAATCAATTGAATTAAAAGCCAACACCAAGTGGCTAGTAGCATAACAAGGAGAACAAGATGCCGGCAACTTTTTTAATAAGTGACACGCATTTTGGTCACGCCGGCGTCTGCAGATTCCTACGCAATGACGGTATTACCAAACTGCGCCCATGGGATGACCCTGAGGAAATGGACGAGTTCATGGTCCAAGCCTGGAACGAGCGTGTTAGACCTAAGGACAAAGTATATCACCTAGGTGATGTAGTTATTAATAGGAAACATTTGACCACACTCGGCCGTCTCAACGGCGACAAAGTGTTAATCCGTGGTAACCATGATATTTTTAAACTAGAGGACTACACCAAATACTTTAGAGATATTCGTGGCTATCATGTGATGAGTGGCATGATCTTGAGTCATATACCTATACATGAAGAAAGCCTGGGTCGCTTCGGTGTAAATGTACACGGTCACCTTCATGCCAACCGTGTGATGCGCAGAGCTAGTTCTATGATGGAGTTCATGGAATGGGGTGTTCGAGAACGAATTGATCCTCGCTATCATTGTGTATGTGTAGAACAAACTGACTTTGCACCTATCTTGCTTGAAGACTTGATTAAAAGAATCAAGGCAGAAGGTGGTACAATTGAAATGCGTAACGGTAATGGTCCTATCATGTAATTGTTGACAGGACTATTACTCAACTATATAATAATGTTATTGGAGAGTTGGGTGAGCTGGCTGAAACCACCTTCCTGCTAAGAAGACATACGGGCTAAAACCTGTATCGAGGGTTCGAATCCCTCACTCTCCGCCAAATTCGGCCCTTTTAGTATAATGGTAATACAGTGGATTTGTAATCCTCTGATGGCAGTTCGATTCTGTCAAGGGGCACCAAAGGATACTTTATGCCACGTCCAAGCGATCTTACAAAAAGCGTAATTGACAGATTAATGAACTTACAGGAGTTTACTATCAGTGTTCCTGTAGAAGAAAATTGGATGCCTAATGGTCGTGTACCATTTGATATTAGTATTAAAAACGGAACAGCTACCGTAACTGTTCCGGCCTTGACAGAAGCAGAAGCTCGTAGTAAAATAATAGCATATTTTAATTCAAGCGAGGAAGAATAAAAAATTATCCGGGTGTAGCTTAGTCTGGCTTAAAGCGCCTGCTTTGGGAGCAGGAGATCGTGAGTTCGAATCCCACTTCCCGGACCATTTAAAATGCGACTGTGGTGAAACAGGTATACACAGCAGACTTAAAATCTGCCGACGAAAGTCGTGCCGGTTCGATTCCGGCCAGTCGCACCAAGTTGTAGGGCCGGAAGCTTAATTGGTATAAGCGTCCGACTCATAATCGGGGGACAGTGAGTTCGAGTCTCACCCGGCCCACCAAGTTTTACTGGCGTTCGTATAATGGATAATACAGAAGACTTCTAATCTTTAAATAGGGGTTCGATTCCCTTACGCCGGACCAAATTTGATGCATCGGTGGCTGAGTGGTCCAAAGCAGCAGTCTGCAAAACTGTACAACCGCGTGTTCGAATCACGCCCGATGCTCCATAAATATCTGCATGTTAGTGGACAGTCATGCTTTCCGATACCATGCCCAAATACCGTGGCCAATCAGCAATTCAGCTCAGTTAGACTGGATAGAAGGATTATTGTCAATTGAATCGTGGTTACGTGAATGTGTAGGCCCAAGATATGCTCGATGGGCCTATGATGATTGTCAAGCACTTTATAATATAGGTGTTGCATTCAAGTGGGATCAGGATAGAACATTGTTTATTTTAACTTGGTCTGACTAGCAATTGATAATAAATGTACTGGAAAGGTAACAAAGAGGTAACTGCATATGATACTTTATAATTCTGGATGTAGTTTTACTTCAGAGCAGCCCGGCATAATAACCAATGAACAAATGTATTGGCATTATCTTGCATTAGATATGGGAGCAAAAACTATCGTAAATGATTCCGGCCATGGTTCTAGCAACAACTTAATTATCCAACGAGTGTATCGTCATTTGTTATCAAATTTAGATTCTGATACTTTTTATATAATAAATCTTACTTCATTAAACAGACTAGATTTAGAGCAATGTAAGTCAGATAAATTTCAAGAGATATTAACACCAGAAGCTATCAGCAGAATTGATTTTGAAACCGCAGAGCTAATAGCGTACAGTCAAATCGTCGGTGTTGTTTCTTGCTTAGATTTATACAAAAAAAATTATTACATCATTAATAATTCAAAAGCATTTGATTGGGATCCTTTTGGACCGCGGAAACCGTTTTTTGATTACATCAAAGATAATCCTAGAATATTAAACTTATATCAGTATTCTAGATATAATTTTCATGAAACATACAGCGGAATAAAACCATGGGATTATGATTTATATGGGTGGAATGGACATGATGGCCCGGCCGGACAATTGGCTTATTATCATAAACTCAAAGAGATAATTGAAAGTCGTTTTAATAGTCACAAGGAAGCGCAAACCAATTGGTGATGGTACCTGTCTTGAAAACAGTTGAGCGTTAATGGCGCCTTGAGGGTTCGACTCCGTCCGCTTCCGCCAGATTTTACAGGAGCAAGTATGTCAAACGAAAATGATAAAATTAAAAATAGTACTCGTAGGTATCGAGACGATACAGCGATCGAAAGACAGATAAAGATAGCCAAAGATTATCTCATGCACCAAAACACAAAATGGAAGTATATAACTCAACCACATCGCAATCATAAAAAACATATTTTAAACTGCGGTGATTCTAATTGTTCTATTTGCGGTAATCCTAGAAAATGGTTCAAAGAAATAACAATACAAGAAAAACGATTCTTACAGGACAAATTCCATTATTACGATGAGGATGATATTGTTCGCGGATATAATTGACATTTATTAGAACTTCAAGTAAAATGTTAAGTACATTAGTTAATTAGGAGTAGTAATGAATATTCGAACTCGAGCAATTCTTCGTACTGTGGGCATGATAGCTGTTGCAGCATTAGGACCAATTGCAATCGTAGCATTGTTTCAATTGGATGCCGAAACTCTTTTTAATTTGTTTATCTTTTCGGTTTTTGTTTGGATGGTCTGGGTAATTTATTCAATCAATTTGGGCCAGCTAGAGAGTGAAGAAAAAATCAAAGAGATTCAAGAGCGCAGAGAAACAATGATTTCCAACATGGTTAAAAATCCAGAGTAATCCTGTCCGGTGTAGTATAATGGCAGTGCGGCGGTCTCCAAAACCGTTAGTGGGAGTTCGATTCTCTCCACCGGAGCCAAACTTTTAATTTTAGGAGTAGATTATGAAATACGTTAGAGTGGGTTTTCCTTTTATTGTTGTTTTAACAATTATTGCAAATTGCTATATAACCTATTACGATGAAAATTATGTTGCCAGTCAGGCATACATGACTGCTTTTCTTGGCTGGGTAATTATCATGGTAGATGAAATTATTAACTTTAGGAAAGATAGTTCAAACAAGGATTCGGTATAATATGTTTACAATACCATTACGTGAAATTCCCTATTACATCAAATGGCGTTTTAAACAGTTGTTGAAACGCTTTCGATAAACTGTGGCGGAGGGGAGAAACGGTTTACTCGTCAGTCTCATAAGCTGAAGACATCAGGTTCGATTCCTGTTCTCCGCAACCATTATGTAATCATTGCAGTTGTTGATTACTAAATATCTTGTAAATGATTTCTAAAAATATAATCGAAATTCAAAATTCTGCTTCCGAAGAACCGGTAGATGGCATACAGTTGTATGGCCCAGATCAAAACCCTCATACTCAAATGCTAGCTAGGGTAGCCGAACTTAGCCGAGTTAACCCCCAGAAAAATTTAAGTTCTGTAATTATTAATCCTGTGACTAGGACAAAGAAAGTGGCTATGATTATGGCTCCTTTTTGGAGCCCGCACATTGCCCCTTACAATATTGCACGTCTTACAGCTTTAGCTAAAAGTGCTGGTTTTAAATCATGTGCCTATGATCTAAATGTGTTGTGTTATCATAAAGCAAAAGATTTGTGGAGCCCTTACCTTGATTGGAAATGGGACCAAGATGTTTATTGGACAGAAGTTCATCCTTTAATAGAAGATATTTTATTAGAAGAAATAGATCGTATTGTAGAATTTAAACCAGATATAGCAGGATTCAGTCTTTATTACACAAATAATAATTGTGCATCTTGGATTATTCGAAAATTAAAAGAAAGATTACCCAATATTAAAATATTAGGAGGTGGTAGTCAAGCAGTGCAAGGTCAGGTTAGGTATGAGGAACTGTTTGATCATATAGTTTCTGGCGAAGGTGAGATAATTTTTTTAGAACTATTAGAAAATATAGAATCAAATTCACCGCCTTTAGATAAAATGTTATACCACCCTAAATCTCAAAGAATAGATTTGGACAGCATGCCCTGGCCTGACTATTCAGATTTACCATTGGAACTGTATGAACTCGGAACAGCGGTTGGCAGTGAAATAAGTCGAGGTTGCGTGGCTAAATGTCAATTTTGTTCCGAAACAACTTTTTGGAGATATCGCGGGCGACTAGCAACAAATATTGTTGACGAAATTGAATATCATTATCGTACATTCAATGTAAGGACAATTTGGTTTATTGATAGTTTAGTAAATGGTAATCTTAAAGAATTGAGAGCATTTGCATTAGGAGTAGTTGCCAAAGGACTGCATGATTTAAATTGGGTCGGATATTGCAGATGCGACCATAGAATGGATTTAGAGTATTTACAAGATTTAAAAAAATCAGGTTGTCAATATTTAAATTTTGGAATTGAATCCGGAAGCCAAAAAGTTTTAAATCTCATGAAAAAAAATGTATCAGTGACTGCCATTGAACAAAACATGAGAGATATTACCACTGTAAGAATTGGGGCCATAACTACCTGGTTTGTGGGATTTCCTGGAGAAGATCTTAAAGATCTAGCACACACAATGACATTAATGTGGCGTACACGGCAAACAAATATTACAGTGTATTCTGTCCAATCATGTTATGTTTTACACGATACCCCATTAGGTCAACAGCCAGAAAAATTTGGTATCAGTCTAGATCATCTTGGCGGCCAATGGTTAACAGATGATCATAAAAACACAATATTACACCGGTTAATAAGGTTAAAAAGTATTAACATTATTATGAATCACATGCGACGTGGAACTGATAGACATGCTATTGAAAGACCTGGAGTAGAGACACATTATACTTTAAATTATAAAGATAACAAAGCTCGAACATTTATTCCATATGAAACTGATTTTGATTATAATATAATACAGCCAAACATCAATCCAGTAGCAGATAGTCTTGTCAATGAACTTTGGCCATTGTTTAGAACGTTATGGTTAGCCTACGGCGGTTACGAAATTACAGTGAACTTTGATCACAATGTTGATATGCTAGAGTGGGGTCATAGTCGTATGCCAGCAGACGATGGCAATACTCAACTTAATGCAAGTGTAGAATTTAAAATCTTAGATTCTGGTGAGTATTATTCTAAACACCATTATGATGTAAAAGCCAATCTCACCAGTTACAACAGCGAAGATAAAATTTATGATTTTGTATTAGATTGGGAAGGACAAGGAAATTGGACTAGGCTCAATGATTCTAAAGAAATTATAATATAATTGTTTTCTAAAAATCTCATGCTCAAACACACATTTAAATCTTATCCAACCAAAGATTCTGACAGACTAGGCAATGGCACCGCTGCGGATTTTGATCAAGACGGCTTGATGGACATTGCCTACAGCATGGATATTTCAAATGGCGGAAAAAATGATTATCTATCGCCTGTAGGCATTTTCAAAAACACTGAATCAGGATTTGTTCCCTACAAAATTACTATAGACGGTGTGCCTGATCAATTCCCGCAAGTGAAGTTCGGCATGTACACGGTTGTGGACGACATCAATCAAGATGGAATACCAGACATCATACCTATCGATCAAAGTGAAGTTCCGGGTACCCAAGGAACCTTCGAAGGAAATTTTCAATATGCCTACATTAGCTCAGGCATTGGGAGTTACCGTAAAGTACAGATTGGCAATGACAAGTACGCTGTGCATGGATGGGGAATCATAAACAGTCGGGACAATAAATTTAGAATTGTGTTTAACACACCCTGGACTGAAAATCATATTGGCGGAGTTAGCACAGTCATTTCCACCTATGACTCGATCACACAGAAGTTCACTTCAGATTACTTTACAAGTAAAAGCACTTATTACGATCAAGTGTCAGGCAAAGAATTTTTCTATCAAACTACCGTTGACATAAACAATGACGGAAACTCAGACATAATTGGATTTTCAGCTTGGCTGTCAGGAGACAACGTAGCCTATTTAAATGACGGCAACGGAAAATTTAGTTATTACAAACACATTGATACCGGCTTGCCACCAAATGTGCATGTTGAAGAAGTTGCTGTTGGAGATTTCAATGGTGATAAATTGCCAGACATTGTTGTGTTTGGAGTTGATCGTCGAACGCCAGATTTGAATAAAAGCATAAGAGTATTGATTAATCAAAATGGCACTGATCTAGTCGATCGGACACAACAGTTTTTAGGAAACAAGTACCAAAACATGTCTGCCAGCATGGCGTATCTTGATACCTGCGATGTGAACATGGACGGTATTTCAGATTTTGCGTGGGCACGTTTTCCAAATGTAAACAACACAGGTTCTATACTGTTTGACGTATGTGTTAGTGATGGTTCAAAATTTGAGATTTACACTAAGTATTCAGTTTTGCCAAGAGTAATCCCGTTAGACAATAATACCTTTTACGATGGTGCGAAGTTAATAGATCTAGAAATCGGTGTAAACGAAATTTCGCCTTCGGTAAACAATAGTACGGCAGCAAAAGCTTTTCGAATCTACAAAGCTGCATTTGATCGAACTCCTGACACTGCTGGCTTGAATTATTGGATAGCTAGGATGAACGGTGGTATGGACTTGGTTGAGGTATCCGCGAGATTTATTGACTCTGCAGAATTTAAATCCAACTATGGGCAAAATCCAACACACTCAGAATTTTTAACTCGGGTGTATAACAATGTACTCGATCGAAATCCTGATACCAACGGTCTTGCTTGGTGGGTAAATGAGATGACGACAAATACTGATAAAACTTGGGCAAAGGTACTAGCCGATTTCTCCGAGAGCCCTGAAAATCAAACTAATGTTGCGTCGTTGATCGCTGATGGAATTTCGTTTGATGTCTGGTAAAATCTTTAAATGTTAAAAAATAATATTTCTTTTTATTTTCAACACGGCGCTGCAATTAGTGTTGAAAAAAATGGCGAATATTTTATTTTTGAACTGGAAAGATTAGTAAAAAAAAGATATTTTAGTTTATTAAGTGTGGCAATTGATGATGCTCTAAAAATAATCAATGACGCTTTAAATATTTTGCAATATCATTATAACATAGATAACCAATTTGATACCTGCGTATTTCCTGGATATACGCTTCGTGCCCAGGCTAAAACTCTTCCATTAATCGAGGCGTGTAGAAATTTAATTTCTGCTAACAAATATGTCTTGCTAAATCATCATTTATCACACGCAGCTTGTGCCGCATATCAATCTCCTTATGCCTCTGGTCTGGTAATTTCTTTTGACGGATCAGGAAATGACGGTAGATTTAATCTTTACAACTATGATAAAACAATAGAACATATTACACGGTTAGATGTTCCTTCTTTTGGTAAGTGTTACAGACAAGTTGCTTTTATCTTGCAGGATATAGAAAAAGTAAAAAATGGCAAAGCAAAACTCATGGTTGGCTATGCTGGTAAATTAATGGGACTAGTAGCGTATGGCAAAGTAAGAAATGATTGGATAGAAGGATTCAGTGATTTTTACCAAACTGGTAATCTTACAAAGTTAAAACAAACAACAGGTTTATTACATATAAACGAAGATGAATTTTTAACTAGGATAAAAAATGACATTGCATACACACAATATTCAGGACAACTTGCATATGATTTAGCAGCAACAAATCAATACGTATTTGAAAAAGAATTTTTTAATTTGGTTGATAGTTTTATAGATGATCGTCCTATAATAATTGCAGGTGGCTGTGGGTTAAATGTTCTACTTAATGAAAATATAAGACTTCGATATGGCAACCGTGTATTTGTTCCACCTAATACCGATGATAGTGGTATATCTTTAGGGCAACTTTTTTTGGTTAACCCGCCTACTCGTCAAATTGATGTAACTTATTGCGGTTTCCCTATTTTAGATCTTGAAGAAAAGGATACTTTATTAGCCGGATATTATACAAAAAACATTGATATAAATGAAATAAGTTTATTATTAAAACAAGGACACATTTTTGGGGTCATAATGAATAAATCTGAAATTGGACCAAGAGCACTTGGAAACAGAAGTATTCTATGCGATCCGTCTTTTCCTAACATGAAAGACAAACTAAACAAAATAAAAAATAGAGAATGGTTCAGGCCATTTGCACCAGTGGTGCGATTTGAAGATAGAAACAAATATTTTGAATTTGATTACGAATCAAGATTTATGTCTTTTTCACCAAAGGTTAGAAATGAATATCAAAAAATGTTCCCATCAATAACACATGTCGACGGTACAGCTAGAGTACAAACTGTAACTAGTGAGCAAAATGAATTTTTATATAATCTATTAGGCCAAACTAATGTATTACTAAACACTTCATTTAATATCAATGGCACACCTATGATTACATCTATTAAAGATGCTCTTACTATTCTAAACACAACTGATCTTGATCACCTAATAGTACAAGATAAACTGGTATCTAATATTAATTTCTAAAAATCAATTTTTGTTTAGAATTAAAAAGATTTTTATCTTCTTCGCTTAAGAAATTAAACATTTTTTGGTTATAGATTTGTGCTTTTGCATTTGTTTTTAAATCCCATTCTGCTGTTTTTTGTAAATAGTATTTCCAAATTTTCTCATCAGAATTATCAGTATCTAACAATATTGAATACAAGTTATTGATATTAACGTATAATGATTTATTTGACTGTAACCATTTATTGTTTAGTATAGTGGATAAACTTGTAGCAGCATGTTTTTTTAAATAAGCTGGCATATATTTTATATCTAGCCATGATGGTTGATACAAAGGTGTATCATAGGCAAAAAAATATGGAAAATTAAATTCTTTTTTAAAATTTTCAAAATAACGAATCCAATCTTCGACATAAAATATGTTGTTAGTGCTCCATACTGGAGTTAAAAAAAAGTTAAAATTGTTAGTATTATTTCTATAATAAGCAAAAGTTTTTAAGTTTTCTTCTATTTTTTGCCAAGTTCCCGGCCATCTTACATAATGATAATTTTCGTTAATACTGTCTACGCTGACAGCCAAAGATAGCATCTTAAAGTTGTTACATAAAAATTGTATAAATTTTTCGTTGTCAATTATTCCATTTGTGTTTATTGTTAAATTTATTTTTTGGGCTATATTAGTCTCAATTAACCAATCTAAAAGTTTTTTAAAATCGGGCTGAACAAATCCTTCACCTCCAGAAATTACTAGGTTTACTAATTCTCTTTTATTAACTTCGTTTGCAATTGAATCCAACATTGTATTCCAATATTGGGGATCATCTGAAATAGTTGGTGTTTTTATCTCTTGACCAGTTTCAATTTTGGCAAACAGGCTGCTTGTGTCAACATTACAACTTCTACATGCCATATTACACAAATTACTAAAGGTACAATGAATATTGAACGCGGTAATTTCTTGTTCTCGCAAAAAGTTGTCGAGCTGACTATCAGTAAGTTCGATTAAATAACGGGTTCTTTCGCTAATTTTGTCATCCTCTTCACATTCGTAACAAATAGAACAATTTAGAAAAGTTTTTTTGTTTTTTATCGCTTCTTTGATTTGGATAATGGGTCTTAAATAATCTGTTTCTACAGTTGGTATTAAATTACAACATGGACTTACATATTTGGATGAATGGAAAAATTGTAAGCTATTGTAAGGCAAATAACAAATATGTTTATTATCTGTAGCCCATTCTTTTCTTTGAGTGTACCTATCAAAGCTGTCGTTGGTTAAAATATGATCTGGCATTAGGAATTGAAATAAGTAGCTTTATATTGATATAGGATATTTATGAACATTGGTTTTTTTGGAGATAGTTATTGCGACATAATTTATTTTGATGATCAAGAATACAGAGCACATCCCGAAAAATGGGGCAGGCAATACAAAACTTGGTGTGCAAGATTGTTAGACGATATGCAATCACCAATTCTGTCTTCGGGATTGGGAGGTTCTAGTATATACCATTCAATCGATAAGTGGGAAAAAGATGTTCATAAAAATGATTATGATTTTGTATTTTGGTCACTAACTTGGCACAATCGCTTGTATACCAGCGAACACTTTCAGCCGGTTTTTTCTGCCAGAGCAGAGCGCAGACCTATACCCGAATCTACCAATCCACACATAAACTATCACGAAATAGATCAAGGTCTTGATTTATATTACAAATATTTTTATCAAGAAAATGAAAAACTGTTTAACTATGAACACTCTTTAAAATGGATTCTAGAATTACCAAATCAATATAAGAATATTAAATTTATATTTTTACCTTGTACAGAACATAGTAGGCACTTGTCCTTAAAATATTTTACAAGTGGTGTTTTGGTGAATTTTAGTTTTGAAGTGTTATCAAACTTAGAAACGGGTAGCATTGGACCAATGCCTATTGCCTGTGGCAGAATGGGTCATTTCAATGATCACAATCACGAAATATTTGTTACACAAATGAAAAATATTATAGATAAGTACCCACAAGTTAATAATTCTTTAGTGGATTTGGATCTAAAAGATTTTGATTTGACTGAATTGCCTACATTTAATGTTTGATTTTTTCTATTTTTAATAATACAATAATGTTATGCGTAAACCTGAAAAAATTTATAGAGTAAAAAATCTTCGCACTGGTGAAGTTTTCACTACGAGCACGGTTTACGAAAAGGACATTGATGGAGAACAGTTTATTGGTGTCTGGCGTGAATCTGATCCGCATCGTAGAGTAAATTGGATTAGAAAAGACAGTATGGTAAAAGTTAAATGAACGAACATTTTGATCCATTAGATCCGGATACGTACCATATTGATCTGGATTTCACTGACGATAACATGACAACAATTGCTGTTTCAGACTATGATTTTACCAACACTACCATATCCCCGAGTGATTTACAGGTACAAGGTGATGCTGAGTTCAAAGGAAATATCACGTGGCAGGGTAGAGATATGCGAGAATGGTTAGAATCAGTTGAATCTCGTTTGGCTATTTTACGCCCGAATACCGAATTAGAAGCCGAATGGTCGGAATTGGCCGAGTTAAGAATGAAGTATGTTGAACTAGAACGCAAATTACTAGAAAAGCAACAAGTGTTTGATATACTTAAAAAAAGTTAAAGTTACAAGTCTATTTCGTATGTTGCTGCTATGCGTTTGACTAAATCAATCCTAGCCTTACCTAAAGATTTATCTTGCAGTATACATTTTAAAATATCAAGTGCTACAATCATTGCCACTGCTTCAGTTTGTTTCTCACTATCTTTGGGTTGATATTTGGATACAGAATCAAATTTTTCTAGTAATAACGCAATATGAGTTTTCATTTAAAAGGTCCGCTTAGGTGTCAGGTATTCTCTAAATTCACAACTACCTGTTACTTGTGTACCTTTTAGATATAGCGCCTGTACCGCTTTGGATAGTTCTGTTCTACATTCATTTTCGGAAATATAAAAATTTTGCACTGAGCCTCGATGATTGTATGGTGACTCTGAACTAAGTACAATAATTAATAATAACCACATACGGATCCTTTTGGATATTTATAGACACTAAATGATTTTTATGCTATACTGTGTGTATGAATAAAATTACCGTTCCGAATACAAAGGCATATGATGCTATTATTTGGGCCAGTGAACAATTTGGGCCAGGTGGTTACATTATACAACATAATTTTCCCGGCAACATGTATGAATTTACATTTGAGCGGCCGGATCAAGCAACACTATTTGCACTTAAATGGATGTGATATGAAAATTGCAATTTGCTCAGACCTCCACTTAGAATTTGGAGATTTAGAATTAGAGAACACCCATGGCGCGGATGTTCTAGTTCTAGGCGGCGATATTTTTATTGCCTCAGAGCTGCGTGACTTCATGTACGATGATTCAGGATTGATCGCTGTGACTGCTACCGCTCGTGCCCGAGCCCAACGTTATGTAAATTTTGTTGGCCGTTGCGCAGAGAGATTTCCGCACGTGATTCTTATCATGGGTAACCACGAACATTATCACGGTGACTTTGCTACCAGTGCTCAAGACATTAGAAGTGCTTTTGGTGATATGCACAATGTTCATTTCTTAGACAAAGAGTGGCGTATCATCAACGGTGTTTTATTCTATGGCGGTACACTATGGACCGACATGAATGGGCAAGATCCTACCACTATGCATCGTATTCGCATGATGATGAATGATTTTAATTGCATCAAAAATACCAGCGAAGAAGGCAAAAAGGTATTCATGCCCGAAGATGCAGTTGAAGATCATTTTGCATTTAAGCGTGGATTGGATGCGGTATTAGAGCAGCACCCTGATTTGCCGGTGGTAGTTTGCGGGCATCATGCACCTAGTCGAGCCAGTACTCATCCAAGATACAAAAATGAACTGGTAATGAATGGTGCTTATAGTACCAGTTTGGATAATTATATATTAGACCGTAGGCAGATTCGACTATGGACACACGGTCACACACATGAGGATTTTGATTATATGATTGGCACTACCAGAATTGTTTGTAATCCTCGTGGCTACGATGGGTACGAAGCTCGTGCCGATCAATTTCAACTCAAATATGTGGAGGTTTAAATGAGACAGCAATTACTAAATGCAGCAAGAGCCTATTTTGTTAGCAACATCGAAAAGCATCGCATGAATGTAGAAGTTATGTTGGGCAATCCCATTGCCATACATGATCATACAGACTGGATGACAGCCATGGAAGCAGAAATCGCAGCTATTGCTGAATACGAAGATAAACTGGAAGTTATAAACAAATATTTTCAAGAATAATGCGTAATCATTATTGGACAATTGGACCATTTGCTGACTGGCTGAGAGGTACACCTAGCCCCGGTGCCTTAACACACCGTGGTTGGAAAGAGTGGCGTGCCGAAGCTGAAGCACGGCATCCTGTGCGCTATTGGTTGGCCGAAGAAGGGCTAGATTATCTTCAACGCTTTTTTTTCTACATACCAGACAAACTGTATGATCTCAAATACTATATCAACAATCGTTGGGTCACTCGTACCCACGCTCTTACTGCTAGCGCAAGCGATATTCCTCGCGGTTCTTGGCGTGATGTTGGCAGCAGGTTTCTTCCATGTCTGTTTAATGAACTTAGAGACTTTGTTGAAGTTGAGCTCGCTTGGTGGCACATAGCCTGGGAAGGTCAGGAATTCAGAAAGAAATATGATCCGCCATTTTGGGCAACTGGTTGGTTTCGTTGGCGCACTTGGCGTTGCGCTCAAGCCGGGCTTGACAATCTTGAGTGGCAAATGAGCCTTACCAATGATTGGCTAGATGACGACCATCCTGACAGACACAAACCAAGTCAACAAGCTAAAACTGCTACGGAAATACTTGAACTATACAAATGGTGGACTGAAGTGTATCCTAACCGTCCAGATCCCATGGATGCAAGTGGGTGGAGTGCATTCTGCGAACAGCGCCGACAGTCCGGTCGCGACTTTTTAGACTTTGAAGATCGTACTGATGAAGAACAGGAACAAAGTAAAAAAGCACTTGACCTTTCAAATGAAATAGAAGATAAGTATAATCGAGAGGACGAAGAAATGATTATTCGTCTAATTAAAATCCGTCAATCACTTTGGACTTAATATGAACTTTTTGGACATTCTTGGGTGGGCTGTTTTCTTTTACTTGATGTGGCAGTTGTTACGTTCTTGGGTATTTGTCCAACAGTTAAAACATAAAATGAACGATGCCATAGAAGAAGCAGAGCTTCTTAGAGAAGCTGAAAAAGCAGTCTTGGCTCTTAGATTTGAACACGTAGAGGAAAACGGACACCATGTAGTTTTGGCCTATGGAAAAAATAACAAATTTCTCGGACAAGGACTCTCAGAAGATGATGCAGCAAAAAATATTCAAATATATTACCCTCGACACAAAATTCTTATTGTAAACGATAAAGCTACAATTACAAAAGTTTTAGACCCGTTACAAACATCCAATGGATGAATTGCAAATTCGACAAGATTTAGAGCATTGGCTTGTTAATTTTGTTGAACAACCAAATCCACTTTTAAATAACTGGCCGCCTTGCCCTTATGCAAGGCAAGCCAGACTTACCAATAAAATACTCACGGTTTTTGATTGCCCACTAGAAATTGCACAGTATACCCATAAACTTTCAGAATTTGATGTGGTTATTTTATGTTTCGATCATCGTGCTTATTCAGCCGGTCAAATTGAACTATTTACAAAACATGTAAACTCTATTTTAATGTTTCAGGATTATGTTGTCTTAGAAGATCATCCCAATTCCGAAGAATTTATCAATGGCGTGAAAATGAATTTTGGAAAATGCGGTCTGTTTATCTTACAACGGCTAAGTAAATTAAACACAGCAGCAGATCAGCTAAAATCAAAAGGATATTACCACACTTGGTCTAAACAATGTTTAGATGAAGTAGTTAACTGGCGTTATGATATTTGCTAGAATAAATTTAAAAAACACTAATTACTTTCTATTAGAAAATAACTGGCAAATCATTTTAAAACCAGACATACAAGTTCTTAATACAATATACGACACTTATTGCCTGTATAAAAAATTCAAAAGCTACATGCCAATATTTGAATCTGAATACTTAGATAGTAAGTCAGAGATAATTGGTTACTATGACAACAACATACTAGTTGCATTTAGCTTGATTAAAAAACACGACAAAGATAATGTCGAAGCAGTTCAATTTGCATGGACTTACAACAACCCTAAATTAAGATTAGGCATTACAAGTTTAAAACATGAGTGTGCATATTACAAACAGCAAGGATATCAATTTTTTTACCTTGGTGAAGCGAACGAATATAAAAGTCAAATTGATGGCTACGAAATCCTAGGTCCAAAATCTTGCTAGATAAGCAACACTTGACAATAAATCCTTTATTTGTTATAATGTAAATCTGTAAAATTATTTAGGAGTTTGCTATGAGTATGCACATGGAAGGTCCTTGGCTGTCGCTTACAGGCAAGCGCAAAGGAAAGAAAAAATTTGCATCGGCAGAGCAAAAACGCAAGGCTGAAATTCTCGAACAAGAATGGCAGGCTCTTAAGGACCGTTATGCGCCCAAGACCAAAATCAAATTTGAGCGCAAAAGTTTTGTTGCTCCTAAGCCTTTGCGACGTGACGCAGACAAGCCGCGTATTCCTAGCCTAGACACAGGCGTAAAGGGTGCTGTCAATGTTCGTATGCCACAGAAGTATACAGGAGATAATATTGTAGGTATTGGTACTATGCATAAGTCAAATGCTGTGCCTATCTTCACTGATCAAGAAGCTAAAGACATCAGTTCTATGCGTAGATAAATAGGTATTTTATAAGAGGATATGTGGGCAAGGAAGATTTAATTAGGATGACTGGGGTAGTGGATGAACTACTACCAAGTGCAATGTTTCGTGTAACACTAGAAAACAACCATCAAATCATAGCCACCATTGCAGGTAGGCTTCGTCAAAATAATATACGTATATTAGCCGGCGACAGTGTAGAAATTGAAATGAGTCCATATGATTTACATCGTGGACGCATAGTATATCGCACTAAATAGCTACATGCGTGACATCATTGATTTACTAGAAGAAAAGAAAAAACTAGAGTTAAAAAAACTTCCTTACAGCGAAGGTGGATTGGCTCCAGTAATGAGTAGTACCACAATTAAAAATCATTATGGTAAACTAGCTCGTGGGTATGTGGATAGGTACAACAAGGGCGAAGGCGATGCTACTTTTAATGAAGCAGGTGCATATTTGCACAATATTTTCTTTCCGCAGCTAAAGGCACCCAAGAATGGTAATAGTCCTACAGGCGCTAGTCTAGCATTAATTAACAGACACTTTGGTAATTTTACAGATTTCAAAAAAGATTTTGAAGAAGAAGCAATGAAACTTCAAGGTTCTAATTGGATTTATCTAAGCAGGGATGGTAAGATAAAAACAATTAAAAATCATCAAAAACGTACAGACATTGCTTTGCTTGTAGATTGGTGGGAGCATGCCTGGGTTAATGATTATGGTGCAGACAAAAAACGTTATCTTAAAAACATTTGGCGTATTATCAACTGGGAATATGTTAATCGTAGAATTTACGCAGGAGATCGAGCATGATTGATTTACAAGAAAGTGCAGTATCCAAACTAAAGGAACTTATTGCTGAAGAAGGCAATCCGGATCTTAAACTACGTATATTTGTGCAGGGCGGCGGCTGTTCGGGTATGCAGTATGGTTTTACCTTCGACGAAGACAAAAACGAAGATGATTTTGACTTAGAATTTGACGGTGTAGGCTTACTGGTTGACTCAATGAGCGCACAGTACCTGCAAGGTGCTAAAATTAAATACTCAGAAGATGCTATGGGTGCCAGTTTCAGCATTGATAATCCACAGGCACAAACTACTTGTGGTTGCGGTAGCAGTTTTAATCCTTACTAGTTTTACTCAAAACTTCAATCCTACCAAAAGCCATAAATACCTAGTATATAGGATAATTTATGGCACAACAAGTTATTAATGTTGGAACTTCTGCTAGTGATGGCACAGGAGATCCATTACGCACAGCGTTTACTAAAATTAATGACAACTTTTCTGAACTCTACGGATCCGTAGATAACGAAGGATTAACCTATGGCAATGTTTCATCAAATGTTTCGGGTATAACATTTAATGTAACTAGGTACACAGAAAGCTATTCAGCCAATCCTGTACTACAGGGCACTGGCCAAGTTGTAGGCAATGTTTATTTAATACGTGGCAATGTGCTAGGTGGTACTACACCATTAAATGATGTCCTTCTAACTGTAACTTCACTTGCCAATGTAACTGTTGGAAACATTGCTACAGTTTCTGCGGTTGGTATACCAGTTTCTCCTGTTTTAAGAGTAAACGGACTGACTGGAAATGTAACATTAACAGTTAATAATATAACAGGCGCAGCTAGCATTGCATATGTAGATAGCCTTATAAATTCAGAAATAGTTGATGTTACAAATATTATAAACTCTGTTCAGGCCAACGTTAATGCCGCTAATACCCTAATTGCAACAAACACAAATAGAATAACTGCGGCAAATATTGAAATAAATTCCCTTAGAGCAAATATTACTGCGGCAAATTTAGTAATTGCTTCGATTAATAATTCTAATGTTGATGCTGTTAATGCTAATGTAACTGCTGCTAATGCAAAAATTGCAAGCATTGATGCTAACCTCGGCACAAAGTCTACTCTAATAACAAATCTACAAAGCAACACAGGAATATTAGCTGCCTATATTAACACAATTAATGCAAACGTAACTAGTGCTAACTCTGCAATATTAACTAATACTAATAGAGTAGCAGCAGCTAACATAGAAATTAATTCGTTAAGGGCAAACATTACGGCAGCAAATTTAGCTATTTCTGCAATCAATGTTGCTTCTATTAATGCTAACTTGTCTGCTGCTAATGCAGCTATTTCTATCCTGCAGTCCAATTCTGCTAGTCAAGCATTAGATATTGACAGTTTAACATCTAATGCTGCTTCCCAAGCAGCAGATATAATTACACTCACAGCTAATGCAAGTAGTCAGACTACATCTATTAATTCAATAAATGCTAACATAGGATCTTATCAAATATTTGCAAATGCAAATGTAAGCGGGTTGGCTTCGTCAATTAATTTAATTAATGCTAATATTATAGCTGCAAACTTAAATTTAATATCTTTACAGTCCAATGCAGCAGCACAAGCATTAGAACTTGATAATTTATTATCAAACGCAATTGTGCAAGAGACTGTATTAATAGGTTTGACTAATAATGTCAATTCCATTCAATCTAACGTATCAGCGGCTAACGTTAACATAAGCACATTATTATCAAACGCCACTACACAAGCAACTCAAATAAATTTAATAAATGCCAATCTAACTGCGGCAAACATAAACATTACAAATTTGCAGGCAAATCTAGGTGCGTTCCAAATTAACTTACAATCTAATTTGGGAGCATATCAAACCTATGCAAATGCCAATGTTGTGGCTATACAAGCCAATTTGGGTGCTTACCAGACATATGCAAATGCCAATGTTGCTGCGATACAAACCAATGTCGTGGCAATACAAGCCAATTTGGGAGCATATCAAACCTATGCAAATGCCAATGTTGTGGCTATACAAGCCAATTTGGGAGCATATCAAACCTATGCAAATGCCAATGTTGCTGCAATACAAACCAATGTCGTGGCAATACAAGCCAATTTGGGTGCTTACCAGACATATGCAAATGCCAATGTTGTGGCTATACAAGCCAATTTGGGTGCTTACCAGACATATGCAAATGCCAATGTTGTGGCTATACAAGCCAATTTGGGTGCTTACCAGACATATGCCAATTCAGCACTGCAATCAGCAAACCTAAACATAGCCTCGAAAGCAAATTTGTCAGGAGCAATATTTTCAGGAAATGTTCAATCTGATTACTTGTTAGCAAATGCTAATTTAAAGGTAAGTGGAATCATTGAGTCAGTTCAAACTCAAAATAGTATCAACTATCCAAATCTAGGAGGCAGATTTGTAGCCAATGTTGATAGCAATTATCAAATTGTAGTTCAAAATTTAAGCGATAGTATAAATGCCACGTCGGAGTTAAAATTAGTAGGCGACACCGGGGACAACCAAAATCATTATATGTCTATAGGAATTCATAGTAGCAATTATGATAACCCCTGGCAAGGCACAATATTTAATGATAAGCCATTTGATGGATTCATTGAATGCGTAGGTGGTAATGTTATTATAAAAACTTTGAGCAACGTTTTCTTGGGCGCAGGAAATGCACTGGTTTATCTATTAAATAGTAATATTTTTTCACTAGGTACTTCTAATTTACAATTTCAAGATGGCACTGTACAATCATCAGCGATTACAGATGTACCAGGATTATATGCAAATATTGGTAATTTGCAAATTAGTTTAGATACTTTGGACAGTAATGTTGGTAACATTAGCACTACTGTTGATACAATAGTAATTGATTTTAACTTACTAGATGCTAACGTTGGAAACATTAGCACTATTGTTGATACAACAGTAATTGATCTAAATTTATTAAGTGCTAATGTTGGCGCATTTGAAACTTATATTGACGCGAATGTTGGATCACTTTCTAATATAGGATCACAACCATATACTCCTAATAATGCAGCTAACTATAACGCCACAATAACTAACATACAAGATGCATTAGATGAGCTAGCGGCAAGATTAAAAGCATTAGGTGGATAAAATAACTTGGATAAAACATGGCAATAAACAATATTAACATAGGTGCAGTAGCCAATGATGGCACAGGTGATCCAATCAGGACAGCTTTTGATACTGTCAATGACAATTTTAGTTTTGTACAGGCAGGATTATTTGCTGGCACTGAACCTTCAATAATAAGTGCTGTAAGTGTAACTGGCGGTTACTTGTATTCAAATAGCTATGTTTATGCAACAACTTATGTTAATGCAGGAAGTGTAGTAGCAGGAACAGTAACTAGCAATGGTAATTTATATGTTAGTCAACAAGGTGCTTATATTGTTGGTAATGTTAGTATTATAGGCAATTTATCAGTCTCTGGTTCGCAATTAGCTACACAAACAAGTAACTCTACTGCCCCTATTATTTTGATACATGCTAATGCTGCTCCGTACACTGTAAATGATCTTAAAGATATAGGCCTAGAATGGCAATACTATGATGGAGCCGACAAATATGGATTTTTAGGCAGACAAAACAGTACTGGTAGTTTAGTTTATTTAGACGATGTAGTTGATACAGCAAATGTTATCACATCAGGTACATTTGGTAATGTTCAATTTGGACAACTTCTATTAAGTAATACAACATCATCAACCAGTAACGTGACAGGCGCACTTCAGGTAGTTGGCGGTGCTGGTATCCAGGGTAATGTTTTTGTTCAAAGTAATGTTTTTGTTGGTAATACAGCAAACGTTGGTAATCTAGTTGTGCGTGGTAATGTAGAAGGTAGCATGTATTTCAATGGCGGAGCAGATACCATATATATAGGCGGTAGTCCGGTGCAAACAGCGGCAACCGCATTTAATGGTGGCCCAATAGGATTACCCACTACATTCAATGATACCACACAATCAACCTCGGCAATTTCTGGAGCTGTGCAAATAAGAGGTGGACTGGGTGTAGCTGGCAATGTGTGGGTAGGCAACCTACAATCAAACATTGGTGGCAATGTCAGAGCCAATGTGCAAGGAAACATTTTTACCGCAGCTCAACCCTATATAACAAGTTTAGGAACTCTTACCGGATTAGATGTGTCCGGTCAGATCAATGCCAATGACATAAGCCCAAATGCCAACAACACGTATGTTTTAGGGACCGGCACCAGTGATAGATGGAGTAAACTGTGGGTATTCGATATAGACATGAGTGGAACTTTAACTGGTGGCACAGTTAACGGGACCGGAGGAACTCATACTGGTAACATAGCAATTAACACAGCCACAGCAGCGGCACTGACATCTACCACCGCAGTAGGTGAATTGTTTGAATCAGGACCAACCACAATCAGAATTGGTGGCGGTGGTGTTACGCAATTTAGAAATAATACAAAAGCAACATCAACTTCGACAGGTGCAGTAGTTCTTACCGGTGGCATGGCAATCAGTACAGGTGCAAATCTTTACATAGGCGGAAGTGCCGGAAACGCTATTGTGGCTACTGGAATGATCTGGACCAATAATATATTAGAAACCTCAAGCAATACGCAGGCTACCTCAACCACCACTGGAGCTTTACAAATACAAGGAGGAGCCAGCCTTACGCAGGGTAATTTGTATATTGGTGGTAGCGGCGGCAATTCAATTGTTGCAACTGGTAATGTTGGCGTGGTTGGCCATATTTTGCCTTTTGGAGCCAACATAACTTATAACTTAGGTAGCGTTACTCAATGGTGGAATACTTTCTATGGAGTTTCGACACAAGCTAGATACGCTGACTTAGCAGAAAGATATGTAGCAGACTCAGATTATTCGCCTGGCACCGTTGTAGTCTTTGGGGGAGATCAAGAAATTACCGTAACTGATACTTTTGCTGATATACGTGTTGCTGGTGTCGTGTCAACTAATCCTGCATATCTCATGAATGCTGCTTCTCCAGGATTACCAATTGCATTACGTGGCAGAGTGCCTGTGCAGGTACTAGGAGCTGTAAGTAAAGGTGATCTACTCGTTACATCAGCTCAGGCCGGTTTTGCCCAGAGTATAGGACAAGCAAATAATTTTGGTCAGGCAGTATTTGCAAAAAGTTTAGTTACTGATGGTAGAAATGGTAGTAAAATTATCGAGGCGGTTATAATTTAAAATGAGTGTCATTACTTGGATAACACCTCGAGGCGATTTAGGAACCATTCCTGAAAATACGTTTTATTCTTATCAACTTGAAGCGGTTGATAGCAGTCAGCAAGATTTATTTTATAGTTTTATCAGTGGTAATTTGCCCGGAGGGATGTACGTAACACGCACCGGAGAATTACGCGGAATACCAACTATTCTCAGTTCAGTTAATCAAACATTTGTAAGCACTTTTACTATAAGGGCAACTAATCCAAACGGAGATGTAGCCGATAGAACTTTTAGTGTAACTGTCAGTAATATCAATGGTCCACAGATAATTCCCAAACCAGATTTTATTGGCGCATGGTTTGATGGAAATTTTTTAGATTATACTTTTAATGCTGTAAATGATAATCCAAATGCTGTGCAAACCTGGAGCATTATAGACGGCGACATTCCATTGGGCACGACATTTGATTCAAATGGTAGATTATCTGGTTATGTAAGTATTATAGCTCAAAATATTACCAGTCTGGGCTTTGAAGCAGCACCAATTGAATCTGTTATTTACGATGCATTACCAATTAGTACAGATAGATTTTATAATTTTACTGTACAAGCAGATGACGGATTCAAGACTGAGACATATAATGTAAGATTGCTTATTGTAAGTAAGGGCAATTATACTGCAGATAATAGTCTTACTTTAATAAACAATTCATTTATAAAAGTCGATGCAGATAATAGTTACAGACCAATTATTTTAAATAACCCTTCATCTCTACCTATTGTTGTTGCAGGTAATACATTTGCTTATAAATTTATTGCCTACGATCCTGAAGATGAAGATGTAAAATGGAAAATTGACGAATTAGAATTCAGTGGTATGGACGATTTAGATGCCGCAGCAGAACAAACAATAATTGGAAACGGAACATCAGGTCCATATAGTATGAGTCAATCACCATTGAACGCTGCCAGGATAGTTGTACAGGTAAACGGTGTGTTATATACTGCCTATACTGATTACACCACGGCAGGAAATCAATTAACGTTTGTAAGTCTAACTCCCGGTGTTACTGATACCATCTATATACAATTTATCGCAGTGAATACGGGTTATGATTCAATACTTTTTGATCAAGGAGCCAGTGGGCTACCGTCTGGGTTATCTATAAATCAGTCTACAGGCTGGGTAATAGGCGTATTACCTGACCAAACAGAAAGTTTTGTGACTTATTCTTTTATAGTTATTGCATATAGAACTTCAAACATAAATGAACAAAGTGATCCTGTAACTTTTTCACTAACAGTTAAACAAACTATTAATGAAGAAATAATCTGGACGACAGCAAGAGATTTAGGAACTATTGATAATGGTGCTGTTAGTGAAATAAGTATCAGTGCTTATAACACTTTAGGCAAAGAATTAGTCTATTCGTTAATTTATGCACCGTTTAGGAAAATTCCACAAGGGCTCAAATTTTTACAAAGTGGGCAAATGGTTGGACGTACTTCGTTTAGATATTTTAGTTTAGATGGCCAATCCGCTACAATTAATGTTACTTCCACACAAGATTTGACAGTAGGCATGACTGTGCAAGGTGTAGGAGTGGCACAAGGTTGTCGATTAACCGCAATCGTTGATGCTAATACTATAGAAGTTCGGCCAGCAATTTATGTTACACAAGGATCAATTTTAGTATTTACAAATGATTTAATACAAAAAGCAGTCAGCACAACTACAAATGCGATATCTACTGTAATTGATAGTGGAACAACAACTTTTGATCAACAATGTGGATTTACTATTAAAGCCACTTCAATTGATGGTACGATTTCGGCCACTAAAGAATTTACAATCATAGTAAGGCCAAGAAATTTAGCACCGTATGAAAATGTTTATTTTAAAGCACTACCTAGCTATACAGCAAGAAACAGTTGGGCTAATATTACAAAAGATGAAACAATTTTTCCTTCTGAACTTATTTACAGGCCCGATGATACCTATTTTGGTGTACAACAAAGTTTCAAATCTTTATTTTTATCTGGATTAGCAGCCTCAACTGCGGAAACATTTGTGTCTGCAATAAATAGAAATCATTATTTTAAGAGATTAAACTTTGGACAAATTAAGACTGCAAGAGCAGTTAATGAAAATGGCGACGTTGACTACGAAGTTGTATATGTTGATCTAATAGATGAACAATCTTTTGGCACTGCAGGTCCTCCTTTAGAAGTTCAATTGACGATAGCAAATAGTTTTCTTTTTAACAATCAAGCATATAATATTATCTACCCTAATAGTTTCCCTAATATGCAAAAAAGGTTAGAGAATGGAATAGGATATACAAATAGAAGCACTTTACCTGGTTGGATGACCAGTGTGCAAGAAGACGGCATGGTTTTAGGTTTAATAAGATGTGTTGTATTGGCATATACAAAACCAGGAGCTTCAAAACTAATTGCATATAGATTAGAAAACAGTGGATTTGAAATAAATTCTATTCCATTTATTGCAGACAGATACCAATGGGACAACTATCTATCAAGATTTTATAACACAGAAACTAATAGTTTTGAGCCAAGTGTACCCACTACTTTTGACAAATACCCAACTATTACACAAGGATCTGCTATAATTGACACAATTATAACAAATACCGTAACGAACTCAAATGTTATTACTATTCCAAATAATATAAACATTGGGTATGGATGGACGGTACAGAGTCGAAGTGCTAACCTGTCAATTCCCGAAAACACCACAATTAGTAATTACAACTCAAGTGGCAATGTACTTTCCATAACGAGTAATATAAATGTTCAAGCTGGTCAGAGTATAAGAATCAATGGAGAAGCCAGCGTTGATTATGCAGTAAGTACCCCGTTTAGCACCATCGATGGGGAAAATTTAAGTGCTGTAAGAGATAATTTCTTAATTGATGGTGTAAGAGAATTTAATCAAAGAAGTAAAATTATTTTTGCTCAACAATATGGATATGGGGGCATTAATGACGGATGGATAAATTCAAGTGGTCAAGCTATACCAGGATATTTGTCAAAAGTAAGTGGTGCGTCTGTTATTAACCAACAAGGGGGAGTATGGGAATTAACTTGGACTGAATTCGCAGAATTGGGGTTTGATGATAATAGTATAGGATTTGATGAAGAAGGCGAAGAGTTAAATTTCAGCCATTTTGATCAAGGTAATGACGCAGAGGTAAAATTAACCTTTTTATTAGAAATAATTGTAAATCAGACAGTGAAAGTTAGAACCGGAGACACTTATAAAGTTTCAACTTTGCAGTATCAAACTTTCCCCGGCCAAATCATACCATCGTACTTTATTTTCCAAAATCCTACAGGAATTTTCCGTACAGCAGAAACTACTTTTGATGGCGGAACATGTGTGGTGCGCGAAGGATTTACTGCTGGAAATTCCTTTGCTGGAGGCACCACCTTTGGCAGTAATAAAGATATTTGGATCGTTCCGGAATCTTTAGATAAATATATTAAATTCCCACAGATTGGAGTATTTGTATAAATGACAAGCCAAGTTAATCCAAATAATATTGATGGTACTTATCCTGTTGCCGGGCAAGATAATGACAGCCAAGGTTTTCGCGATAATTTTACTAACATTAGAAACAATTTTACTTTTGTTAAAGCCGAAATTGAAGATATTCAAAATAAAGCGGTTTTAAAAAGCGCACTTTTAAACACAACATTAAGCAATGATTTTGCCGGTAACGCAATAGTTAACCCTACCCTAACAGCCTGGCGTGAAACATATAATAACATTGGAGCTGTTAGTGGAAGTGTTACTATCAATTTTACAAATGGTAATTTCCAAAAAATTACTATGGCAGGATCAACTACGCTAACATTTAGTTGGCCTTCAAATGCTAGCTCACAATATGCAAGCATTAAGTTATGGGTAAGCAACCCAAATTCTGCCTATGTATTAACCTTTCCTAACTCATTGACATTAGGCAATCCTTCTAGCATTATAGGATTCAGTGGAAATACAATCACTTTTAGTTCAACAGAAATTTCAAACTCGACCGATTATTTCTTTGAAATCTTCACAGTTGATGGCGGAACCACTTTAGGTATCAGAGATTTAGGAAGAAATAGAGATTTTGACGGTAACACATTTAGCGTAGCCGGATCATTTACAGCAAATGGTACTGCCACTTTAGGTTCAGGTTCAAGTAATGTTGTTGTTGCAGCTACCACTGGCTCAACTTCATCCACTACAGGAGCATTAGTAGTTAACGGAGGTGTAGGTGTAAGTGGCAATACATTTGTCAACGGTAATCTCATAATTAACAACGGTATTATAAATCCAGATTATTTACTTGCTAATGTTGTTACCGGACAGAATCTTTTTGCCAACGTAAATTATAATAGATTTATTGCTAATTGCAGCCCAACTGGTACAGTAGCCAACCTTTTTATTACACTACCCGATTCAATAGAAGATGGTAGAATCATTGATATTACTTCAATGACTGCTATCACAAGTTGTTTTGTATCAAACATGACGCCAGATGTAACTTCTGTATATGGGTTGGCCAACAACTGGTCTGCATCTGCTAGTTTAACTAACTCAGTTTCGATTAAATTACTTTATAACTCATCAGTTGGTAGATGGTTTAAAGTAGGATAATTTTTTTTACTGCTATAATTGACTTCTAGTTTTGCATAGTTTATAATTGTGCAAACTAGGAGTTTTTTTATGACTGTAGATTTAGAGCGATATCAAGAGTTTGTTGAGGCTGTAACCAGTAAACCTTCCAATGATCTCACAACCTTCATGACCAGACTAGATCAACTTGATGGCAATTGGGATGTTGAAGTAAAAGGTCATGGACCAGATATCAATGTTCCTTTGCTACTCACCGCTGCCTTAGGTTTAGCAGCAGAAACAGGCGAGTTTTGTGAAATACCAAAAAAAATATATTTCCAAGGTAAACCCTTGAATGAAGAAAATTTATTTCATATGAAACGAGAACTGGGTGATATCATGTGGTATTGGATCAATGCTTGTAGAGCATTAAGATTAAATCCAAACGACGTTATTGAAGAAAATGTAAATAAATTAAAAGCTCGTTATCCCGGTGGCGAATTTGATGTACACCACTCCGAAAACAGGAGCGAAGGAGATTTATAATGCATCCATTGGTACCAGACTTGTCAGGTTTAAGCACAGAAGACCTACATAAAAAATATAATGAATTACTTCAAAAATTAAATCAGGCATACAAATTTGGACCTAGCGGTGCTATACCGCAAATGCAAATGATACTAGAAAACTATAGGTATGAAATGGATGTACGTAATAGGAAAATATTAGAAGAAATGGAAGCAAAGAATGACAAGTTTAAAGGCATAATTGATATTCAATGAAGTACGATAAATTTGGGCAAGGCTATGTGTCTAGCACAGAGTTGTGCGATTTACTTTATAAAAATCCAGACATTGATTTAAATTTGTTTTATGTTGAAGATTGGAGTCAATACAACAGCGCAGTCCACACAACCTTTGCAGACCTACCGCAGGTCAAACAATATCATCCTTACCCAGATGATTATTCTGTTGATGTATTTCATAAGAGTAGACAAGATGTATGGAATATGCCCGCGAAATACGTCGATATGAATATTGCTCAATGGTTGTTAGATCAATGTAAAACAGAAGTTGAACTACAAAGAGTTGGCAGTGAATTACTGTTATATCAAGAACGCAATTTATTTCCATTATTAAGACAACTAAAATACATAATAGATACTTGGAGATCAAATAACATAGTATGGGGCGTAGGTCGAGGATCAAGTGTAGCTAGCTATGTTTTGTATCTAATCGGAGTTCATCAAATTAACAGTATATATTATGATTTAGACATACATGAATTCTTACGATAAATACCCGCACAAGGAGATTTAGATGACAAAAAGAGTTTACAGAACTGCTAATGGTAGAAGTATTAACATTGACGCTATAATAGCACAAAATGAAGATTCAATCGCCATTGGAAACATGAAAGTAAATGCAAGAGGTGACGAGTTAGGTCCAGGTGGCAAAATTGAGCGTTCTAAAGATAAAGTTATGGCCGACTACTATAAATTAAACACTCCGGTTGCATCCGATCTAATTCCAACTCCAAGAGAACCAGCTAAAAAAGATTTAGTCGATGATTGGGTTGAACCTATAATTACAGTAACTGATTCAGTAGAAGAACAGTTGGATGAAATTGAAGTTAAACCACCTAGAGGAAGTCTAGCTAGTTCAGTCTCAAAAACACAATTACCAAAAATTCCAGAACCTAAGAAAACTGGTCCAACTAGAATTTAAGCGAGGAAAACATGGCAGTCGAAAATCCGTTTGATCAAAAACGTGGATATCAATTTGGTTTACACATAGATGGCGAAATAAAACCTCTTCATGACAGTATAATTGTTACTGACATGAGCTTTGAAGGTAGACAACTAGCCAGCGGTATAGTATTATTAGGTGATGATGGTAAAACAGACGGCATTCGTCCACGCTGGGCAAGAGTATATGCTGTTGGACCTGAGCAGCGAGATATTCGTGTTGGTCAATGGGTGCTTGTTGAACACGGCCGATGGAGCCGAGGTGTAAAGATCGTTAAAGATGATCAAGAAACGATTATACGCAGAGCAGATCCTGGGGCAATTATTTTTGTATCAGATACCGAACCTGAACACATAGACACAATTTCAAATGCACTCCACGCAGAACGACGCACAAGAGAACAATACGAATGATATTAACATTACCATTACGCAGAGCTCATACACTTGAGCTGATAGATTACGGCTATGACGACCATTGTATTTGGTTAGAAATGGACCATCAATTTGAACGTGTTCCTAGTTTTAAAGAAATTTTTGACTACTATGCTGTAAAAAATCATTGGAGTAAATGGATAACTCCGGGTACAACCTGCATAGACATAGGAGGACACTCAGGTGATACGGCCATTCCCATGATGGTATACAGTCGTGGAACAGTATTAACAGTTGAGCCCAACCCAACTATACGTCCATACCTAGAACTAAACTGCCATCTTAACAGACACTTAGGTGGCACTTTTGTTATTGCCTCAGAAGCAGTTACTGACAAAAATGCAGATAATTTAACTTTTAAGGATCATCATAATGGCATGTGTAACGGAGGATTAGTAGGAGAGAATTGGGACGCAGAAACACAGGCCAGGATGGCTGGAATGAGTGGAGATAGTATTCAAGTTTCAGGATTGACTTTAGAATCAATGTTGCACAAATATCTAACCAATGACGAAATAGCTAACATTGGTTTTATAAAAACTGATACTGAAGGACACGACATAGAAATTATTCGCAATATTCGTGATATTCTAATAAAATACAAACCCGTGTTGTTTACAGAATGGTTCGCTCAATACAGTCAAGCTGATACAGCAGAACTGTTCCGTGTAATAAATGATGCAGGCTATGTTGCATTAAATCCATTGACAATGGAAGAATCAGATCCTAGCATTCGTAGCGAGGATTTAGTTTGTTTACATCGAGATAATATATGAAGGAATTATGGACTGAAAAATATCGTCCACAAACACTAGATGGATACGTTTTCACCGATCCTATACAAAAGGAACAAATTGAATACTTTGTAAGCGAAAAAAGTATTCCACATCTACTTTTTATTGGACCTGCCGGTACAGGAAAAACTACACTAGCTAAAATATTAGTTAATAGTCTTGAAATTGATTCTTATGATTTTTTGCAGGTAAATGCATCTAGAGATAATGGTGTTGATTTTTTAAAAACTAAAATTGAAGGTTTTGTAAGTACATTACCATTTGGCGATTTAAAGATTGTGTTGTTAGATGAAGCAGATTATCTGAGTCATAATGCACAGGCTATCCTACGTGGATTAATGGAGACTTACCAAAGTCAGGCTAGATTTATTTTAACAGCAAATCTTGCCCATAAAATAATTGCTCCTTTAAAAAGTCGTTGCCAGCAAATTATTATAGACAAGACAGATCAAACTGATTTTACAAGCAGAGCTGCAACTGTTCTTATAAACGAAAATATAGAATTTGATCTAGACACACTAGATAGTTTTGTTAAAGCAACATATCCTGATTTACGTAGTTGTTTAAAACTACTACAAACAAATAGCGTGTCAGGAAAACTAGTATTATCACGATCCAGCAGCGGATCTAACTCAGCTGATCATAAATTAGAAGTAATAAATCTATTTAAACAAGGCAAGATCAAAGAAGGAAGAACTTTATTATGTACACATACTTCAGCTGACGAAATGGAGGAAGTGTTTCGTTGGATGTACGATAATCTTGATCTTTGGGGAGACACTCAGGACAAACAAGATCAGGCAATTTTAATTATTCGCAAAGGTTTAGTTAATCATCCTATAATTGCCGATCCTGAAATAAATTTAAGTGCTACACTAGTTGAATTATCTCAAATATGAAAAAACAAAAAATATATCTGTTAGCAAACTATAGTGCTAAACCTAAAAATCCTGCCAAGACACATATTCCTGGGTATATGAAAGATCCAGCTAATGTTAGATATGACGAGCAAGTTCATATAAGCACAAAGTTACGACCAAAAGATTTAAACAGCGCAAAAATCATTATTAATTTAAGTGATAAAGAAGTGCAAATTAATAATTTTAATAATAATAAAAATTTTAACGATTTATTTAAATATTTTTTTAAAGGTTACCACAAATATATTACCGATGTTATGGTACAACTTGATGCTGAATATTTTAATAGTATGTTAGATGAATTACAGGCAGAAGTAGACGCAGGTAAAAATGAAGAAATACAAACTTAGCGATAGTGGTGCTAGAGGTTGGTTCATAGGAGATTTTCCTGAAGCCGTAATTCGCACCAAAGACTTTGAATGTTGTTGGCAACAAAACAAAGCTGGTACTAAGGACAAACCACATACGCATAAAATTATTACTGAAATTCAACTTATTACACGTGGTAGCATGATAATAAACAATCAAGTATTTAAATCTGGCGATATTTACGTAAGTGAGCCCGGTGAAGAATATCATGCGGAATATTTAGAAGATACGGAAGTAGTTGCTGTAAAATTTCCAAGTATTCCTGGCGATAAATATTATATATGAGCGGTATATTTAAGGCAATGAAAGCAAAAAAGAAAAGGGCCGTGGATCCAAATGCTCCACCTAGACCCAATCTTATGACTCATGACGTCAAAATTAGAGATCAGCAAAACATAATTTCAAATATGCAATTTGAAATTTACAATTTAAAAGATAGCGTAAGATCATTACAAAACAAACTCAACAATCAAACTGTTTATCTGCAAGCAGTACATTCAAAAATAAAAAATAAATGAATACACTTTATTTAGACATGGACGGAGTCGTGGCAGACTTCGATGAGTATGCTTTTCGTGCATTTGGATTCGCTCCTAGTATTGGCATCTATACTGACGATAAATGGAATAAACTTGCTACAAATCCTAGAATATATCGAGACTTGCTCCCTACAGAATATGCTCAGCGATTGTACCAAGAGTGTGTTAAACTGTGTTTAAAATATAATTATAACTGGGCATTCTTAACTGCTGTACCAAAAAGAAACGATGTTAAATTTGCATTTTATGATAAAGTTGAATGGGCACAAAAATACTTCCCTAATGTGCCTGTTTTTTTTGGTCCATATAGTAAAGATAAACACCAACATTGTAAAATCAATGATATTTTGATTGATGATAGACAAAGCAATATTGATGAATGGAATGCAGCAGGGGGTATCGCTATATTACATAGAGATTACGAAAGTACAATATTACAACTGAATCATTATATGCCGCAGGTTTCGTTACAGGCATAAATTTTACCTTCTAACACAGTTTTATCCCAAGTTTTTTCGATAGCATTAAACCATTCAATGGTCCTGTCTAATCCATATTCTAATGCATTATTTTGTTTAATTAAAGGGAGTAATCGAAATGTTCGTGGATCTCCTGGTTTGTTTTTGGGATACAAACCTAACCAGCAACAAGGATATACTTCCCCATTGGCAGATATATAAATTTCATTATTTTTTTTAGCATAACATGAAATCTTTTTCTCTTGTATTGGTACTTTTTTAAGTGTTAAATCAGGATCCTTAATGTAGTGTTTGTATTGATCGTACAGATTATTAAAATCCGTATCACCGTTATAATCACCTATCACATGGCTAAATTTTTTATCTCTTGTAAAAACAACAGTAGTATCTCTACCGGCATCAATCAACTCAAATCTATTAAATCCTAGTTTTTTTGATAATTGTTGTGCAGTTTCAATTTGATGAAGATTGTGTTTAAATTTTATCATTGCCCAAACTGCAACACCACCAGCTTCAATAAATTTTTTAGCGTTTTCTATAATTAAATTATAGTCGGTATATTGACGGTAAAGAACGTGAGTATCTTCGAGCCCATCTAATCTAAATTGAACTTCAACACCTAACTCCCCTAAACGTTTCCAAATATTTGGTCTACCACTTGCGTTGGTACTTATTATAATTTTTAATTTTTGATTTGAGGATAAAAAATATTCTACAATTTCCAGGCCATCACGAGCAGTAATAAAATCTCCAAAATTGCCGTTAATTAATATTTGATCAAGTTGTAATAAGAAAGGAACTGTGAAAATTTGTTGAGCTTGTTCTAAACTCATATCGCATATTGGATATGTGTCTATTATATCAACACCTCGAAAATTTCTTGGACACTCAGGGCACGCCGCGTTGCACCTAGTTGAAATTTCTAAATGAACACGGCGTATATTTTTATATTCTAGCATCCAGTATTTAAACTATATCATTCCTCCCCGTATAATTTAAGAACTTCGCTTACAGCAGGATGCCGTCTGACATCTTTGACTGCAAATTCTACACCAGCAATATATTGGCTATCAAATTTTGACATTAAATTTTGAAAATCCAACAATCCGTTGTCCTTGGCCCTACGGTCGGCCTGCTGTGTATCGCCTGTAATGACCATCTTGGAGTTTTCGCCTAGTCGAGTTAACAGCATTTTCATCTGACTTGGTGTCGCGTTTTGCATTTCATCTGCAATAATCCACGATTGTTTAAATGTCCGTCCTCGCATGTATGCTAGTGGAGCAATCTCAATATATTTTTCTTCTAGCAAACGTACGACCTCCTGTGGTCTATAATATTCTTCTACAATATCAAAAATAGGCCTAGTCCAAGGTTCCATTTTTTGATTTAGTGTGCCCGGCAAAAATCCATGTTGCTCGTCGTCAACGCCTACTGCCGGTCTGGTTATAACAATCTTAGAACATTCACCTGCTCTAAATGCTTTTAACGCAGCCAACACAGCCAACATAGTTTTCCCTGTGCCTGCCGGGCCTGTAGCGTAAACTATTAAGCGTTGTGGATTTTGTAAGAGATCTATATATTTTTCTTGATTGAGACTTTTAGGGATTAATTGAATGGTGCGGCGTTGTTTTTGATATGAATCAATTTGTACTACTTGTAATTGTGCTGCTTCGCTTTTTCGGCGCTTGCTCAAGACTTCCTCCTTTGTAGTTGGTGGATCTGTCATTGCCTTGTCCCTTGAGTGGGCTTGGCTTTTTTTATCAAGTCCACGAAGTATTTACATGCGTTTTTTTGTTCCGAAAAGTGCTAGTTTATGAATAAATTATCATACTAAGTAATTGTTTTTGCTGATTATTCAAAGCATTGCATTAAAGATTTAGTCGATGTAGGAAAACTATTCAAACCAAAGCATTTCATTGTCATACCTCTTTTTTTAAACTTATATTGTAAAAGAGATTCACTAATTATATCCAAACTATCCCAAGTAAGACTTTTATTTTGCACGGTGTTTTCAAATATAGTTTGCATAGTAGTGTGTTTATCAATGATATATTGTTGTTTTGATAACCAAAGTTTTGAAAATTCGTGCAAACTTTTTTCATCATCAAATGTTAAATTAGAGTATTTAATAATTTTTTGAACAGTTTCCTCAAAATTATCTAATAAATTTTGAGGATTAAGATTAAGCCAGTTAGATTCTGACAGAGTGTGAGCATCAGTCATCATTGGAATAAAATCTTCATAAGTTAAACTCAAATATTCGCGTAATTCCCATCGCTGCATATCAGACACTGTTTTATATTCGGAATTCCATTGACGAATATTTTCTAATTTAGATTGCAGTATAATTTTATTTGGAATTTTGTAAAAACCAAAAAATTCATTTTTTTCCACTGCTGCTTCGTTATCTAAAGTAATAAAAATAACTTTACTATTCTCATTAAAAGATTTAAATTGCAGAATAGTTTCTTTAACTGTAGCGTGATTTAAATTAGGATAAACTGGGGTAAAAATGTTTCCAGAACTTGTTTTTATAAGCTCAAACTTATCATGCCATATTAAGTGTGCTTCTTTAGAAAATCCATGCATGGATCCATCATCAAGCACTTGAGTTTCTATTGTTTCAAATTCTTTAGAAAATTTCCTTATACAATATTCAATTGTAGAACCAAACCCGCCGGCTGGAAAAAAGATAATTATTTTTCTCGATGCCATTCGCAATATATTCTGTTATTCAAATCATCTTGAATGTCAACTGCTCGAAAATCAAATTCTTTAGCATAACTTACTAGCAAAGATTTTGACCAAGGAAAAAATTCTATAGATCGGCATTCATTGTTTCCGTGATCTTTTAGTCCAGGGTTCACACGCCAATATATTCTAGATTTTGGTTTTAATAAATTTATTACACACTTGATTTGATTTTTAATTGTTTTTTCACTACCAAAATTAATACTACCTAAACAAAAGGCCACATCAAATCTTAATTCTGTCTCAAAATCTTCTATGGTAGTTTGGTAGTCGGCTTGACCAAATGCAGGATCAATTCCAATTAAATTTGCTATTAATGGTTTAAATGAATTAATACCGCATCCAACATCTAGCACCCATTCATCAGGTTTTACTTTTTTAGCAAGACTTAGTCCAGAATAGTTATAGATATTCAAATGGCCTCGCCAATGCTGACTGAAATAATTATTGAGTAGTTGTTGCTCCATATAATTACTTATTATGCTACCCGAGAGAATATTTTTTACAGGCGTGCCCGGATCGCGATGGTCCGGCATTGCTCAAATTTTGGAAACAATTCCTGGATTTAATACCAGTGACCGTACACCAGAACGCACTTACACGCATCATAGTTATACCGGACATTTAGGAGCCTATTTTGGATGGGGTATGGAGTTTGAACCTGTTATTAAATGGGTAGGAGAAAATTATATAGACCAAGCTTGGAAAGATCCTGGTGGTTGCCGTTTAGTGAAAAGTCACCAATGGCCAGATAAATTTGATGAAATAGAGAAATTTTATCCAGATGATTGGATTATGTTAGTGTATCGTCCTGATATGTCCAGTTTTGCCTGGTGGCATGAGGCCGGAGGATTTCAAATTAAATACCCTAGCTATGAATGGTATAAAGATGAAGCAGATATGTTACACGAGATATCAAGAACCAATAAACTTATATTGGAGTATGCTTGCAAAAAACAAGCTAATTGGAATTATTTTACGCCAAAATGGGTAGTAGAAAACTTTGGTACAGCGATACAAATTCCAAAAATACATTCGGACATATTAGTAACCTTAATAAAACAATGAACGATAGAGTGGCAATTTATTACCATCCAGGAAATTATGGAACTTTTGTTGAATGGTGTTTGAACTATTTTAGTGATCCATTATTTAATGTTGAATTGCCATTTAATGAATCCGGAAATGCTCATAAATTCAACAAACATACTGTTGTAGCCTCAGATAAAATGTTTCAAGAAGCTGTAAAAAATAACAACAAATTTGTAAGATTACATCCAGGGTCTACCAGTTATGAATTTAGAAAATTATTGCTAACTCCAAAACAAACAGTGAATTGTTACAGACAAGAATTAAAATTACTTGAACAACATTTTAATTATATAATTGTTATACATTGTAACATTGAAAATATGCTGTGGTATAATAATAATGTGATAAAATGTTTTGATGAAAAAAATTACATTAATTTAAAACACATAGAGCGAAATGAAATTCAAGATTATGAAGGAGTATTCTCTAAGAGTTTAAATGAACATATTTTGTTTAGGCTTAAGGAATCTAGTAAACACCTTGTTGCAAGTTGGAATAAGGATTCCATACAAGATATGGAAGTTTGGGAACTAAGGGAGTTTCTTTCTTTATATCTGTATGAAGAATGGATAAATGTACATCAGGAATTAGGCATACTTGATAAAGAATTTCCTAACATAATATTTTTAGAAATAAGTCAATTACGAGACAGGTTTGAAGAAACAATGGTCAATCTATTAAA